TCGTTTTTAAGTGATTTTTCCATTTCCGCTGTTTTAAGTGAGTTTCCGCCTTCTTTCTCAAGAGCCTTACAAACTCCATACACATCAGCTTCGTCTGTTACATAAATGTCGATGTCACATTCTTTGGGTTTTTGCCACCAAGGGGAGTGAGAACTTCGCTTCCCCTTGGTGGCATTCATATCCTTTGAAAGCCAAGCACGTCGCAGTTTGCCACCACAAATAACACCACCAGCCTCAAGCATGTCTTTATGTTTATTGTAAAACTCTTGAGAGCCTTTTACTTGACTAAAAAAACTAGGAAGATCCATCTCTGTCATATCTTCTAGGATTTTCATTCCGCTTGGGGTAAACTTAGCGTTACTTATACTATACATAACTCTCCATTTTATCTGTGATTAGGTGGACCATTTGGTCAGCATCGTCCTTAGAATCATATCCAGCAACAGTTAGAACGAAGCCGTTTTTAAAGCAAACCTTGGTTAAGTAATTTGCTTTATCTAGTTTTGGATCTGCATACATTTCAGACCATACAGCTACGACCTGCTCTGCATCGATTGTGCAGGCAGTGTGTACTCTCGCTAGGTTCATATTTTCCTTATTGTTTTAATTGTCGAAAGATCACATCTGGTCTTCCGTATTTATACTGATTAAATTTATTTCTTGGAACGATCTCGAACTTCAAGCCGCCTTCGATGACCACTATAGTAGATTCTTCACTAAGGGTCAAGTCTGGTGAAGTCTTTGAATCTTGGTGTGTCAATTCGCTAAATGCTTCTGAGTAGACCGAAGTTTTTGGGTTTGTAATATCCACTGCGGAATAAGTCCAAGCTTTCGGCTTGTATTGCTCATCCCACTCATACATCTCAGTCACATCTGTAAAGCCATATTTACGATACAGTCCACTGAGAAAGCCATCGAAGTGATCTAGCTTCACACCACCAACTTCGATGGCTTTTCTCATGAACTCACTCCCAAGTCTACGGAGTTCAGAATTATTATGAACACTGACAATATCGCCATCGGGTTTTACAGCAAAGCCTGCGTTATGTCCCTTTACTAAATAAAGGTTCATTGCCGAAAGCTCTTGAAGTGAGTAGGGAGATAAGAACCCTGCTCGCTTACCCGCGTATAAAGAGTCTATGAACCTTTGGGCCACTTCAGGGTCAGGCTCGTTAACCTCGCTAACTTCATAGTCGATTGAGTCTGGTTCAAATCCCTCCTCAAGCATTTCCTCTTCAAATACAGACATAGCTGACATTGTATTTGCAGCAGTCTCATCTACTTTTGATGCAAAGCCATTATTTTTCTTATCCTCAACATATTTTCTAAAGCTCTCTAAAATCTTCTTCATGTTATACTCCTAATATAAAAAGTCTGTCCAGTGCGTGTTCTTTCCTTTCAAACCAGCAGCAGGGTCTTTGAAATATTTATTTGATGGAGCAGGCCTAATTGGCTCTTTTCGAAGCTTCATCTTAGATTCCTTCAAAGTCATATCTCTCTTATAAGTATTACACTCTTGACAACATGCAACAATATTTGTCCAAGAAGTCTTACCACCCTTGCTAATAGGCAAGATGTGATCCAGGGTAAACTTACGTCTTTCTAACTTTTTACTACAGTATTGACATTCGCCCTCATCTCTGATCCAAATATTGTCTTTTGAGTAGGGAATCTTCTTTTTGTGAAGAAAGCGTTTTATCACTTCTTTACCAAGAAATCTAATTATAGATGGGATTTTGATTGTCTCATGTGCAGTTCTAATCTGCCTGTTTTTGTATTGCTTAACAACCTCTACTTTCCCAGCGCTGATAAGCCCCATAGCTCTCTTCCAAGAAACTGCTCTAAGTGGTTGATAAGCACTGCTCAATACCAGTGTATCCATTTTGTCTCTCCGTGCTATTTCGAAAGTCGTTCAACCTCCGTGAATGGCGTTATATAATGTGCGCGCCCGCGAGGCTGCCAAGTTTATCATACCATGAAAGTAGCAATTATTAAATTACTTCAATTAAATGGCAGATATTCCAATCCTGCAAGACTCCGTTTAGTCTATTCTCTTGTCGAACTCTAGATTTTGCTAAATATGATCTAGATGCGGCCTCTTCAAAGGACTTCGCTTTAATTGTCATCAAGATAAATAGACCATCAATTGTTCTTATTAGTTTTAAATCATACTTCTTCATGTTATTCCTCATAATAAATTGGCATTTTTGGACAAACTTTTCTAGATCCACAGGCAAACATGTCTTCTAACCATCGTTTCCTTTTTAATAAGCCACGGGTTTCCTGCTGGCAACTTAGACGTTGAGATTCGCGTTGGAAGTGCCAATAATAATAGTAAGTTTCATCTATTAATTTTATATGATAGTAAGTTTCATCAAGAATATAAATAAACTCCTTTCTATCTACAAGACTATCCAAATCCATAACTCTCCCACTCATTAGAGCCAGTGCTATAAAATACTTTCTTAATACCAAGGCTGTCAAGAACTGAGTGGCATATAGGGCATGGCTTCGACATGCCCATCTCATCGTTTTTATTGATTCTTACGACATAGAGAATCGCCTTCTTTGTTGCGTTTCATGGAAGACACTTTACTGTGCTAATCTCAGCATGGTTTGTCGCAACCCCTGGTGTAAGACATCGATGAAAGCTGCCAAATTTAGAATGTCCACCGTTGTTATAGCCAATATTGATAATTGAACCACCTTTAACAAGCAATGCACCATGCCGAAACTTTCCGTAATCGGAAAGTTTCGCTGCATTCAACGCTACGTTGAAGTATTTTTGTTTTTTCTTAGAAAGTTCATCAAAGGTTGCCATTTGTATCCTAAAAGTTATAGGCTTTATCAAACATATTCTGAATCTCTTTCTGAGATGTCGGCTTGACTACTTTTATTTTAGTCCCATTCACGTTATATTTAGAATGGATACCAAAATCAGACAATGATGTTGAATTGAGATCATCTAGTCTTGAATATGTAATAACATCAATATTGTTGTCTACAAGAAGATCTTTTAGATCGATATGCGTTACGATCGCAACAATATCTTTAAAAGATGCGGTTTGATCTTTAGAAAAGATCACAACTCTACGGCTAATAACCGAACCAATACCAAGGCCAATACTCATGAAGTATTCTTTTAAGTCTTTACGGCCTTGGCTGATGTAAGCCTTAGTTACAGAGTCAGCATTCTTTTTTTCCACACAAGTCCTCTTGTCGTGTCCAAGTTTTCCACAAAATCCACATTTTCGATCTGACTTCTTTTTCGCACTAGCCATTATGGCCCTCCTCGTTTGGTTGAGCTTCATCATATCGTGAACAGAATTATTGTTCAAGCAATGCAACTCATTGTTTTTGCTTGTTCTTAAGCTATTTTCTTTTCTAATACGTCATGATATAATCAAAATATTAAAACTAAACACACTATACAAACATCTAGTTGATACTTGACTGTTGTATAGATGATAAAGTAAGCTGCACTATATAGAACTCTACTTGATGTTTTTACTTACTTGTTCAAGTTGTAGTTTAAGTTTGATTAGAAATTTTAGAAATGTAATTTACTAATCAAATTCCCTGCTAGAAACATTCTAGAAGAGAAGTTCTTTTTCTTGTTTTAAAGTATATATGAATCTTATATCAAAGTCAACAGGATTGTATCTTAGGAAAATTTCTAAGGAAGGCGAGCAAACTTTTTATACTCAGTTCTATGAATTACAAGTTTTGCTATAATAAATAAAGAAACTTAACTCTAGACCCTAAAGAAGTTTGCTTTTATTTATAATCCAATTTATATAAAACTAGTTGATGAAACCTCATCAGAGGGCGCTCTTATTCCAAAGGTGCCCTCGCCTACGAGAGGAATTATAGAGCGTAGTATAGGCTTTTACAGGTCTGCATGGACCCCCTCCTGTCCTCCTCCTGCCCTAGTCCTAACCTCTAGCCCCAGCAGTGGGGTTGATTGAAGATATAGAATTGTCTCTTGCTGCTTTGTTTAGAGCTTTTTTACTTATTCTTTTTAATGGTTTTTTACTTAGATTCTGGAGGGCAACATAACCAATTTCGTTCTTACTTGTTTTAACTTTTGCAAAGTATTTTCCAGTTTTTAAAATTTGAAGTTCTTCATTAAAATTCAAAGTTCGAATTACTGGGTCTTTAGAAGTGGTTCCTTTTCTAAGTTTGGCGTATTTTCTCTTAGGAAATGCCGTGTTTTTGTTTTCTCCAAGAAAAGCCGGAGTTGTAAATTCATTCAAAACGTGCAAGGAAAGCCGAAAGACTCTTATTAATAAATTATCTATCCCTTTCTTACGAAAAACTACATGACGGTTTTGAAGAGTAATCCTCTCATAATAAGAAGAGTTATTGCTTTCTATTTTTTTCATCATAGACATATGATTATCTTCATAAACTTTAGAATATGGTAGTTTTTTTATAATAAATTCTTTTAGAGTTTTTAATAGTTTTAATAATTTTGGTTGATTATCCCTAGGAAGATATAACAAACTCCTCCCTTCTTCTGTCGTAAACAAATTGTTATAAGCAACAGTAAATTTAGATAAAAACCCACCCATTTCCTTATTTGATCTAATTTTATCTGGGAAGAACTCATTTGTTGTTGGTTTTGTGAGTTTTGCGTCTTCTAGTGTTCTCTGATCAGAAAACATTGCTAGAAAGAGAGCCACACTAGTCTCTTCTTTTTGAAACCCATCTTTCAAAGTAAAGCTATCAAATTTAACAACTGTCTTATCTTTACTTTTAACAAGCTTTTCAAACCTAATATACTTAGTAGCCGATCCTCTTAAACCTATAATATTGCTGTTTACAAGATTACGAGCATCCTCTTCTTCGTCATGAGTGTTCCCTCCTCTATTCAACCAAACATTATATTCATCATATATATTTATAAAAGAGTCAAGACTTTCAAAAATGTTGTCAGAATTCGTTAAGACAACATTAGTTTTTAGAATAGTGCCTTTCGGTATAGTCTTAATAACATCTATACGCTCTTTCTCTATGCTACTGGCTTCGCTCTCCGCTAAGGACATATAACCAATGAGCTTCTTCATATATTCTTTCTTTTTATATTCAGGGTCTGTCATTAGTTTAATGATATAGCAGTAATATTCTGTTAGATTATAAATCGCGTCTTTATCCATCCCGTGTCCAGGGTATCTAAACTCGACATAGTGAAAGTGTTCAGTGTGAGTAACATTAAACCCAGTGCTCTTAACTCCGTTCTCTCTGTTAGCTCTAAGAACCAAGTTGGACAGGGCATGTTGCATTGTATCGTTCTCAAAAGTTAATTCTCGGAAACGTTGCCCAAGATCTTGAGTTCCGATCGCTAACTCTTTGATGATTAACTCTCTAACCTTTGGGCTAAGTGCCCTTGCCCATTGTGAGTATAGGCGACTTTTCGCTCCTTGATATGCATAATATTTCTTATTGGAATCAATGCTTTTTGTTCGTGGTTCTGATAAGAATAACAGACCCTTCATTAAGTTAAATGAACCATCATACGCTTCTAAGCCAATATTAATATGAAGCCCAGTCCTACTAGAAAATCTAAAGTTGCTTTGGTAATTAAAATCATCAAAGAAATCATTTAGAAAGTCTTGTGCTTCTTTGAGGCCTTCAAGATAGGTTTCTGGTGAGAACTCAATACCATTCTGAAGTGAACCATCTTCTTCAAATTTAAGTTCATCTTCCCATCTTCTCATAAATTTTGGAAGATACTGGCTTAGAACCTCTTTTGGCTCGCCCCCTCCTCTTTGTGAGTCTTCAATGACCCAGGCATCTGGATTGTCGATCTCTTCTGTCTCTGCTAGATCTTCAACTAAATCTTTAAAGCCACTTAAGATACCTTGTGCGATTTCCAGTAGAAAGTCAGAACCATCAGCATACCAAGAAGGCTCAAATTCATTTATTGTATCAGAAGAGCCTTGAAGATCTGTATAGAGACTACTTCCTTCTTTTTTTATCTCAAGTGCTAACTCTTTAAAGCCCATTACAGATAGAGTTGTATACACTGAGAATTCCTCATATTCATACACCTCATCTAACTCGTCTTCTCTATTTGCAAACTCTGTAAACTCAAGGTCAACAACAAAACAACACCAAAGCCTATGCAAGAAATCTGAGTAATTTTCCTCAAGAGGCTTTATGCCCTTAGCGACATCCTCAGGGCCGTAATCCTCAGCTTTCTTTAGGCCTTTCTCAAAATCAAAAGATAAGTTTCCTTTTGGAACAAATCCAACTCCGTCATTGTCATAAAGTTCATAACCGGGAGTTAGCCTTCCCGCTAACTCATCTGCATCATAAGTCTCAACAAGGTCTCTCAGAAAATTAACTGCAATAGAATTGTTTTTCCAATCCATATACTGCTTATAGGCTTCAAAAATTTTCTTATTAAGGTTTGATTTTCGATCTGTAGCTTCAAAAGCAGCAATAACCTCTAGTTTCTCAGTGTAGGTTTCAATATCACCACTGTGATTATATACATTATCGCGAATATATTCATAAATATCATCAATGTAGTTATCCATATGGTATGTTTCAGCCAGTCGTTCATAGATCTGGTCTGAGTTCATATAGTAATTGCCGCTCTCCTCTCCCGGCTCTCCGATATTGTCTTGCGACTCAAGCTCAATTTCATAAGCGATTGTAAACTGATCTTGAATATCATGAAGAGTTTTTCGGTCTACATTATTGAATTCATTAATAATTTTATTTCTCAAAATTAGCCTCTTTAGTTGCCTGTTGGTGGAATCTCAAGGGCACGACCTTCTGGACTATCTGGATCGAGTCGTGATCTTTCGAAAGCATCTTTCTTCTTAATCTTACGACGCCTCTTTTCTCTACCAGAAGGTTTCCAGCCTTGACCCTTCTTCTCAAGTTTCTCTCGTGCCCACTCGGCTCTCATTTGTTTTGCTAGGGATAGAGCATCTCCGTCAGATAGTTCTCTACCAGCATCTTGGGCATGTTGTTGAAGCTGATCTGCCAAAGCTTCCATATCTTCAAGGCCAGCAGCAGCCTTTAATTTCTTTGCTGGGTTGCTTTTATATCCTCTTTTCTTTCTAACTGCCGCATCATGGAATTCAGAAATATCAAGGTCAGGGTTTGCTTTAAGTTCCTGGATTACATATTTAGCAACTTGAATTGTCATCTGAACGTCTGCGAGAGCAGAGTGCCATTGACCTGTCACTCCATACATATCACGAACCTTACCAAGAGATGCTGAGTATACGACACGACCGTTCTTCCATACATTCTTAATCACGTCTAGTTTCGCTATTGCTTCTTCGTTGCCTTGGGCGGCAAGCGCATGTAGAGTTGGGATTAGGAAGTATTGGATTAAAGGAAGCGTGTCAAAGACCCTGTACCTTGGGGACTTGCCATGCATTCTAGTGTTTACCATTTGCATGTCAAAAGTAGCATTGTGAGCACAAATGATTGTATTGTCGCCAAATTTGCTAATAAACTTATAGAAACCAGAGAGTGCTTCTAATTCATCAACATGAGGAACACTTGCGTCTAGCTTGCCATAATTTACTTTGCCAGTTTGAGGATCGATAGATGGGTTAACTTCAAAATACCCAGTCATGTCTAGAAGCTCGAATGGGTTTGGTCTACCCTTTAAAGGATCTCGGATAAGTGGTGTACCAGTCTTTAAGGCTTGTTGAACATACCAATCAAGAGAACGAGTCGTGCTTCTAGAGAGTGTAATTTTCTTATGGTAAGTCTCAATTTCTTGAGGATCAGTTTCCCAATTACCAACATCAATAGCAATACCAGCAATTTCTGTTATTTGATTCTTTACCTGATCAAAACCCATAGTCTCGGTGTCAAAAACAACCCATACACTTTTTCCATACTCTTCAAGCAAAGCAAGGATGTCTTGGTTAGTCATTCCGTTTAGGTTAACTTCTTTAAGAAGCTCTTGTTTTAATTTAATTTTCTTGTCGAAGTTTTCCATTATAAGTTTCATATCGTTCATATAGTATAGTCTCCAAAAATCTACTATAATTAGTATTTAAAAATGCAAATAGTCTAACTTTTTGAAAGTTCCCTAAAACAAAAAAAGCTGCCCGTGGGCAGCTTTTAAAGATTGTTAAATAACAACGTGAACAAATTCCTCAGGTTCTTCTTCTTCTATTTCCAATACTGTTATACATAGTAGTCCATCAGAGTAGGAAACACCCTCAACGTGCTGAAGTGGATTTAAAAAAAATCGCCTGTGTAAAGTAGAGTAAAATCCATATTGACTCTTTGGTGTCTTTACTGTGAGCTCTCTTCCTTTCTGTGTAACCTGTATATCACCCTTGGTGGCTCCCGGTAAAGCCAAGACAAAATGCTTCAGATTTTCGTTTACATTGACAATTCTGAGCATTGCCTCTCTGATCACATTTAATTTAGCAGGTTTCTTTTCAAGCTCAGAATTAGAATGTCTTTCTTCGTAGTCTTTTTTCGCTAAATCTGTTCTTTTTTTTTCTTCGGCTATCATTTCGTCATATTTTTTTTCGGCATATGTCTTGATGTATTCTGTACCAAGAGCTTTTTCTAAATTATCCATATTATCTCCAAAATATTTGTATTAAAACTATTAAAAAACTTAATAAAACACAAGTTATAGTTTTTCCGGTAAACATTGTTTCTCCTATAAAACAATGTGTCAAGATTGGAAAAACCAAGTATGATACAGCAAACATTATTAGTCGAACTGTCCACGCTTCTTTATTAAAGAAATCATAACCTAATTTTGTGCCATACCAAAATAATAAACTAGTCGGTATGGCATAGATTAATGCGCTTAAGAGCGGCTTATCACTCCAAAATTCCCAAGCAACTTGGCTGTATGTCTGAAACCAACTTAAAGTGTATCCTAGTGAAAAAAGAAAAAGAATTAATGTTAATTGCAACTAATCCTCGCTTTAAGTTTACAATAGTATCTTATGGCAATATCTCGTTTAATCCGTATTTTTGGATATTTTTTAGCAAGATATTTAAAATGCCTAGGTTTCATAAATAAATATTCAGCTAGAATATTAAAATCATTTTCAAAAGTTGTGGCCGAATATGGAGTTAAGAACCCTTTTCGAAGAAGAGATTTGTGTTCAGAGCGTGCTCCTTGACTATTTCGAAGATAGTAGTTTCGAAGTTTCTTGCCTCCGTATACATCAGAACTCTGCTTCCACTTTAATTTATCTTTCCAAGGCATAGAATATTTGTTCAAAAGAATAGACGAATACTCATGATGCAAGACTCTTTCAAGATAGAAGTCAGAATGTCTCATCGGGACTTTCAACACTATTGTATTACGGCGATAAGAGCCACTGTAATTCATCTTTCCTATTCTAAAGATCCCGACAATATTTACAGATTTGAGTGTTTCTCTCAGAAGTTTATTTTTGTATCTTGAAGAGAAAGCATTTACAACTCTTCTTGCCTTGGGTAAGACACGCCTATCCACTTTTGCAATTTTAAACCCGCTCCTAGCTCTCCAATAAGGACTTACAAAATCGTCGTTAAGATGGTCGGTTCGGATAGTGACAGTAAGAGCCACTGCTAAAATTAAACTGATACTTACAACATTATGCATATCATCTCCTTGAGAGTGGATCAACTTTTAGTATTTCCAACATTTCATCAAGTTCTTTCTTGACTTCTTTTTTCTTAAGATCAAGATCTTCCTGATTATGTTTCTCAACAACGTCTTTTTTATTTTCTAAAATCGACCCTATTTCATCATAGATCTTTGAAAGCTTATCCTGCTTCTTTCCTAAATTATTTAACATCACCATAAACGTCTCATCAGTTATAATATTTTGATAGTGGTAAAATACTTCTTTTACTGAATAAACATTATTTGCTAGCTCACTATATCCGACATTAATGTCAGATAGCAACTCTATTAATCTATCTCTTTGCTCATCACTCATAACCCCTCCCTTGGTAGCTTATGTCTTACTATACCAAGGGAGGGACTTTCTAGGAAGGAGTTTTAAGTCTCCAAGATTGCATAGTTTGTTGTCACAACTGTTGAAACGACAGAAACTGCGTTAATCAAAGCAGAGCATGTTACCGCCACTGGATCAATGATCCCGATCTTAACCATGTCAACTTTCTTATTTGACTTAATATCATAGCCATAGTTGCCTTTCATCCTAGTAACTTTATCAACAACTTGATTACTAATCCCTGCGTTCGTACACATCTGCTTGAGCGGTGCTGATAGCGATTCTAAAACAACAAGATAGCCGACGCGCTCTGCTTCGGTCTCTCCTTTTACTTTCTTCTTCATGGCTCGTTGTGCCCTCATAAGAGCAACACCGCCGCCAGCATGTATCCCGCTCTTCTGCGCGGCACCTACAGCCTCCAAGGCATCTTCAATTCGGTGCTTTTTCTCAATCAATTCGATCTCAGATGATGCACCAACTTTAATAATAGCAACGCCACTACTAAGTCTAGTTATACGCTCTTGGATTTGCTCACAAATACTAAAATCATCTTCCTCTTTGATGTCTTCCTTTAAACTTTCAATGCGAGCGTCTAGTTCTTCTTCATCGCCCATTCCACCAATAATTGTTGTTGATGTTTTAGTTACTTCGATATTATCCGCCTTACCAAAATCCTCTAGTTTAAAGTTCTTTAGATCAAGCGTATTCTTCCGATTATACAACTTAGCACCAACACTAATCGCCAAGTCACTGAGCAAGTTTCTGCGCTCTTGCCCGTATAAGGGAGCCTTAACTACACAGACTTTCATTGTTCCCCTAGAAGCATTCATGATGAATCCAGCAAGAACCTCTTTTGAATAATCCTCTGCAACAATAAATAACGGCCTTGTTTCTCTAGCTGCCTTCTCTAACATAGGCATGATTTCTTGAATACTTTCAAGTGGCTTTTCAGAAACAAATACAAGAGAGTCATTAAACTTAGTTTGTTTACCTTTCTCGTCATTCGTAAATTCTTGGGAAGACCAGCCTGCGTCAAACCTGAAGCCTTCTCTAAGCTCAAGCTCAGTCTCTGCTTGGCGCGCTTCTTCAATTGAGATCGCTCCATTCTTTCCAGCTTGGTCTATTGCCATCCTGATTAGTTCTCCAATGGATTCATCATTATTAGCTGATATCTTGGCAACATTCTTAATATCATCGAGAGACTTGACTGCAATCGAATTAGAGGTTAGATAAGAAATCACATCTTCAAGAGCATAATCCATGCCTCTCTTGAGATCGATTGGACGATGTTGCTCTTTTAGAGCCCTACCTGAGTTTTTAAGAAGTTCTCTTGCAAGAACGATAGAAGTAGTAGTTCCATCACCAGCCTGTTCGTTAGTTTTTAAGGCAACTTCTTTAACAATCTGAGCGCCTAAATCCTCGACAGGATCTTCTAAACTCACAAATTTAGCAACCGTAACTCCGTCCTTTGTAATAAAGGGTTTACGACCTTTCTGTTGCAGGATCACATTTCTTCCTGCTGGCCCAAGTGTCGTAGCTACGTTGTCTGCTAACTTGCCAACACCTTCTTGTAACTTCTCAAACAACTCTTGATTATTTGAGAAAACCTTATTAAACTCACTCATTTACCCTCCATAGTAATTTCTTCATGAACCAACTCTTTTAAGTGTGCAGACTTTTCTCTGGCCTGCCTACCGTGTTCGAATTTGTTCTCAGCATCAGTATAATAGTAGGACATGCTTTCTGTCAAGGTCTTTAGTGTGTCAAAGATCTCCTCGACGTTAGTTTGGAAAGTTTCTAGATATCTACTTGTATTTCTAGCTAAGAACTCTTCGTCAATTATGATTGCGCCAAGATATGTAGAGGAATTCTTCCAGGTTTTTGCTGGGATTCTAAATGTTTTTTCTAACTTAAATTCGTCTTTGGTTCCCTTGAGTTCCTTTTCTTTCCAAATATTATTCAAGAATCGACTTTGCATATCTCTTACAGTTGGCAGGGCTTGTTTTTCCTGCTCTCTTGTAATCATCAATAGTTTGTCCAAATTATTTATGTCCTTCCCGAAATGATAAGGATCCGCAGTAAGTCTGTAGGCATAAAATTCAACTCTTTTAAGAGAATTTTTGTCTACTATTTTTTCACCTATTAAGTGGAATAATTCTCTTTCCTTATTAAAATACTTAAGTAAATTTGTGAAACTACCACTAAGGTCTGAATTTGGTGCTCTTAATTTAAGTGAAACTGGAATAAGTGGGAGTTCTCCCTCGTATCCTTTTATAATCTGAATTGCAACGTCTGGTACATTATTAATGCCACCAAAGCCGTCTGAAGTGCCTTCGAACAAGGCAGCACAGAATGTTTCAAACAAGAAACCAGCAGCAGATCTGTTGAAGTTCTGAACCATCCCGAGCATAATATCTGAAATCATTAGGCTTGATATTAAGTGATCTAATCCAACCTGCCCTGTGCTACCATTCCTTGGATATAAGGCTCTATCTAAATTAGTGAGCTTGTCTTTAACAGTATCCCCTTTGATACCCCTAGCTATCTTCTCGAAGTGAACACGATCTTTTGTATCAGGAACTCCTGTTTTTGTTGTGAATTTGAAAGTTGGGAAATTAATAGTCCTGGGTTCTTTCTGAGACTCTGACCGAAAATCAGATATAGACTCTCTAATGAGAGTATTCAATATATTTATTCTTTTCTTTTTCGAAAAAATTTCATCCATTAAGGTATCACCGGGCTTTGTCATGTTTGTCTCCATATATATGTATAAATAGTAAAAGAGCCACCCTTTCGGATGACTCTTTTGTGTATACCATTTAATATTTTAAATTACTTTTTTGAAACTCTTTTTGCAATTCTTCTCTTTACTCGGCTAATAAGAGCTTTGTTTGACATCTTAGACTCTTTAAGCCTTGTAGCTTTTTTTGTCTTCTTTCGCATGCTCTTCTTTAGAAGATTGATAGCTTCTTGTAGGGCTTCTTCTTCTTCAGGAGCGAGTTCTTCTTCGCCACCCATATCTTCTTCATCGTCCATGTCTTCCATGCCTTCATCGTCCATGTCTTCCATGCCTTCATCGCCCATGTCTTCCATGCCTTCATCGCCCATGTCTTCCATGCCTTCCATGCCTTCCATGCCTTCATCATCATCATCGTCACCTTGAGTAACATCGATTTTGATTCCGAGAGTTGAACTTACAGCCTCAGCAAATGCTTCAAGAACTTGCTTGATTGCATCTTCAACTTCTGGACTACCGGACGAAACACCCGCCTCGTCGTCTTCCATATCCATACTATCATCTTCTAGGCCAAGATCCTCATCATCAACGTCTTCGTCGCTCATATCAAGGTCTTCGTCATCACCCATCTCTTCTTCGCCTCTCTCGTTCCCGTATTCCATACCGGGTTCCTCTTCATCTTCTTCGCCAAAACCTTCGGCTTCCATAAGACTCTTTAGTTCTTCATAAAGAGCGCTGTCGTCTTCGGCTTCGGCTTCTTCAACAACTTTTTTGCCCTTTTTACACTTCTCGCAGCCTTTCTCGCCACAATCGCAATCTTCGCAGCTCTTGCCTTCTTCTTGGACTTCTTCGTCTGCTTCTTTCATTTCTCTGATAATCTTCGTAGTATGCGTAGAGAGGCCAGCGTGCCTCATGAAATCTACAACTACATTTTCTTTTAGTAAAGTCATTATTTAAAAACCTCCAACGGTATACAGATATAAATAGTATATAAAAAACGTTAATTTCAACTTATATTAGTTTGTTGGATTTAATCCATTCACCTAGATAGTCATTCAGTTCATCATCAGACAAAACTTCACCGAGGCATTCTCGGGTAACTCTTGCAAATTCTCCAGTTTCTGGAATAAACTGTTTGTCAAAAAATCCGCGCACTATAATCACGACATGCTTCAAAAAGAGGCGTCGGTTGATTTTGCCCAATGCCTTCTTGATTGCTTTGCGCCTCTTGACTGGAAAGTCAAGGCCGAGGAGGTGACTGATCGTCAAATCAATCTCGTGGCTTCGTTTAGCACTCATCGTCATGTAGCGGTCATCTATCTCGTACAAACTGGTTACAGCTTTATCGTACTCTTCTCCTGATAGTTTTTTCCACTTTTTAACCACATTTTCTTTTGATACACTCATAGCTTAAAAAACCTCCAACGGTATACAGGTATAAATAATTCAATTTATTGTTATCTTTTGTCTTCGATAGTAGAAAGGGCTTCTAAGGCTTCATCTTCTAATTGCTTAACTCTTACATATGATATGCCGAGCCTTTTAGCTGTTTCTCTTAGAGTCATTGCTCCATTCTTTTCGACTGAAATTTTTGAGCAATTAAACTCTTCGGGATAATCTATCCAGAATTTACATTTTTGGACTGGGCAGCCTTCACAGGCTAACTCACAAGTTTCATGGCAATTCATATTCCACTAATCTCCTCAACGTCTTGAACATTTTTCTTATTAAAAGCTTGATTAATATTATACAATTTGTTGATTTCTTGCTTTTTTTGAAAACTATTTTTTGATACTTTTATATATTTCTTATAACTAAGTTTTTCTTTAAGCTTATGTTTCTCAACGAAAGACCGAATGTCTGGGTCTCCGTCAACATATCCTGTTGCTAGGGCTTTAAGAAGTTTAATATAACTCATGCCGTCATATCTAGCATATACTTTTAATTGTGTTAGTTTATGATACCCGATCCTAAGCGACACTTTGTAAGGAAAGTTATACACTGTATACCTCTTCAAAGTAATCCTTTAAATACTCATACTGATAACCAGTTTCGGGGTAGGGTATTTCAACGAACCCCTCCACTCTTCTCATATATAAAGTTGGCACTCCGTCAATTTCAAACTTTTCAAAAAGCTGAAGGTCTTCTTCTTGGTTTAGTTTATATACCGTTAAGCTAGGATATAATCGCTCTATTTTAACGAGGACTTCATCTAAAACCTCACATAAACCACACATATCACTTGAAAAATATAATAAACAATCTTGCTCAATCATTGCTGCTCCTTTCTGCTACCTTCTTATTATAACATTCTGGGCATATAATTACAACCTTCTTCTGTTCAGTAAAGACGGATACAATCCAGGTCTGTGCATGTATTTTACTTTTCTTGTCAAAAGGAGCTTTACAGGTTAGACATTCATCAGGAATTCTATCAAACATAGAAATCTTCTTGGCCATATTCTTCTCAGCCTTCTTATCTTCGTTACGTTCTTTTTTCTTTTCTAAATTTCTTGCAATTGAGGACATTATAATGTCCTCCCTAGAAAGCCAAATTTAGCTCCACTTAGTGGGGTTAGAGCACTTTTCTTTTCAAAGACAATAACAACTGAAGGGAATGGTGCAGAGTTCTTATTTTTGTTTACAGGGTTTTCAAATGAGAGTCTTCCATGGACAAAAAGAACCTCAGAAGCCTCGATTGCAGCCCTGTAAAACCACTTGGTAGCCGTCCTAGCTGGTACGAGACAGACTACTCTATCCGTATTACCGGAGGCCGTTTCAAAGATAGCCTTGTCAATCCACTTAGAAACACTAGAATATGGAGGGTTCATATAAACATTTCCGCTCCAATCTTTTGTTAGTCCATTTTCATTTGAAGTTATAAAATTTGGAGCTTTTGCACTGTTTATTGTGCAACAGGGATCAAGTGTAAAATCACCAAACCTCTGATTTAAAACTTCCATAAAAGCATCAGGAGTTCCCCACTCATCAGAATTTGATGTATAGTGGACCTGATTCAGGTTTTTAAGTTGTCCATTTGGATTAGTCATTATTTGACTCCCGTGCTTCCAAGCGCGCCGGAACCTCGTTTTGAAATCATAGAATTTCTTTCTGAAACTTTTGTAGGTTCTTCAAATTTTAATGAAGTTAGATGGTGCCTTAATAAAACTCCTTGAGCAATCTTATCACCAGGATCTATAAATGTAATCTTATTACCTACATTGTGTAGGTTAACAAAAACCTCACCATCATACCCAGCGTCGATAACACAAGCGCCAACTAGTAATTGTTTTTTGTAAGCCATACCTGATTTGTTTTTTATTTCTAAATAAAAACCCTCAGGGACCGCAACGGATACCCCGGTTTTTAACAACTTAGTCTCTCCCGGCCTAATTGCTAATGTTAATTTTTCTATTGGACAGTAAAAAAAATCAATACCAGCATCCGTATTGTGTGCTCGTTTTGGCTTTTTTACTCTGTCTCTCAAGATTGCTGTGTGTAAAACCATAAAAACCTCCTGTATGGCATCATTAAGATATCATACAGGAGGTTTTATTTTATGTCAACTCTAAATTAAGCTAAAGTCCAAGCTGAACCTGTTGGAGTGGTTGTGCCAACGGTACCAGAAACGTGAACTAAGAAACCACTTAACCAATCGGTGTTAGTTTGATCTGCTGATGATGATAAGGTAGCCATTAGAAAACCAGACCCACCTATGGATGCTGTTTCAATGTATAGATTTCCAGACACATATTCATTTGTTCCAGATACCGAAGCTACAAGGGATGGTCCCGCCCCTGCATATATCTCTAACTTATCATACCCTAAAGAATTTGAGTGTAGAGTACCGGCATAGTAAACTTGCAAGTGAGTAACTTCGTTTACCGAGCCTGTGACTTGATTATCAAACCCGATAGAAGCAGTTGCATTGAGTCCCCAACTAGAGTAAGTCTTATGTGAATTAGCAGAAGGCCCATCAGGACTATAAATAATTACAGGCCAGTTTGTTGCAGAAACTTGAATTGCTGCTTCACCTGGGAGTGATAACTTAAAATGGGAAACAGTCTCACCAGAAAAGTCCGTAGTTTCACCAGTTTTAGGAGCAACTCCAGCATTTGAGAAGTTTCCGTCACCGTCAGAAGCTCCATCTGTCAATAGAGCGGTGCTTGCATTAGCAAAATATCCTGCTGCGCTGCTTGTACCAACAACAGCAGGGTCGGCAAGGCTTGCACTAAGCAAACTAGCATCGTTTGCTGCAAGAATTCCTGTCGTTGATAACCCAGCGTTATTAACATATGTTCCGATTAAATATTTTTTGACTTTTCTTTTTCGTGGCGATACCATTTATAATAGTCTCCTTAAGGGGGTGGCTAATATAAATAGTATTGACATGCCGAAGTTTTATAGTTTTTTCCACTGTGTTGAAATTGATGAGGTTGAGAAGCCCCAAGTCTGCTCAAACTTGGGATTAACAATATATATAGCATTAAGCTTTAAAGTGTCAAGAATTGGTCTAATACCCCAACACTTAATGTCAATCATCGTATTCGTAGAATCAGTAACCTTCACAATCCAATATTGCTTATTTTTCTTCGTTACTCTTTTTATGATCTCTCTTGGAATACACCATGCAACTTGCAGATCTTTATCAAATTCTCCTAAGGGAGGAATTCCACACTCTTCAAGCTTATCTAGAGATTCTTGCCCAACAACAAGTTCTAACGGATAGAAACCTGTTAGTGACAGAATATTTTCAATCTGCTCATCCCTACTAAACTCACCTTCTCCTGCAAAAACGGCAATATTTTCTTTAAAGATTTTTTGTTGCTTCTTTGTTGGCTTGTTCGCCGCAACTACAGTCCAGAAATGTTTACTACCTGTGAACCTAGAATCCATAAGACTATTCATAGCTCCAGACCTACACAGAACATCAAAAGCTTTTTTGTTGAAAGCACGATAGGAAATCTTGTCATTGAATAATGTTTCTTCAACTGTCTTAAAGGGTCTATGTTCTAGAATTTGTGAAATAGCTGTTACTCCGAGTCCTTTGATCGAACTCAATGGCTGCACGAGCTTAGTTGTTCCATCAATATCAATAGGCTCCCATTTGAATCCAGAATGATTAATTGTTGGTTTGACAATCTCATACCCCAGTGTTCTTGCTAGTGAAATTGCCTTCTCTTTTCTAGAATCAGGCTCTTTATCAAGGAAAGCTGCAACCCACTCAGGCTCGTGATATGTCATTAACCACGCACACTGATATGAAATCATACTGTAACAAACTGCGTGTGACTTATTGAATCCATAACCTGAAAAGAACTCGAAGGTCTTCCACATATCGGTGGCATCTTTCTTTGAAATCTTCTTCTCAAGACAACCAGCATCAAACTTATCTTTAATCTTCTTTTTCTTTTCCTCGATTTCATCGATTCCTTTCTTGGTTAGAAGCTTTCTTAGCTTATTACCCTCATCTAGTGAGATATCCTTGCCTAGCTTGTGAGCTAGTAATGCAATTTGCTCTTGAAAAATCAAAAAACCTGATGTTTCTTTCGTGACCTCTTCCACAGTCTTGTTAAGATATCTTACTGATCTTGGACTCTTCTTTGCTTTCAGATAAGACTTATCTACATCAGCCTCTAATGGTCCTGGTCTTACAATGCTTGTTACGGCTGATATGTCAACAATTGACCTTGGCTTAGAAGCACTACAGAGGTCTTGTGCAGTGGACTCTGTAAATTGAAATATTCCGACCCACTTGCCCTCATGAAATACGTTTTCAAAGACTTCCTGATCTTCCATATCCATAACATCAGGATGAAGATTCTTGTTGTAAAAATCTAATCTTTGAGCAAAAGTAGGCTCTGCAATACCATATTTTCTCTTTAGAATTGTATTGATACACGAGTCAAACATTTTTAAAGCATCAAGAGCCAAAATATCAAACTTAATGAAGCCCATGGGCTCCAAGTGTCTTACGTTTTGCCCTTCACTCCAAGGAGTTTGTGTAATTCCTTTTGATGAAATCAACGGCATGTGGTTATTCAGGTCATCTGCGATAACAACGCCACCAGCGTGCCTTGCGATACTTCTCACTTGCCCATGAAGAACTTTAACGTGAGAAGCAATCTGTGAGTGTTTCTTCATGAAAGAGATAAGCGAAGGCGAGTGCTTCATTAACTCATCAAAAGTTGGAACAATATGACCAGTCTTCATGCCTCTTGCTTTCTTAGCCCCAGGTGTAGCCTCTTCTTCCATTACCGAAGTGACCTTATTTACTTCCATAAATGGAATACCATAAAGTTTTGATAAGTCCTTAATCAAAGAACGTAGCTTCAGCGTATTGAAGTTTGTAATAGGAACAACTGTGTCTGCTCCCCATTCTTCAATAAGAAGATTCTTAAGTTCCATATTATAACCAAAGTCAACATCAATGTCTGGATAATCGTTAGCGTCTCTTCTCAAGAATCTGCTAAACTGTAGACCATACTTGATGGGGTCAGCTTGTGTAATTTCAAGAACATAAGCAACCAAGGAGCCAGCAGCAGATCCTCGACCAGGGCCAATTAACTGAGTGTCTTTCGCAAGATCGATAATAGCCTTCATTGTGATGAAATACTTTGAGAACCCTCGATACTCAATTACTTCAAGCTCGCTGTTCAGTCTCTCGATATACTCAAGGTCTTGGTCCCTACCCTTATCTTTGAGACCTGCTAGAGAGAGTTCTCTGAGCGTTTCTTCGGGTGTTTTCCCCTCTGGAACGACGAAATCTGGCAGTCTCGGAGTATTATCTAGAGCAAACTCTGTAATTTTATCTGAAGATATTTGGTGTGTTCTTTCCATGGTTGAACGAATAAAGTCATCATCATAAGAATACCCAAGTTCATCTGAGTATTTCTTGTAAGCATCCCACATTTGCTCGCCATTCTTTGGGTAATATTCACCCTTTAGTGACTCCCTATCTGGGTCAATAGAGGCTAGAAGTTCTTCACTAGAGGATTTTTTCATCCAACCAATTGACTTATAGATCTGTCGCTCTTTCCAAAGCTCAGGTCTTGGGTAGTGACTATCTGCGGTTGAAATAATCTCAACATTAGCTTGTTTACATGCCTCAATAACGAGCTTGTTTACCTTATGTTGCTCCTCTATTCTGTTCCATTGGATTTCACCGTAAAAATCCTCGCCTAGAATTTCCTTGAACTTGTTCACTTTCTCAAGCATTAACTCTACAAGATGCTCATCCGACTCTTCTTGGTTGTTCCAGAAGATCTTTGAAAGAGGACCACCAAGGCAAGCCGAACTAACAATAACCCCTTCTGAATGCTTTCGAAGCAAGTCAAAATCAATTCTTGGGTAGTAATAGAAGTTAGGTGATTTATATGATTGTGAAATCATCGAGAAGATGTTCTTTAGGCCAACTTCATTCTTGGCTAGAAGGACAAGGTGAGCACGACTTCGGAGTGTTTTTCCGGCTGCTTTTGAAGCATTTTCGTCTTCAACAATTGTGCCATTTTTTTCGTCAGCGCTTGCCTTCTTGCTTTTAGCTTTCTTATTTTCTCGTTCTTTGTCATATGCTATTTTCCAATCCGATACAGAGTCTACAAAATATGCTTCAATGCCAAAAATTGGTTTGAAGTCCTTGCCTTCTTTTTTCATCTTCTTAATATGTTCTAGGCAGTAACTAAGCGAGTTCATATTGCCATGATCTGTAATAGCCATAGCGTCCATGCCGTTTTCAAAAGCATAGTCATAATGCTCGGCAGGATATCCTAAACCATCAAAAGTGCTAAATGTAGTGTGAGCGTGAAGGTTTGTAAATTTAATTTTATTGCTCAATGTTTTCTCCTATTTTCTCGATTCTTGCTTGTTTGAATAATTTCCAGTAATACTTCTTTTTCTTCTTAGAAACTATATATTTATCCCAATCTTCATATTCTCTTATGTCGTAGAGCCAGTCTAAAGAATAGTATCGCTCTCCGCTCAGGTCTACGTGGTTGAATACCTCTGAAACTGTTAGTTTTTTAGCATCTATGCGATCTTCTTTAGAGATCCTCTCTAGTTTCTCTCTAGATGGAAGGCTTGGGTCGTTGTTGTTTAGGTATTCATCTTTGATCCTATAGAGCCCGGTACTGTTTACTCTGACGTATTTTATAGCTTCCTTTAGCTCGTCCTGAGTAAAGGTGAAGCCTAAAGGTAAGTCATCCTTAAAGGTTTTCTTCTGAAATGAAAAGTGAAACGGACTTTTTGCACAAAGCAGGGGCCTGTCATGCAGTAATGCATCCTCATTATAAATCCCATTAGTAAACGCTACATAGAATCTTAAAGGTTTTGACTCCTCTGCAATAGTAGCAAAGATTCTATTCGCTGAACGTGCTGCTGTAATGATACTCCATGCTTGGCTCTTTCTAGCCTTTACATCTTTTGGCATGGTAGGTGTAAAATAGATTGGAATTTCCATTTTTGCTTTTTTAGTAATTCCATATTGGAATTTATTGATAAGCAGGTTATAAGGATCCTCAAGACTATCCTTCACAAAGTGCTTATATAGATCGAAATACTCAGGTTCAACAGCCACCCAGATACTTTTGCAGCCAGCACAAGCACATTCATAGATTGCACGCTGCATTAGTGTAAATCTTGATGAAATTACTTGAAGAGCGTCGGGCCATGGCATACCGAATATCTCATTTGTATTTTCCACTGGTACGATACCGACCAAGTTTTTTGAAGACATAATATTTCCTTTAGTGTTAGAGTATTCAGGTTTACCTTGTTTGGCATTATATAGGTATTTCGATTGATCTTGGTAACTGTTCTATCTAATATATACCGTTTGGTCCAATTTCGAGGAGGACTCGTCGCTCCCATTTCCTTTAGAACTTCTTTTAGTTTTCTTTTTACAAAGAAGTCTGAGAAATCATGGGATTCTCGTTCTTTCTTGGTTAGGAAACTAACTCCTTTTCCTTTGGTTTTAGAGAGTTGATAGACTTCTCTTAGGAAAGGCTCATCTGTCCTGATAACGTCGTAATCCCAAGCTAATAAGTGTGCGAATTTAAAGTTGTGGACTATTCTATAGATTGGTTCTTTATAGGTTTCGATTTCTAACCCATGAACCTGCCCTGGTGTAAAGATCTCAAGCTTCTTGTATTTTAAGATATGTTTGCCAGAGTCACCATTTCTAACAGTAAGACTATTATCATCATTAATGCGGATACTACGGATAGTTCCGTTAAATGGTAGATATCCATCCATTGATAAGCAGAATTTTAAATAATTCTGCAAATCAAGCATAGAGATGCCACGAGTCTCAATACCCTTTACTGTTCTTATCTGGGTTGTTGGGTGTGGTAATAATATTGGGACAAGATCAATTGAAGGATCGAGTTTATCAATATCTCGATCAAACAACAAAGAGTTGTCGGTGATACAGGGAGCCTGATTTATGAATGCATAAACCAAAGCTTCAATTGTATCACCGACAACTATAGTGTCATATTTAATTATTCTTTGTTTTTTAGATGACATTTACGGCCAGATTACTAATACCTTTCTGCAATCCTTTGGAAGATCTTCCAGATCTTCATCAGGACTGTAAAGTTCTCTATCTTCTTCGTGATAGAATCCAGGCTCAACGGTGTCGAGTTCATTAACTCCATTGCCTTCAGAGTCTGTCATCATTACGACTTCGGTAGCTGGTGGATATTCTTCTAGAAGTAAAATTAATTGTCCTGCTGTCATTCTTAATCCTCCGAAATAATGAAGCCAGCTTCACATAAAACTCTTCTGTGATCACGAAATCCTTTTCGACTACCTGACAATTCCATCCAATTTGTAATGATTCCGTCCTCATTGGCTCCGAATAAATAAGTCTCATTGAAGCCTGAATTTCCTACACTGACTACAATAAACTCGTGTCCATCATGTGGAGGTGATACTTTAACCAACCACTGGTTATCATTAACCATATCTTTATTTAAAATTGTTGCTGTTTTCATTATTTATCCTCTGTATATACTATTATCCAATCTTTCTTGGGGACGGTTACTTCTTTAACTTCCCAAACCCCAACTTGTTTTTGGTCTTCCCACGGAGGAGCTTCCTGATATTCAGTTGCTCCAACCTGATAATAAGTTCTCCAGGTCTTCCCTTCAAATTCAAAAATCAATCGACGCTCTACTGTCCAGTCATGATGATCGTAGAGTGTATCGCTTAAGACTTTGCCGGCGCTACCTTCTAAAATCTCTACCATTTTAATTCTCGGGATCTTTCTTTTACTTATCATTTTGACTCTCCTTGCATTTTTTACAAAGTGCTAAATTATCTGAACTGTCGTTCTTGTCAAAGACTTTTCCACATAAACATTTTATGTGTTTTTCGTTTAAATGCTTAATATAATCCTTTGATTTTTCATATGAAAAATTACAATAGTTACATTTGTTTATCATCTAACCCTCACATGAGTCATCTTTCGTTCAAAGGTATAGTGTTTATTGTTTCCGCAATAACATCTGAGACCTGATACTTCCCAGGCATACGGAGCACACACTTTTTTACAACTTTCCGATGATTGGTGGTGATTGCAGATACCCCAAACAAAACAAGTAAAGACTGTCACCAAAACTAGTAAAACAAACCAAAGGCCAAGTTTATCAGATAGCTTCATCATTATCCTCCAGTGTAATTAACATACTTTAAAGTTTCATCCGTATCAAGATCGACAGAAACTGCAAGTTTCGGAATTCGCAACCTCTCAAGAAGAGTGTTGAAAACTCCAAGGACAGATGCGCTCATCTCATCATCTTCTATCCTGACTATTAAGTCTTCTGGAAGTTCATCCTCACCGACACTGAAAGAATGTCGGCTCCTTAAAATACTATCGGTAAATACCGGATCTGACTTATGCAATTTATTGAAGAAGTCTAATATGATTTCAAATTGTAATTCAGGACTCATTATGGACCTCGTCATATGCATTAATTGTTTCAGGCCAGAGCTCTCTCGCAAAGTCTAGACAGGCCTCTGCTACTTTTTGAATTTCCCACTGAGCGCCCTCATGTGTTCTGAGGGATATGAACTTCATTAGGTTGTTCATATTCACAGTTCCATAGTATTGGGTATACATGTTCTGTGGAAGAACACCTCTTGCTTGCTCACGACACATGCCCAGTTTCAGACAGCCTTCATATAATTCTAAGCAGTCTTCGTGGTGTTCACTTATTCGATCTGTCAACACGAACGCCGTGTGAGGAGCCCAGCCTGGGTTTATCAACTCGGCCTCATTCGAAGCTTGTCGATTGCTCTTGTGTTGAGTCCTGAAAGCTTTAGGTTCATAGAACCTAATATCCTCAGATGTATACCTACGAGAAATCTCGTTATATGACCATGTTCTATGTCTATGGTGTTGAGATCTGACATATAGCGGAACAGTGAACTTGAAAGTCACCCCACAGTGCTCAAGAGTTGAAGTATGCCTATGCTTGATAAGATACTTAATAAGCTTGATATCCTTAGCAACTAAGGGCTTATCGCTATCTTGACCGAAACTAACCCTAGCTGCGTTAACAACCATCTTGTCAGTTCCCCAGTGGTTGATAAGTTCAACTCTACCAATCTTGTCACCGTATAGATATTTAGTGTCATCAGTCATTGAGTAAGACCCCCATAATAGATTGAACCTTAGCAAAGTAATAAAGGTCGCCCTCTATTTCTAGTTCTTCGATTGCATGTGTCAATACTAGAACCTTATTACCAACATGATAGCCCTCATTGTCTTCAGGAGCCCCAACGACAGTAAAATGGTCTACCCTTTCTAATGGTGGCAACATACTCGTGTATTCTAGCGTTTGTAAATCATGATCGCTAAGGGCTCTTTTGAGAAGCAACCATCCATTTTGTGGATAAATCTTCATTATTCGTCCTCTTCTGTTACATTTCCCTTAGTTGCTTCATAGAAGTCAGCAAGCTGTTCAAAGTCTGCATCAATCTTTAGGAGCCTATATACTCTCATTGCACTCTTAATCTCTTCAGCATCAAGCCATCCGTTAGAAACATAGCTCTTTCGAAGCTCTTTCTTTTGTGATTGATAGGGCTCAATCGCTTGATCCAGGGCATAGATGCTCTTGATATAGTCAATTGCTCGCTCTTTCTTTGTTGATTCTGGTGAAATCGTCACTGCGTTTGTAATACTCATTAATATTCCTTATTTGTTTAAAATGTGTGTCGAACTCTCCACCTTGGAGGAGTTCGATTGTCGAATGAACTTTGCTTTTGTTTGAAGTTCTTTAATTGTCCTAGCTCCCGTATAGGATAACCCAGAACGTAGTCCTTTGTCAATATGTTCCAAGACCCTAGAGACAGGTCCTTTTGCTGGTATATAAGTTGCAATCCCCTCTTCTGAGGAGACTGAGCCTTTCCAAGCAAGTTGTGATTCCGGGCTTGCCATCCCTCTATATTCTTTAATTTTTCTACCACTGTTTGAAGTATGGATTATCCCAGGCGTTTCATCAGTTCCTGCTAGCATCGAACCTAGCATTACATAGTCAGCTCCAAGCGCAAGTGCCTTAACTACATCACCAGCGCTTTTAATTCCACCGTCAGCGATAATTCCAAAATCTAGCTTGTGTATTTTTCTCATATCTGCAATTTGCGATAGAGCTTCTACGTTAGGAACTCCGTGTCCTGTCTCGATTCTCGTTGAACAGATAGATCCGCCACCGATTCCAACCTTAACGATATCAGCTCCCCACGACTGCAAATCCCAAGCACCTTCCGAAGTTGCTACATTACCAGCAATTACTGTAAAATAACTCCTAGCAGGATGTAGTTTAATTTTCGCTAATGCTTCTTTCATGACAATGTGATGACCGTGAGCGATATCTATGCAGAAAGTTCGACAACCTCGCATATATAAAGAACATAAACGTTCATAATAGTCACCAGTTGCTCCGATCGCACAAGCATAATTTGGTGTAATAGGTTTATTCCAGTCATCATAGTATACCGAATCTTCGACCTTTCCCACTATCCGTGTTTGCTCTTCTACTGTATTATAACGATGAATAATCCCAAGACCACCAGCAGCATCCATAGCATTACACATATCAGCCTCAGTTACAGTATCCATGGGACTACTAATAATTGGTATTGCTAATTGTCTATCTTCGCCTAGTTTTACATCTGTAGGTTTTAGATTAATCTCTTTGCGAGATTTAATATCCGAATATTGTGGTTGTAATAATAAGTCATCATAGGTCAAAGCCTCTTTCATGTATCCTCCTCAAGATGCACCAATCATACATCGAAGAGGTTTAAACGTCAAGCTATCCTAACCCAGCAATCTTAAGAAAAATAGCAACAACACTAGCTGTTAAAAATGATATACCTGCTGCTGAACCTGCCCAGATTAACTTCATTTTCCAATTCACTTCATCAAGCTTAGGTAATTTTTCTTCAATTTTTTCCATTCTTGGAATCCAAATTTCTATTTTAGTTAGTACGGTTGTTAGTTTACTTTCAATATTTTCGATTTTTCTTAGTGAAACAGTCTCTTTTTCTATCTTAACAAGCCTGTCTTTTATCCCTCTAACTTCTTCCTCTAAATTTGGCCAAGTGATTTCATTAAAAGTTTTCTTGTTTTCTTGATTGCTACGCTCTTCAACCTCTAGTGCAACGATCCTTTCTCTATCTGATGCTAAGTTTTCTTGAAACTTATCTATTTTTAAACCTAGGTCTGTTAGTGTTTGTAAAATTATTTTAGCTTGAAGATTTTCCATTTATATTTATGTCCCCTTTCTTATTATAAATAGTCAATAATCCAAGGAGAATCACATGTGTGATTCTCCTTGGATCCAATTAACTTAAATTACTTCACAACCACCAGCTCCACATGCAATTTCTCCACTTAAATCAGTGTTATCTCCATGTTCTAAGACATAATTTAGATCAATTTTTTGAAGATTAGTATACAGGGCATTATACTCTAGTTCTGTAATTGATTCAAAAGGAGCCTGAACATAACTATGGTCACTAAACGGAAGAATTGAAAGTCCATTATAAGAATTTCGATTATTCCACATCCAATTACCAACTTCGTCCCACTCATGCTCTCTTACTGAGATTGTGGCAGAAACGTTATTTGTATTTGAACCTTTTCGGTGTCCCGTTCGAACCCATTCAAGACTTACTCTTTTGACTCTCTCAAGAAGATGCAGAGCCGACTCTCTTCTAGTGATAGCACCGCTAGGTGCTTTGATTGGTACTTTGATAATACCAGTATCATGTGGTCTCATTTCGCAATCTTCTATCAAAGAAGGGTGGTTTGTTACTAGGTAATGATAAATTGCCTCATTCTTTCCAACACGAAGTCTTCGGATATAGAAGTCATCATGCCAAGCATGGATTCCGCTGGAAGTTCCCAAAACCAGACTTGTTGTTCCCGCAGGTTTTACACAAGTCGTTCTTGCTGCCCGATTGATGCCAATCAAATTTGCAACTCTTGCATTCTCTTTCTTGACTTCCTGGCTTGCCTCTTTCATATCAAGCTTGATAACCTCACCAGAAGCAATACCTGTCATAGATACACCGATTAGAGCTTCTTTTTCTGTATTACGTTTCCATTTTTCACGTAAATAGTGAAAATCGGTATATCCAGCTTGAAGTGTGCCGATAAAAGCTCCGACTCGGACTCTCTCGTTAAGATCTTCCTGTGAAACAATATCACTAGCATTTACTTCTGTAAGGTTACAAAATTGATGAGGCTTCAACGAGATCTCACAACAAGGATTGGTTCCCATATCTTTATCATTTGAAAAATAAATCCCAGGCTCGCCAGAACCAGAATTCTTAATACGTTCCCAAAGCTTTAGAAAGAAAGGCTCATTTATTTTGTGCCTTAACAAGACTGCCGAGTTATTTGCTCGGCCTCTTTGAGGATTTAGTTCCCACCAATTTCCTGATTTACAAGAAATTATATCATCATCATCAGCGCTAAAAAGTGAAATAAGAGCTGCTCTTCGTATCCCGCCAGCAAGAACTGCATCTGCAATATAACAGACAATATCGTGTGTCTCCAGTGTTGTAAGTTTTGAACCATTTTGTTTTTCATCTAATATTCCTTCAATCTTTAATAAACACTCTTTGAGAGGTTGAGGTCCTGGTGCTTTTCCTCCTGAAGTGACAAGCCTAGCTCCTTTCTTTCTAATATCAGAAAAGTCAAATCGAATTTTCGAGCCCCCAAAGAAGTAACTTCTCATTAAAATCTTTACAGCGTCAGCCCAACCCTCGATGGAGTCTCCAATTAGATATCTTCTGGTTCTTTTTTCATTTGGGCGAATAATATCTGGTAATTTTTCAATATGGTGTTTTTGCACCGAATAACCAACTCCTGTTCCTCCAAGAAGTAAAAACATTGTCTCTGAAAATGCTCTCCAATCATCTACTGGCAAATAAGCGCAATTAAATATACGACTTGGCGTAATCTCAATTGGCTTACCTGAGAATTGCATCGCTCTCATTGAAGGCAACACCTTCTTGTCATAAACAAACTTATAAGCTTCTCTAATTTCGCTTTTAATTTGTGGATATTTTCGAACATGCATCTCTTCATTGCGAGAAACAAGTTCCTGCCAATTTTCTCTTCTTAATTCCATTGGCAAATACTTTGCATATTTCATATGCGTTGTAATATTGCTTAATATTTCTGCTGATAATTCCATTTATACTCCTTATTCTATATGGACTAGTTTACCCCCATTACGACTTAATAACAAGGTTTAGTTAAAGTTAGATTCTTTTTGATTTCCAACTTTTTCTTTTTTGCTCTCAAGATATTCTTTATACTTTGCCGCCAAAACCGTCTTTCTCTCGGCAGTAGCCTTGGTTGTAGTTGACTCGATAGTTGTCTCAACTGGCTCCAAAACTTCAATAGTAACGTTAGAGGTATCCATAAATAGTTCAAAAATAAGCCCATCTGGCCCATTTCTATTTTTAGCAATAAACATTTTTCCTGCGTTTTTATTTTTATCTTCGATCGTTCTAGAAATAGTGATAATGAAGTCAGCAGGGAAACATTTGTTATATGCCTCCGAGATTGCTTCCATAGTGATTACCTCTTGATTCAAGGCACCGCGATTTGTCTGGCTAGCAGTCCAGAAAGGACAAGCAAACTCAACTGCAAGACCTCTTAGTTCTTCATAAATGCCTTCAAGTTCGTGTCTTTTTTCTTTATACGAAGACACTGATCTTAAAAGATCGCCATAGTCAACACATACGAATTCAATATCTGTGCCTGAACTTCTTACTTTTTCAAGGTGATTCTTAATTGTTGAGGTTGTCGCCTTTTTTGTTGGATATTGCTTAATAATAAGATTACCAAGAGATGCGTTGCCAAGGACTTGTTCCTTAATATCTTCCTTGAAAAGCTCCAGATCTCCAAGATGAACCTGAGTAAGACAAGAGTCAAATCTCTTTCCAACAACAGCCTCAGAAAGTTCTAATGTATAATACACTACATTCTTGCCCTCAAGAAGGGCTTTGGTCGCTAAATGCACCAAACACATGCTTTTTCCGGCACCTGTTGGTGCAATAACTACTCCCAACTCACCTGCTCCGTGTCCACCTTTGGTGATTTTATCGATAAGTTCCCATCCAGTTGTGATTTGATTTCTAAAACTTGTCTTATATCGTTCTTCAAAATCAGCTACATAATCATGACCAAAATCATTAGACATTCCTAGTTTTAAAGCATCATTTACAAGTGAAGCAATCTCATCAAAAGAGGAAGACTTCAAAAGTCCTGCTGACTTAATCATAGCTTCTCTTAGTTTTTGCTTCTTGCAGAAATCCAAAGCAGTGTTTTTCACATATTCCGCGTCAGACTCTTCCCCGGAAGCAGATAGGATCCTTGCATAGAAGTTCCTTATTTGCGTATCTAGGACTTTATTTTCACCATCTAATGACGAAGCCATGAGCATTGTCATGGCGTCTTCTGTTGGGTGGCTTCCGTATTCATTTTTATAATCAAACATTAGTTCTACAAATTTCTGTAGATATTTTACTTCCAGGAAGTTAATGTTTAACACTTCCATAAATTGGTTAAAAAATGGTCTTTCATAGAACATGATTTTAACCAATTTCTCTTGGAAAAGCTTTCCAAATTTTGAAAAGTCTTTCTCGAATTCATGGCTCATATGGCCTCCTATTTGTTATTTTCTAAGTGAGTCTGAAGACTTTCATCATAAATTTCATTTGATAACCTAGCAGCAACATCTCCGTCTGCTATGTCTATGCCAAAAATTCGATCAATCATGGCAGGATGAAGAATTGGACTTTTTTCCCGTTTCTCGTATTTTTTTCCTTCAAGAGTAGCGATAACAACTATTTCGTTAGTCTTAACATCACCATAAACCCCCCAATGAACTTCTGGGTGTTCTTTATCGCTCTCATCAATATATTTAATCATATTATTCCTATTTGTTATTTAAGCTTATTCTTTGTAGATTTGCGAATAATGGATTCCAGTTAAGATCGGTAAACCCGTCTTGAATCATCATTTTCGTAATCTCGGTCCTGTTTAACATGTATGGATACGCACCTAGTACCCCCCTAATAGTACCCCTACTTGTTGGGGAAATGGAAGGGATATGCAACTGCACGACTTTATAGTTTTCTCGTATTCGATCTTCACTTTCAATAATATTCGTGTGTATTTTTAAAGGTTTCTCGACTGTTTTTGCTTTCATTAGCAATTCCGAGATGGTATGGGCGTTAGGATCCGCTAGCATTGGGAATCTTTTGGTTAGAGTCTTCATTCCAACACCTTGAACACCAAGAATATTGTCAGATTTGTCTCCAACAATTGCTTTTGCTAGTGCAAAATTGGCTGGGTGTATGTTTTCTTCTTCCAAAAGAGAAACTTCCGACACAAACTTCTTTTGAACTGGGCTATAAATGATAGTTTCTTTGTCTAAGAGTTGATAAAAGTCTTTATCCATGGAAATAATCACTTTTTCAACGCCAGGAGTATCTGCTACGATGGCTGAGATAACATCATCAGCCTCCGCTTCATCAAATAGCAACTGTGCAACTGGCATTTCATTAAGATACTCAATAAGTCTCTGCTGTTGCCAGATTTTATTTTGGAGCTCTTGTTCTTCGTTGAGTTCTGCAAATCTTCGATTGAATCGAATGGGCTTACGCCCTTCTTTATAGTCTTTATTCAAGTTCTTTCGGTTATTGGTGCCTCTCTGACCATCCCAGCAAATATACACCTGATCTGGTTGCATCTCCCTAATTGTTTTTTGTAAACTCTTCATAAAACCAACAACACCACCGGCAGGGTCGCCAGATGGTGTCAGTGTGGGATTGATAATGAAGCTTCTTAGATACATGTTTAATGCATCAATTATTAATATTCTATTTGGTTGGTTCATTCGGTTCCTTTAGCATGTTAATTGAGCTGGAAGAGCATTACCTATTTCCTCTAGTTCTGCGTTGCTACAAAGCTTCGCATCTCTTTCCCCTCTTAGTCTAGCGAGGTTGTTTACGAACCTATTCCCATCATATTCTGGTGTTACTTTTTTTAAGACCAAGGCTAGGTGATCCTTAACTATTTGTAGCTGTGACTCATCTAATTCATTAGCATTACTAACTTCAAGATATCCTTGAAGCCAGTATACAAAATCTCGTTCACTCATCGTCTTCTTCCTTGTTTGTGTATTTGAAATCCATTTTAAAAATCTGTTCAGATGGAACACTCATTGGTTGAACTGAAACAAGGCTGTTTCTCAGTTGTGGTGGAAATGCTCTTGTTATTATCGGGAATGCTATTGAGCTAAACTGGTGTGGTCGTGCATCCTTAAAGAGTGGGTAACGTTTTCCTTCTATGGTTACATAATTTTCGCCTATGAAGTGCCCAAGAGTATCGCCAACTTTTTTCAAAGGACCTTGGTTCTTTAAATTATTCATTGCCTTCTGCCATTCTCTTAAGTTCTTCCAAGAGTCGCCCACCATGGAACTCTTTTCCGTCATAAACCAGAGTTACCTTATAGTAATTCACTGTTATTCCTCTGAATCTTGTGAGTCATAATAGTCGGAAGCATTTCCTTCTCTTGACTCAAACTTCTGGATGACTTCTTCATCCATGATTCTTAACACTTCGGCTCTGAATAGAGGGTCTTCTAATTCTTTAAGCCAAGTAGCTCTTTGGAACTTCTTTTCAGTGCCGTCTTGATAGAAGAGAGTGTTCCAGGCTCCTGTTTTAATCTGATCCGAAGGCCTTATTGCCTCAAGCCAGGACTCTTCATCTTGGATAGCAACCGAGTCAGCGCCCCATAAGATCTTGAACTCACAGGTCCTGTTTTCAGTTCCAAATCTCGACTTCTTTAGCCGAGCTTTAATCTCAGATCCGACTTTATATCCCTTATCATCATAGATAGCTGAGTCTTTCGTTTGTTTCCCAGTTAGCCAGATTCTTAATGAGTAAGAGTAGGCGGTTGCTTTACCACCAGGAGTAAAATATGGATTCATCTTCATATCAAAGAGATTTGACGAGATGTTTGTTTTAAGTTGATTTAGAATCAAAAATGTTGACTGAGTGTTGGCCAAGGGAATTATCAATTTCGATAAACCCTTGGCCATAACTCGCGGCTTCACTGCCATCGAAGATTGCGGATTATAATCACCAGCAATGTCTGACTCAGCAGGAGTGAAGGCAAGGGAATCAAGGATAAATAAGTGCCTCGTCTCAGAAGCTGCCATAATATCCTCAATTGTCTCTAGAACGAATTCTACAGACCTTGCCTGGATGTAAATCAACTCTTCCAAGTTACATCCGGCATTAATTAAGAAGTCAGAGTCTAGTGCTGACTCTGAGTCGAAGTAAACAGGGACGATTCCTTTCTTCTGGGCATTAGCCGCAATCTGCGCAGCCATATAGCTCTTTCCTGTCGCAGTTAGTCCTGCGATTTCAGAAACTTTGCCAACAGGAATACCTGCCAACTTGCCTTTGCAAATAATGGAGTCTAACCATCTCGCGCCTGTAGGAATCCAATCCACTACATCAGTAGGGTTATTAGCTCCCAAGTCATAAGCAATTGTTTCACCAGCCTTCTTATTAAGAAGGCCTCTTAGTTGTTCAGTGCTTATCTTGCCTCTTACTACTTCTTTCTTTTTCTTAGCCCTTGCCATCACTACTCCGTTATTGTAAAAAAGTTCCAAGCTACATATATTTCAACATAGCTTGGAACTCACTATGCTAGACCCTTAGCTTTTTCTAAGCTTCTGGTAAACTTCGTCTACCAACGATTTTTCATTTGCCGGTGATACATCACCTCCTTCTTCGGCGTTATCATCGCCTAGTAGGTAAACATCTAGCAATTCCTTGATCTCTTCAGGGCTCTTTCGCTTGAAGTTGTTAAAGATATCATAATCTTTTTCAGCAATTTCAGTCAATAGAGCCTCGTCTTTCGAGAGAATAGACGATTTTCGCTTCGGCTGCACGTCAGTTGATGGGAACGTACCCTTTCCACCCTTTGAGTATGTAATATTTAGGTCAGTTCCTGATTCAGGGTCAGTAATATCTCCATAATCAGGGTTTAGAACCAAGCTCAACATTTTTTCATATACTGTCTTGCTATATGCATACCAACGGACACCTCCGTTTGCATCGTTTCTATCAATGACAGGAGAGTAGAATCTCTTTTTTGCCACGATATCTTTTGCTGCCTTTCGGCTCTCCTCATCGCCACTGTTAAATAGTGATGAAGCATAGTCACAAGCAGGGCACTCTTCACCAAAGTTTCTCTTTGGGCAGAGGACACCACCTCTTTCAATGTTATAGTGCAGATGGACTTCCTTGAAGGGGTCTCCGTCTGGCACCGGCACGATGCGAATCAGATTCTCACCGTCTTGAGGCTTCCATTGAAACCCTCCGCCGTTGAGATTCTGTTGTTTTGATTTCATTTTTCGTAAGTCTAAAGCCATATTATTTTTTTCCTTTTTAAAATTATAGAGAGAGCAAATATTCCCTCTCCGCGATTAGTATTATACTTGTTTTGGGTGTTTTTGTTTAATCTTGAACCTTGTTTGAATAACATTGAACAAAAACTTGTGTGTCCTTATATGTGGTGGACACGACCTTATATGATATCTTGATGGCCTCTTTGCCAACTTCTAATACCTCTTTAATTTCTGACAGAAGAGTCTTGTGTGTTGCAAGTTTCTCTTCTGGTATGGCATAAAGATACCGTTTCTCTCGGATTAAGTCAATAGGGAAAAGAAGGTAATCTTTTCCACCTTCACGGACACCTATTGTTCCAATCCTGCTATAATCAGAAGGTTCTCTCAATTCTCCAATTATAGATTTTGCTTGTGACAAATAATCACACATCTGTAGAGTTTTTGCTATTCTTTCGTTTATAAGATGATAATAATCATTAAATCCTATTCCGCCTAATTGCTTCTCTATGTGCGAATTACTTGCCAGAACCAACCCATGAATCATACCTGATCTAACGAATTCCTGCAAGACCTTGTAAATGAGCCTTTCGCTGAGTTTTTCGTGGTCATTTAACAGCCCGATATCAGGTTTTATATACACTACTGTAATTTTCTTATCTTTAATCTTTTCCAATATTGATAAAGAAGCTCCAGCAATCTTTCCCCCACCTGCTAGAATAAAATAGACTTCATCCTCTGTCGTTAATGAGCTCATCGAGGCTGCTGCTTTTTCATAGGCCTCAATTGTGTCGACTTCTTCAATAAGAACATCTGCATTTGATGTATCTATCGTTTGTACATCATACATGTTGCCTTTGAAGAGCCTTGCTGTTGAACAACCTGCTTTTCCTAATCCTATTATTGTTTTCATACTGCTTTCATTTCTCCGTAATTCTTACCAATGGACTTGTTTATCTTAAACTTACCAAGAGTAGTTTTAGAGAATATATCCACAATTTCCTCAAGATCCGATATCTCTTCATACGATAAGTCTATTAGGATAGCATCGTGCATCAACAATGACACGAACGAGCGTTTCTTATTTAGATACTTATGTAATTTTAGAGCTTGTGTTAAAAAGTTATCAGATGCAGTGCTCTGCACTAAGTAATTTAGTGCGTGAAAATCATCTGACGGAATCTTTCTGTGGAAAGGTGTCACTATCATACCATCTTGGTAGTAATTGTCAACTATCTTCTTACTATAGAATTTCTCTATGGCAAGATTTACTGCTTCTGGATTAAATAACCAGAAGAAGAACTTACTCTTTGCTTCGGCCCTATCTGTATTTCCTTTGAAAATATTCAGAATATTCCACTCATGAATATCTATTCCTGGCTGTTCAATACCGGATAAAGCCAAAAGAGTTCTTACTTCACTAGCATTAAAATCCAATTCTAGAAATAAATCATTTTTTGGATATATTACAGTTCTGAGATTCTTCTTTAAATTAAGAATAGGGAAACTTTCTTCATGTAAAGTAAGCCTCCCAGTTTTCGAAGCATTCATTTTATACAAGACCTTGTTGGGTCCCTTAACGAGCTTTGTTGCTTTGATCTTGTCTGATCTAGTTGGCAACATAAGAGTTCGAACTCTTTTAAGATTTAACTCTTGTTTAGCCATTTCTTGCAGTAAGAGATCTAAGTCTACCAGGAATTGATAATTCTTTGGTTGCTCCCTTGACTCAATAACATGATCGACAACTTGATTTTTAAGGTCATAAAACTCTTTTAAAATTCTAAAAGGTATGACTTCATGAAGACAATTATCTGTTAAGTTTACTTTTGAGCTTACCAATGCTTTCGCACAGGCCTGCATCTTATCAGATGCCTTCTTCAAGGGGCCTAGGAGGTTCTCTGGCGTGACTTCTTCGATTGAGAGCCCTGCCACATAGTGTTTTGCATATAACACGTCTAATGGCATCTCACAGTGTGGAGACCAAGTAGCATCTAGGTTTTTTGGAAAGATTCTTGTATGTAATTTATCATCTTTATATATCGTTGCACATTTTTTACTTGTTTCTAAAACTTGAAAGCTCATTTTCACCTCTATTTGTGAGAATAAGTCTATCCTAGATCAACTTTCTCTGCAAGTTGATCAAATTCGCTGTCTTCCGTCTGTATCCAATTGTGCCTGTTTTTAGCTCTATATATTCTAGAACTTTCTTAGCTATATAATCTTTACTTTCTAGTTTAGAGTTTTTATATATAGAACTTATTTCTTTCTTACTAATTTCTTCTTTTCTTTCTTGGTTTCTTATTCTACCATAAAGTTCAAAGTAGTCAAGGTCTGTAAACACATCTTGATTATTGATTCTTTTCTTATTCTCACCATACAGAGGGAATTGATATCTGAATATATCATACGTTCTTCCTAGCAAGAATTTGAATTCTTTAAAAATGTCACTGGTTAATAAATCTTGGTAATAAGTCTTAAATACATACTCTATCGCTGAGGTAAACTCCTGTGGTATATTTTTGTTCCTCGAAACAATATAAGGAGTAGATAGTTTTGACCTTATATCAAAAGTGATTCTCCAAGGCAAGCCTCTGTTAACTTTGAACCCATGTCTTACACAAAGATTCTTAAAGAAATTAAAGTTTGGATCAGTGAACCATTCTTCCCTAATAGCATCTGTTACATCTGCTACCGTTTCGAACTCAATTGACAAGCCAGATGTAAGGCTATGATTAAAGTTAGATTCGTGAAATCCATGCCTAGTAAAAGGGTTATTGTTATCTAAGATATAAGATTCAACCCCTGAAACGAAAGAGGGATAGTCTACAAGGTTGTCACTAAAAGCGTTCTTTGCCAGATATTTCTGCATCATTATATTGTAGTATTCTGTTATGTAACTTGAATATCTTGTTTTAGCGCTAACCCATCCTAATTTTGGGATGAGTTTTACTCCAAATAATGAATTTTGATTTAAAAGACCTCGATTAGAAAAAGAATCATACTCAGCCTTCAAAGCTAAAAAAGCATCTGCTGCAAAATCTAGTAATCCATGAACATTTTGACTATCTGCCGAGAATAAAGATAATTTATTTTCCCTTACCACAACAGATGTCCCAATAGTATTTATTTTTCCATATAGCGGGATTTCTTTCCATAAATCTATTTGCTGTGTCTTATCAACAGACTCTTCAAACTTAACTCTATTTTTATAGAACTCTTTAGGCCCGGATTTATTGTTTGCTTTTGATATCATTGTTTAAAACCCTAGTTTTTTTAGCTTCTTAATTGCTTTATTATCATTTAAACCAACATTATCTCCTAATTCAATATTGCTATCTAGATAATCTTTTATATATGTAATGGAAGAAAAGTGTTTTGTGTGATCATCGATTTTATTAGTGTCGATTTTTTCCTTGAACTTTGCTTTATCTGAAGTTCTTTTCCTGGCTTCTGGATTATCCATCCAGGGACCAGATACTTGAGTTGTATAATTACCGTTTGAATCAATAGAATCAGTTACTGAGATCATAGAGTAATATCCAACAATACCAGGGTCAAAAGCACCTCTGCCCCCAAGTGGGTTTGATGGAATAGCAAAGTAGCCTCCTTTAAAGAATATGTTGTTTCCGATAAGAGACAAGGTAGCTGTGTAATGCTCGGTCATGATACTCTCAGTGCTGTCTTTATTTGCAGCAAGCCAATATGATGTTCTTATCCCTGGCTGACCAACACCTGCAAAACTAACATTTATCAACAAGCCATCATCTGCTCCGATTTTAATATGAGGAATTCCTAGTTTAGAATCTCTTATCTCGTTAAAGCTTTCTGTTTTGTTTCCAATAATCTTGCTAAAATATCCAGAATTAAGAGACGTGCTAGTTGTCTTTACCTCATGGAATATCACCATAGGAGTTCCTATTTTTAACCCTCTATCACTTGTTTTTTCTAAAAATTGTTCTAAAGCGAACCTATCTGCTCTTTCATATAGTTGAGCAAATAAAGGATCTCCGACATTGCCTTCATATGTTAAGAACGTCTTCTTGATGACACCAATTCTTGTCTGGCTATTATCGAGCACTAAATTCTCATTTAAAACAGTAGGAATTAAGTCTTCCATTGCCTCGTTCATAAAATCAATAAATGAAATATTAGCAAGATCAGTTCTTATGAAATTTGTGTAAAACCAATCCTGAAATGTCTTTGTTTCTATAAGAACATCTCCAATATTGATAGTATACAAATCATCTGAGCTTCTAGCAGTAACATTACCAAGACACATAAGAGGTAGTGGTGCGGCTTGTTCCTTGTTTAATAATGAATACACTACTTCAGCTAAAGATCTAAAGCTGAAAAAGGTGGCGTCACCAAAATACTTCCCTTTCGAGTTGATATTAAAAATCTTATCATACATAAGAGTGTATGCTTTTTGGATCTTCTCAACTCGGACTTGATCTTGAATAGTTTTTATCTTAAAAATTTCTTTCTTGCCATCAACATACATAATCTTGCTGATATCGGCCTCGGCTGTATAGATATTGTCTACGACAGCATTAGATTTGCTTGTTTTAAAATTAACATGAAACATTTTATGCTCAAGTATAAGGTTGTCAATAATAAATCCTGACAACCCTTGTCTTATTTCTCGGTTAAGAGAGTTTAACTTCTTATTTAGTCTGTCTTTTTTTCGTCTTACTTTTTTAAGAGCCTTGAGGCTTTTATCTGATTTGGATAATCTATTTTGTCTTTCTAGAAAACCAGAGGATATTCTTGGCCCATCAAGCTCATCTAGAAGTTCATCATAAAAATCATCCTCGGTAAGAGTGACAGGGTTATTATTTCTCTTTATTGGTTTTGTGTTTTTAAGATACTCTTCTATTATTTTTATACTAGATTTATAAGCAGCAGCCTTTTTCAATATCTTCTTTTGCTTCTTAGAGACTTCAATATTATCCATACCATCAATTTTCTTTTTATCAATATCGGTAAGCTCTGCTTGTGCATATAGCCCAGCTTCTCCACTCCAATAGTAGGTTCCTCTTAGACTAATCGAACCATCCTTCTCAAAAGATAGGTCGTGATTAATATAGTGCAATAAAAACTTCTTTGTTTCATATTTATTAATTGCTTCAATCATTGCTGTCGGGATCAGAGCGTTTTCAACTCCATGACTAGCGCCCCAACCATATTCAAGTTCAATTTTTTCGTTAGGTTTTAAAGCAGAAATTAATTTAATGAAGCTGAACTTCACACCAGATGGTAACTTCTTGTGCTCAATCTCTTTCGTAAAAGTAGACATACTTTGAAAGTAGAAAGACAAGTCTACCTCTACATTCATAACATCTCCAAGATATTTGAATTCTCTTTTGGTTGTCATACTTTGAATACCAGAACCATCACCACGACTAAATGCGTTTTCTAGTATGGAGTCAACATCAGTTGTAAGTCTGAATGGGAATGGGATTTTAACCTTTGGTGATTTCTTATCTTTCTGGTAGATATAACTTAATTGTAGTTTTGGGTATAAAGCCGCAACTTGCTCTGGTCTAATATTAGACATAAACTTTAGATATTTAGCATATTCGACAGAGTCCTTCCTAGTCTTTGGAGTTAGACACCTACTCTGAATCTCGTCATGAAATTTAGGATGTATACTAAAGATCTTAGATTTATGATCTACATTTCCATAGAAAGCGTTAGCCAACTGATCTCTTGGGCTTCTACTAATCTTACTTGTGATAAAATCAGTAATCCATCCCTGAGAATTCAGGTTATTTATCGGAAAATAAACGTGTTTCATTATACACCATAAATTGAGAGGATGTCGGTAAGGGACGTTGGGACTTCAATTAGATCGCCAATCTCGATTGATTGTTCTGTTGGTTTTTTGTTATAGAAAGCTATAATCCACCAGTATGAAGAGTCTCCATAATAAGTATGAGCTAACTTATATAGACGATCTCCAAGTTTCCACCTGATACTGGCAATCGTTAGATCTTGTTTTTCAATATCAGTTGGGTAATGAAGTTCTGGGTTTTCTAAAACAGAAATTCCATTAGGCATCCATCTTGAGTTGAATTTCTGCTTGTATCTTAAATCCGTGATAACAGTGTCTTCTGATTTTTCGTATCTTGATGTTGGCATTTAATTCTCCAAAATTTTCATGCTTTCTGGAGAGTTTAAAAATCTTGCAGTATTCTTTGCGCTAGTTTCAGGTAGCGCATCGGTTACTGTGTCGACCAATACTTCTTCAAAGCCTGTGCTATGTGGAAAACTGTCTCCACCCTTAAACTTTCCTTTTACAAACCCAGGAGTTTTTTCGTGTAATACATTGTAACTTAAACTAAGTTCCCAAGATTTAGGAATCAAAAGACCTTGTCCATCCTCAGATGAAACGAAAACTCCTTTCTGTTCAATAGCATGGGACATATTAAGGCCACCATTTACATATCCAAGTAGGCCAAGTTTATTGTTTACTGGGTTGCAAATTAGGTTTGCAAACTTTAATCTCCAAAGAGGAGGGCTATTAATAATTAGACTCCCTTGAGAGTTTTCATAAGTCGGATAAAGGCCTTTTGCTATAGTATTCATTTGTTCAAGCAGGTAAAGACCGTGAGTCTCACTAAAAACTGGCAACCCAAGTGTTAGAGTCACAGTTCTTGTAGTTCCTGAGTAAACTGGGATTGGATCCATACGTCCATAGACCTCAACGTTTGAGAAACCAGGAGTAAAACTATTATCCACAGTCTTAACATAAGCTGGCAGTATAACAGGAGCAGCCTCTTTTCTTGTAGCAAATTGTATAATAACATTTGCAAATGGATACTTAGTTCTTAAAGATGCTTCTGTTGGGCTTGCATTAGCTGCTGCTATTGCTTTTTGTATATGACCTGATAGTTCGAAACTTGACATTATTTGTTATTCTCCTATTCTTTTAGGCCTAACAGGCGCAACTGGTTGTCCGCTCCTAGATGCTATTCTTTCCAAGTGCCTTGCTATTATAGGTAAATAACTAAGATGTGAGTGAGATTCGGCATCTCGTCTTTCTTTTATTCGGCTGCGCTCTTGAGAAGCTTGGTTTTCGACGGTTCTGATCTTAAGTGTATTCGCCTGGATCTCACCAACTCTTGATTCTTCTGCCCAATTAATTGTAACCGGGCCGTTAAGGCCTCCTAATTTTGCTCGGAGGCCTTTTTCAAGTATTTCGTTAACTTTTTCTTCAAATCCTGAGCTAATATTTCCTAAACTTTTTCCAATTTTGTTATCGAATAACTTACCGAGTAAGGTTGGGATCACTTTCCTGAAAGTAAGAGTGATTCCTCTTTCAACTTTCGAAGTGATTCTCTCAAGAGAAACTGCTGCTTTTAACAGACCATCATATCTAGCCCTCTCTCTTTGAGCCCTTGATGTCATTTCACCTGCTCGATCTCTCATAGCACCTTTGGCACTGTTACCGCCACTAGTTTTCATAGTCCTTTCCATCAGGGCTTGAATTCCTGATGCACTTTTTACAGCGAGGGCTTGTCTGATAAGGCCTTCTGGTAAGCCAGTATCTCTAAAAGCTACCATCATAGCTCTTCTTTGGTGCTCTGAGCCTTGTCTAAATCGATCACCGGCTTTAGCTACTCTTGAGATAATATATTTCATACGATCTGAGCGGTTCATCAACATGGCTTTGGCTGTGTCAAATGAGCTTCCAAAGTGTTGTAGCAACCTGTTCATTTTACCACCGGCAGCCATACCAGTGCCAATAGTATCAAATTGTTTCGTCATTCCAATAAGAGTTGAGACACTTTCACCAGTCCTTCTGGCAACAGCAGAGAACTTCATAAACTCTTTTGAAACACTACTCGTTGAAACCTTAGTAACTTGATCAGATAAATCATAAAAGTTGCTTGTAAGATCCCGCATAAGGGTTCCGTAAGGAACGCCAGTCTCCCTATGAGCTTGAAACATTCTTGAACCTAGGTCACGAATCTTGTTTCCTGCTAAATTTGCCCCAGTAGTCAGCTTGTTCACAAACTCTACAGTCTCTTTAACACCAAAACCAAATCTTTTATTGACCATCGCAAATTCACTATAATGATCTATAGTCTTGGACATAGGCTTTGTCGCAGTTTTAACATAGCCTTCTGCGAAAGCAGTGGAAACTTCGGTAAGCTCATCGAAAGAGGATCCCAGGTCCGCAAGATTTCTACCTTTCTTCTCAAGATTTACAATAAACTCTCTGGTAAATGCTGAGTTTTTCCCGAAGGATTTCTGCAACTCAATGCGATTTGTTTCTACTACTTTTGAAAGATTATATGATTTCTGTGTCAAGGTGCGAATAGTTTCACCGAAAGATGAAAATCCATTGAGGTTAAATTCATCTTTTACATTCTGTTTAAAACTCTTGTTGCCACTTGCTTTTATACTTGATAGATATTTCCTGAGTTTGTTTGTTTCAGTTCCGCTCGGCATCGCATCAAGAACACGTCTTGCCGCTTTTGTGTTATCATTTCTAACTGCTTTCCAGAATGCTGCAACTTGATTTTCTTTTGTTGACATTAGAATACCTCATCTATAACTAGTATCTTATTTCTTTTCATTATAAAGCTTATTGATATAATAATCCCTTAGCTTAATAGGTATTGAATACAATTGAAAGAATGTCCACGAAGTTCTTATTGTGAACTCGAAAATAGCATCATAGATTTCTGTAACGTATTTATCCGTTAGGCCAAAAAAAGTTAGCCGTTAAGGGCACAACCCCCTTAATATGCGTTCCACACATTTTACAAGGAACATCCATACTTACTCGATAAGCGGGATTCGCTTTAAAATGTGCATCCTTTACCGCATCTGAGTCTCTCAAAAGCAAGCCTTGCGAGACCAGACCTGCTTTTACCGGGAAGGATGCATTTCCGTTAATTGATACAATCATTTTCATCAGTCGAGCGGATAAGGGTTCTAGTTCTAATCCAGCGTCAGCCTTTTGTTTCAAAGATTTCTCGATTTCGGCTTCATCTTCACCTGTCAGCAGTCTTAGTTCAAGTTTTAATTTACTTACTGGTAATTCTACAAAGAAAGTTCCCGAATTAGTAACTGCAAGCTCTGGATCTGACTTGATTACGAAGTCATCACTGTTAAGATCTATAACAATATCATTTTTGGTCTCACATACTTCGCAAGATACGTTTAGTTCATAGTTTGGACCGTAAGCATTCTTTCTAGCATTAACAAGAATTGCATTCTGATCCCCGGCGAGCAGTGTTTTTGGGTCAATACGCTTATCAACCAGCAAACTACCCAATAATCTTTCAACTGTGATGCCTTTTTTAATATATGACTCATTCGAAATAATATCTTCTTCTTTTGTGGTCATGAACTTGATTTCAACATCTTTTTTTCCATACAAAGGGTGTTCTTGTGGGTAAAACCTGCCCTCTGATGGTAGTTTTGCGAAATCTGTTGGTACTGTATATGTAGGCATGCTCGGAGTTGGCATACTTTGGTTGGCTTGAAGCCTGTTCTCGTTATCTCTCATTTAATCCTCTATAAAAAGACGCCCTTGAAGGCATAGTCGGCCCAATCATAAGCAATCGTAACATCAATGCCCGTAAGAGAGTCCTCTTCATAGGATAGTCGTGAAGGCTTCAGAGATGTTATCATGGCACCGTGAAGCTTCCAGGCTTCATGGGTTATTCCATTATGATCAAGAGATTCTATTATAGTATTTTCCATAGCAAGAGTTAAATTCTGTTTTGAGATATTTTTTGCAAAATCTGGACTAAGATCTGTTGGTGTCTCATAAGAAATATGAGTTAATTTAGCCATTAGATTACTCAAAACAGAGCCAAAAGCTTCTGGTGTATAGATTTCTCTAATTGTAAGTGAAATAGGGCTCCACTCAATTAGGCCTGGGTAATTTAATTTATGGTTTAGGTAGACATATTGTTCTGTTCCTATTGAATAGGAAGGTCTTTCAACATTTGAAATGTATGCTGCTTTAATACCATGCATATTCAAAAAGAATCGATGTGCCTGTTGAGCATCAAAGAACATGTCTTTTTGAAATAGAGGAGCCTGCTTGATCCGCTTATTAGAAGCAAACCGAGCAAGCTCTCCGGGTAAATCTAAATTTAACTTAAATGCCATACTCTAAATAGCCTGTAAAATAGTTTATGTAAGAATAGCCCAATCATAAGCTAGTTGCAGTGTTAAATTGATAAGGCCTTCATCTTCATATCCAACTCCATCGTTATTAACGTCTTTAATCCAGACATTATGAAGCTTCCATTCTTCAACAACCTTACCGTCTGAATCTAGCATCTCGATAGTTACATTACCAAGTGAGTTTACAGCGTTTCTCTTTGAAGGAGTTCTTCTGTAATAGTTTGAACTTGAGCTATCACTCATATCGTAATCACTTGGAGCAACATAACCAGATGCTTTGACTGCTTTGTATAATACCTTAGCAGCTTCAACATCAACAAGATCAACCATTGTAACTCCAATGTCATTCCAGGTAACTTGTCCAGGGAACTTATAAGTCTGAGCTAAGAACTTGTGTTCTTGCTGCCCAATAGTCTGCTGTGGCCTGTCGGAAGTCTTAATCATATACGTTGGAATACCAGCGATATTTAATAAGAACTTAAATTTTCTTATCGGCTCTGCGGTTGGGGACCAAATTGGTGTTGCCATTATCTATTCTCCTTATCCATTAAATGTAGCGCCTGATGTAGTTAAATAGAAGTCAACTGCAATAAATTCAATTGATTTCGCTGGTTTAACCCAAATTTGAACATACATTATGTTCTGATCGACTAGATCAGGTGTTGTTGTTGTTTCATCGAGAACAAGCTTATAATCTACCAAGCCGAATTTCGCCTTAATTTCTGCCAAAAATGGCTCTGCTTGTCTCTTGAAGTTCTTCCAAGTGTCATCAAGGTTTGGCTCAAACAAAACTGTGTCACCGATAAGTGAGATTCCTCTCTTAAGGTGCAACATTAGTCTTCTGACGTTAACTCTATCAAGTCCACTTCTCTTAACCTGCAAAGTCTTTTGACCCCAAATTACAACACCCTGGTTTGGGAATGAAGCGATTGGGTTGATATTGATGTCATATAGGTCATCTCTATCAGAACTAAAGAGTTTAAGAGCTACGTTGCTTACTGGAAGACCAGCTTCGCCACTTGAGAGGCCTGCTCGGTTGAAACCAGCAGGAGCTTGCCATTGACCACCAACCTTGTCAGTGTAAGCCAGAGCTCCTAGGGCAGCAACAGAAGGTGGGACCCATACAGATTTCTCACTAATTGAGTCTCTAATCTGAACCCATGGGTAATAAGCAGCGCCATAACTTGAGTTCATCTTCCAACTCTTAAATGTTTCAAGAGCTGTTTGAATATCACCCATTTGAGCAGCATTTCTATCACTAGAATCATAAAGTCTCTCATGAGGAGGCAAGTAACTCTCTTCAATGTCGATGACAGCAAGAGCATCAGATCTCTCAGCAGAGTTGTTTACCAAAGTTTTGTTTAGACTCTCGTTATTCATTCCAGGGATTGCAATCAAGTGATACTCTGCAATTTCTGGATGCTTTACCGTGTCAATCGCTCTTCTGTAAGAGTAATAAACTGGATCTGTTGTTAAAGTTGGTGATGTTGCAATCTTTGAATTTCTCAGAGGGTCGGACTCTGTAATATCAAAGCCGTTAGTTCCACCATAGAATACTGAAGTAAGATTACCAACTCCAAGAGCGAGTGGTGCTTTGTAAGAAAGCAGGGCATCGCTACTATCAGGGTAGTTAGTTGGCAATGATGCTGTTGCTGTTAGCGAATAACCATCATACCTAGCAGAGTTGCTGTAAACAAGTGTCCCAACTCCTTTTGCACTAGCAGCAGGTGCTGTATCATACTTAACGTTGTCAAGTGAGATAACCCATTGATAAACTGTTGAAGTATCTTCATCATGGTTAGCAACATTAGTTGGCTTGCACCTAATGTGGTCTTTTACTGAATTGTTAAAAGCGTCTGTTCCATCAGGAGTTAAGTATGCACCCCAATATCCTTGTCTAATATTAGTAAGTGTCGAGGTTGATGTTCTAACAGGAACTTCTGGGAACATAATCTTTAAGTTAGGAATGTCAGCACCCGAGCCTGTGACTATTGCATCTGCCGAAGCTCCATATACTGCGCTAGTTCCACCAGTAACCCAAGCAGTAGTTGCATCGCGTAATGCACTATCGGAATCGATGTCAATGTTTTTATACTTTGTAGGACCTGTAATTCCGAAAGGAACATATGATGGCTCGAAACCACTCTCAAACTCTGAGTTGATTTCAACTCTAATGTATTTAGACTTATTTGGGTAGGAGCCTTTCTCGATAAGTCGAGCTTTTGTATCGTCGTATTCTGTGTACTTATCACCGATTACATTAAGAATGTAAGATTCTGCGCTTACGTCCAGAGTGCACCCAACGTATCTTTCAACCATGGAAATATTTTCATCAGTGTCGTGAATTCTACGAACTTCAACATCGAAAGTTCCATAAGGCTCTACATCTTCATTAGATGATGGCTTAATGTTAGCGATAGATACTTTGAAGTTATTCTGAAGATCTTCGCCAGTATCTAAACCTACGAATCTGAATAACTTCTTTACAGTACCATCTGTAAAGAAAGTTGTGCTAGATGGATCAAAACTACCAGTATCTTGTGACAAATGCTGAGTAAAGAACCAACCTGATTTTGGAAGAGTTGAGCTTTGTAGTGCTCTGTTTTGATTAATAGAGTGGTTTGCTACCGAACTTCCACTCATTAGGCCTAAGATAACACCGACATACTTAGTAGAACTGATAGTACCGCTACCAGTAAAATAAGAGCCTGTTGAAACTGCGCTCTTGTAAGTATCTTCGTAGGTTTCACCTAGGAAATAGTTAACTTGACCATCTGTTTCACTGTTTCTTCCAAGAAGAGTTGGGTTGGTATTAAATACCTTTCTGATGAAGTTGCCTTTCGTCTTTGTCATCGAAAAAGTTGTCTTACTTGATGGTAAGTTAGAGCCTGTAAATTGAATTACAAAATCTCCTGAATTATTACTTTCGATTAGGATAGAGTTGCTTGCTGTTGTAGCACCGACTGGCCCTGGTGCAGCATAGATGTTACCAGATAGTTGTGGAGCACCTGAGCCTGTGGCCATGTAAAAGACAGCAGCAAGAGCACCTGTCAAATGAGCAGTAGCTACGTTGCCAGCACTTGAAGATGGGAATACAAACAGTCCGTAAGCTCCACCAGCCTCTTTCGCTGTCCCAATAGCTCCAGCAGTCCAACCAGCCTTTCCGGCTGAAGTTGCTTGTGGACTTGCATCACCAAGAACTCTAACATAGGTAAGAGCTTCACCATTCTTTAACCAAGACTGTGCGCCATAGACTCCATACATTGGGGAGGTAAGATTGCCGTCTCTCCAAACATCATTTGAAGTTCCACCAGCAACAGGCTCGCCAAAGATCTTAACAAACTCATCAAAGGAGTTGACTTTAACAGGTTTAAACGCTGGTCCGCGTTTTGCACGTCCAATAATTACGGGTCCAAGTGCTTCCGCAGCGTTTGGGATCTCCGATTGGTCGATTTCTTGTGTCTTAATCCCAGGGGATCTGAAATGAAAATTCTTTGCTGATTCTGCCATTATAAATTGCTCCTAAATAGATCTCGTGTGCAATCACTACAATAAATAGTTTGATAAAGACTCAATTTCGATAACATCTAAAAAGATTCGCTGTCTAGGACGCTCCGTTCTCTTTGCATTCTTACTTGAACTGCATTTTCTCTTACTACGACTTCTGGGGATTCTTGATTAGTATCGTCTGAGCTTAAATAACCTAAAACCTTAATCGATATTGTTGCTTCAAACTTCTTTTCTTCCTCACCTAAACCAGAGGCATTACTTTCAATCGGAAAGTCATCATCAAGAAAGGCCTCATATCGATGTCCATCACGTTTTACAATAAACTGATTGATACCACTTGTATATCTATAAAACGGAGTTGTTGCTTCATTCATCTGTTGTAAGTAATCTGTTCTAATCTTAATCGTATAGTTCATATTCATAAAGACTGGATATGGGATGGAGATAGCCTTATTAACCACCTTCTTGTTGTCAAAAGGGAAGTTGTTTTGCCCATATACTCGTTTTGAATCTGCATTCGCAAAGTTGGCAGTCTTATCTTGAACTATTTTCTTATATATAGTTACAGCCCCTTTGCGATGGTCATTAACCGGAAACACGTTTCCAGGAAAAGCTCTCTCACCGGCAGGAGTTTTAGACATAGATGTTCTTTCAATTGTTATAATTGGCAAGATAATTGAATTTGAATCTACTTCTCGTAAATCTTTATCATTCTTAACCTGAAAGACTCTTTCTGAGGAAAGCCATACCAACGGAACCACTCTGACTCCACTATTAGTTCTCGTTTTGATATTGAGACCTTCTAACCAGTCATACAGAGCGTAATCTACTGTTTCTATTGTTGATGGCACATAAACTAGTGTTTTCATTTCGCGTTAAACTTCCCATCTCTAGCTCTAATACAGGTTGCTGAGATTTCAATTCGGGAGTCCATCTGACCAAATAGCCTTCTTGGTTCCCCGATCATTACAATTTCATAATAGATATCGTCATAGAGCACGAAATCACCTTCTCTGACATACAGATTTTGATCCTCAGTTAAGCGTCGCTTATGAAAGTTAACAACAATGGAAGACCTATGGTCAACACCCAAATCTGTTGTTTCTGTTACATATTCTGTTAACTCAACCAATGCATACACTCTGACTGGTGGAAGGAATGTTTTTTCGATCGCTTCACCATATAGGGGATGAAAGTTGGTATCTTCAATACTTATTGGGTAATACATAATTGCTTGCCCAATAACTCTTTCTATAACTTCGTCAGCTACTTGTTTAACAAAATCCTTTTCTTTCTTTCCAGTAAAAAGAGGTGAAGGAGGTGCTGCTGGTTGTGTCCATTCGTCTGCCATTATTCAAAAAACCTCGCTAATATGTTCTCTAGTGCATCATGTATTTCATTTTCAAGTTCTTTAGCCTTCTCTTCATCAAGATCGATTTCAGAGGGCAACTCTACCTCAACTCCAACACTTTTATTATTAATATTAAAGTGATAGATTGCGCCAGGAGTCTTGCATTTTGCTTCGAGAAATAGTTTCCACTTTTCAAACATAACTTTTATCCCACGTAAATCTTAAGAGGTGTTCCGCGTATAGCCTTCCTGGAATCCTCGACCATCTTTGCTTGATTCTCTGCCACTTGATTATAAGTAAGCTCGTCAAGAACAGTTTTAAGCTCTTCTCTGAGCTTTTCTTGTTCCTCTGTTGCCTCTGAAATGAGGTCTTTCCCATCCAGGGTCACATCTTGCCCTGAGAAGGGGAGGCTGTCCAATTTGGAGCGCACCCGTCCAAGCATCCTTTTAGCCACAGAAAAGCCATATCTACGAATCCACTGCTTGCCAATTGAGTTGATGCTTGTATATGGTACGTTAGCAAAAGGAAGTGTATTCATATTGTTGATACCAGAAGTGCCAGTTTGGCGATCAGCCTCTTCAACCCAAGCATCTGCTGGGACATAAAATCTAAAATAAATCTTATCTGGATACAATGAAGCTTCTGGAGTTGGAAATATTCTCAACCTATTATTAATCACATCATAAGAGTAGTGTGAAGTTCTTGTATATAAAGAGTCTTCAAACTGCATGGCCTGCAACTTATTTTGCCAAGTTGGAACAATCTCATATGTAGAGCGGTCTGAGTATTGTCCATAGTCCATAAGGTTTCCAACAACATTCAAGCCACCATAATATGAAAAGAACCTCCACATAGTTCTTGGAGTCTTATAATATACTGTTTGAATAACAATTCTTTTATTTCCAATATCAAGAGTTGGATGGCTATCAGACACTAAAGCCTGTAGATCGTATTCTTGCTGTCTTACCACCGGAGTAAAAGAACCTGTGTGAATTTGAGCGTCGCCACCGAACCCGCCTTCTCGTCCAAGTCCAATTCCGACTCTTTTTGGATGTGGCATTTCAAACCTTGGATACTTTAACTCGACATTAATGTTTTCAAGGGAATCGCCTGATATTAATTGTCCTGTATGATCAAAACTTCCTGTAGTGTCTCCAAGAAGACTCGGGAGTGCATTTTTTGCTTGATGAATATTAACAAGATAACTATATTCCACAACTGCTTCTTCATATGCTTCGAAGACCATATCATTAACAATTTCGATATCAAGAACATCGCCACCCAATCTCTTATATGTATAAGATACCTGATCCGCCGCTCCTGATAAAAAATATTGATTTGCTGCATAAGCGTCTGCTTTAAAAGCATAAGCAGCAGCCTCCGCAGGCGTTGCTGAAGCTGATAAAATTGTGGTACTTGTTGTACTCGCTGGAGTTAATATTGGTTGTGACATCTATGGTCCCTCTTTTATAACTAGATCATTCTAAATATTTATATTCAAATCTAAAGTCTGGATTAAGTTTTTGGATAGCAAAAATAACGTCTCTAAGAATTGCTTCTTGTTTCTTAAAGTTTCTATAGTTCTGAACGAGTGAAGTGAAGAAACTTTTAAGATAATACTCGTCGGTGCTTTCGAAAGTTGCAATGATTGATGCGAAATTTTTATTGACTATGCTTGTCGGGTTTATATTCTTTTTGGCCAGAATTCTTTTCGATTTTTGACTAACCTTGTCGTAAGCCTTGATTTCGCTATCTCTATGTTCTATCAATTTGCTTAATATGTCTTCTTTAGAATCTGAAAATGAAAACTCAATACCACGAAAACTAAAGACTTGTTTATCTCCATCAAAATCAATAGCAAAAATATTGTTTTCTTCTAGGTTATAACACCTAGCTCTAAGATAAGAAGGTTTAGATGATATAGATTTAACAAATTGTTCAATAACAAAGCCTCGGAATTCCTGATCAACATAGGAGCTCATAATAAATCTATTGGATTGGTGTTTGTTGAGTGGCATCAGAAAGCCAACTTTAGTTCCAAGTCCTGGAAATGGGTCTTCAATGTCAAATTGAAGAGAATCTCCATTGTTTCCTCCTTCAAAATACTGCACCCGCCAAGGCATCCCCGTTTCGTTTGGATATACCCGATCCTCTGGGTGTTCGGCAAAGCTTGAATAAAAATTATAAGTTGTATGGTTAGAATGAGCTTCGGATTCCTCATTAATGGCGTATATTTTCTTAAAGTGAGCAAATAAGTGTTTTGTGCTATTTGCCTTATTCTCAAGTGGATGATTATCAAGAACATATGATGACACATACTCTAATCCAAAGAAGTTTTTGAATAGTTTGGAAGGAGGTGTATCTTGATAATCACCACCAGCTAGTTTTAGATCTTCTTCATCTGGTAAACCTGCCTGAAAGACTTCTTTCTGTAAATCTCTAAGAATTATTGTTATTTCTTTTAGAAACTTCGCCCGAACAGTTTCGCCTATCTCTGTAAACTTATTTGAATAAATTCGAAGCTCTGGCACGCCAAAATCTCTTGCAGGTCTTCCATTTTCATAATGAACAATTCTTCGGATTCTGAATCTTGCACTTGGAACAAGCTTACCTTTCGAGATTTCGTCTTCCATGTTTTGGTTATCTGGGCGATCTTTATCAAAGAAGATTTCTTCTTTGCTCCTCTCCCAATTGCTATTAACCCTGTTAAGCACATCATATTGGTCTGAGTTGATTAAATATACGACAGCACCGCCACCTTTCGCATCAGCTACTGCGCATTTAAAATATCCTTGTGATGGGGAGTGGCATGATGTAATACCATCATGATCGCCCATTCTCAGGACATCAATTGGATGTTTTGAAAAGATATAGACAAACCCAGGGTCTTTAGTTGATTCACCATTGAGATCTCTAAGTGCTTCTTCTGAGTTTTTATTCCACCAATCTAACATTGTTTGATACTTTTTTAATAGCCGATTTTCGCCACCAAAGTTTTTAAACTTTTTTATAGCCGATATCTCTTCCTCTTCATGTTTTTCATTTCTTGCAAGCCATTCTCTTCTCTTAACTATTTCCTTCTCTAATGCGCCTAGTTTTTGTTTCATAATTGATGCATTATATAATTGTGGATTATCGATAATGTAATCAAACTCTTCAATAACGAACCCGATAAGAGTAAGAGCTTTCTCTTCTTGAGCTTTTGTTTCTGCATAAACTTCATAATTATCTTTAAACGCACCAAAAGCGATTTTGTCAAAGAAAGCAAAAACTTCGTATAATTCTTCTCTATTGATTTCAAAAAATTGTATAATGGCACCTTCCGCTCTTGCATTAAAAGGAACACCAGCATCCCGCTCCAAGGTTGCCCTTGACCCAGGATACCTTAAAGTATTAATGGCCTCATCCCTAAGATCTTGCGCAACTTTCCTCAGATTAAATCTCAAGTCCGACAACTTGAAAAAGTCCTCGTCTCTCTTTTCACGAATTGCCAGCAGAGGCTTAGACACCCTAACAAGATCTGTTAAGTGCTTACCAAGTTTTTTACTTTTAGTTTCCGTATTTTTAGTATATTCATTATAATACCACCACCTAGAAATTCCTTTTTTATCAATCTCAAACGATGAAAGTATATTTTTCCATACAGGGTGTGTTAGGCCAAGACTAACTTCTGACCGGACAGCAAACCTGTTTTTATCACCAAAAATATCTACAAGATAGTCTTCAAGGTATCCTTTATCCATTCTAGAAACAACTTGTTCTAGTTTTTGGTTGTTACCCTTAATTTCACTTATTAGTTTTTTTTTGTTATTGATTGTTAATTTTAGCATTGAAGTCCTCTAGTGATATAAATAGTTTGCTAGGAGCCCTAATACAAGAAAAGCCCCTTGGATTTCTCCAAGGGGCTTTTCTGTTAGTTTATCTTAGATTATACTAAGTCTTGCACTACAACAAGGCCATACATGTCAGGACGAACCATCTTCTTGGCGTAACGAGTCATCATACCCTTGCGTGGTACGAAGTCCTCTGTTCCGAAGATAGTAGGTGTAGTCTGTAGTGGCACGTAAGGTGCGTATACAAAGCCAGACTCTAGGAATGACTTGCCTTTACGTCCTACCAGAATTACGTTACGGTAGAAGTAAGGGTCAACATACACATCCCACTTGCGTGAAAGTGAACCAACCTTCTCTGCACCAACGGAGCCACCCTTGAGGTCTTCCATGTTTACAGTTGCTCTGAATCCACTAGTGAACTCAAGAATGTTAGCAATTTCAGGTGAGGTTACTAGGAAGTTAGCTCCACCGCGAAGTGTCTTTCTGTGGATACGTGCAGACACATCATTGATTGTCTCAATAAGAGTCTCGTACCATTCTGACACGTTACCTGTGAAGTCAGGTGGTGCAGTAGCTGATACAACAGATGCACCAGTTTCACGGTTCAAGAAGTTACCAGCGTGACGACTCCAGTAAAGAGTTCCGCCAGTTCCACCGGAAACGAGCTCGTTAAGGATTTCTTGGTCGATTTCAAGAGCAACGTGCTCTGAAAGAATACCAGTTAGCTCAACTTCAGCATCGATGTTGTGGTAAGCGTTGATGTCTTGAGCAAGCTCAGGAGTCCACTTAGCCTTCAACTTCTTAGTCTTAACGTCTACCGAGATAGAGTCAAGCTTAATGTCGATTTCTGAGATGGTACGGTTGTGACCATCTTTTTCATCACCAGCTACCGAACTAGAACCCGCCCCTTCTTGGACTAGAAGTTCGGCTAGAACTGAACCTACTGAGTTACCCTGACCCCACGAATCCTTACGTGAGAACTTAAGTGTATTGCCTAAGCCAGGGTTGCCAGCAACATTAGCAGCAACCAATCCACCAGCAGTAGTGGATTGTAGATAAAAAGTAATCTTCGTATCTTCATCTGAAAGTGTAGTTGCTGTAGCATCCCAGGCACCCTTGTGAGTTAATCTACGAATAACCTTAGTCTCAGTAGCTCCAAGAGCTCCGTCAACAGGAACACGAACGTCGGATGTTGTACTTGAAGATACTAGGTCGATAGTAACTAAGTTGCTACCATCAATCTGAGCCATCTCAGCAGTAGATAGGGTAACAACTACAGCAGCGATAATATCGCTTGGTGTTGAACCTAGAACATCAGGATCATAACGAAGAACTTTCTTGTCAAGAGCTGATAGATCGCTAACAAGAGTCTCTGTTCCAAGGAGAGCGACATTCTGGACGTTAGTGTCTGCTTCACCCGCATTAATACTACCTGTAGCAGTTGAAAAGCCGTTGTTAAGGCCATAAAAAGAAGTCTCAGCGTTATCACCTGAAAGGTCAACACCACCAGTGATTCCCTTACCAACTACGCCACCACCGAATAGTGATGCACCGGCAACTGCGCCGTTGTGTAGTTTCTCAGGTGTGTTACCACTGTAGACAAAGTCTAGGAAGAAGATAAGACCAGATGGAAGACTCATTGGTTGAACCGAGACTAGCTCGTTTGCAATAAGACCACCGAATACCCTACGGACGATTGGGAACGCAACTGATGCGAAACCTTCTACGTCACCGGCACTCATTGAGGAAGCTTCACGAAGAAGTTCCTTAGCTTGGTTCTCTAATAGAACCGACATGTTAATTTTGCTTCGCTCTGTTGAAAGACCTTCTAGCAAGCCGACTTTCTCCCATTTCTTGATGAGAGCTGCGCCTTCTGCCTTACGGTCTGTATGTACAACATCACGAGTTAATGCTTCTACGATTGTACTCATAATAAATTTAACTCCTTAAAGTTGGTTAGTTAGATACCCGCTAATTCTTTCCATCGAGTAATACGATGGTTTGTCTTTGGCGGCTCTAGAGGTCGTTGTCTAGATTTAATTGACAACAATGGTGAAGCTCTCTTATCCATGGCCTCGCTAAGTGATTTCGGTTCGGAGCGTACTCGTCTTCCTTCCACTGTGCTTTGAAGCGTTTCGTAAACGATTTTCGCTTCTTCACCTGACTTCGCTCTTTCAATAGCCTCGACAATCTGCTTTCGCTGTCTTGCATTCAAGGTCCTATCTTCTAGAACTTGGTTTTTAAAGAACAATTTCTTGCTCTCTGATTGTAACATATTGAAATTAGCTTTAAGTGACTTTACAGTTTTATTGCTTTTTTCATAATTGTTCGTTATAGTAACTAGTTCCTTGTTTACCATTTTCATAGCTTCAACTAGTTTTTTAATATCTTTCCTAAGATTATCGTTAGTTTTCATAGTTTCTGCGAGCTTTTGACTCTTAGCACGACTTTCTTTTTTGATTGTTTTGTTCTTGCTTTCCAACTCTTCTGCTTCATCACATAGTTGTGAGAGCATTAAGTTAATCTCGTCTTCTTCATTGTTGGAGCCGAAGGGAGCATGTGGAGTTTTTACATTTTGGTAATCTACTTCAACGCCTTCTTCTTGGACTTCTTCTTTGTCTTCTTCTTTGTCTTCTTCTTTGTTTGGATCAAATATCCTGTCTTCGGTTACGCCATCAGCGCTTTCATTCAGGAAGCTTCCGCCGTTCTCGCCTTCACCAGAGTCATCATTATCATGTCCCCATGGGCTTTTTTGACCAAATTCATTCTCGGAGGTTCCGAACTCTTCTTCTCCAATGTTATCTAAGTCAATCTCAATCATCTCATCTTCGCTAGGAAAAGTTGTGCTTCCGATTGTTTCGCCGTCAAGAGCAGCAAGTGGAAGTGAAGGCGTGCTATCACCATCATCACTAGCACCAATTTCTTTTCCACCGACTTCACCGTCGCCACCGTCGCCAAACTCGATAGGCCCGCCAGCATCACCACCAGCTTCTCCACCCATATCGTCCATGCCACCCATATCGTCCATGCCGCCCATATCGTCCATGCCGCCTAGGTCTTCATCCTCGAAAGGGGTTTCATCTTCGTTAAGAAGACTCTTCTGAAGAAGCTCCTCCATAACATTTTTTACTTTAGAAGAATATTGCTCGATAATATCTTGCTCTGCCTTTTCTTTGGCAATTCTTTTTAGTTCTTCTACATCTATTATCGCTTGGCCTAACATTGAAGACATTAATATTTTCTCCTTAAATAACTATTATAAATAGTTAACAAAATCTTTAATTCCACAGAACTATCCAATTCCAACTGAGCCTGACCAGTTTTCAGGTAGTCTACTCGCAGGGATTCCGGTTAAAGCGGCTATTACACTAGCTGATGCTGGGATAGTTCCACTGTCTGATAATAAGAATACACTTGTGCATCTTACTGAAGAGCTGTAAGATTCTCCATTTGCAAGAGTAAAGAAATACTTCTCGCCAAGAGCGTCAAATACTCCATTTTCACTAAACCCGACACGCAAATCTACACTTACTCCACTGGTGTTTTTAATTATAATTTCTTTAGTTACATTTGGAAATGAAACTTGTGTTGGTGCTGAAGAATTTATCGCACAGGCGATTGAGCTTGAAGCAAACGGAACTCCACTAACTTGGTAAGAACCAACATTTCCAAGACCAACTCTTACTTGTATATTGCTATCCGGCATTTTTTTCTGTCTCCTTTCTTAATTTTTTAAGAACTTTAATCCTTCTTAATTTGCGCTTACGTCTTTTTTCTGATGGTTTTTCATAATATCTACGATCTCTTAGCTCTTGCATCAGTCCTTCATTCTTGACTTTCTTCATAAATCTTCGGATCACCTTAAAACTGTCACGTCCATGATTGATAACCTCAACGTTAACAGGTGCTTTTTTATGTGTTTTTCTTTCGTTACTCAATTAGTCCTCCAACCTTTTAGCGATTTCACCCCATTTATTTCCGAGTAGTTTGTCAAGCGCATCGATGTTGACACCTTCGTCATCAGGGTCTATGCCTGCGAGTGGGCTTGGAGCAGTTAAGCCACCGCCGCCACTTCGTCCTTCATTGACAACACCCTTTGTTTTGAGAGGTGCAGTGCCCTCAAAGAAACTTCCCATACCTGATTTTTCAAACTGGTCTCGTGCTCTTGAGGAAGTTACTTCTCTTGAGCCTTCGTTTCTAATCTTACGAATCATAGCCTCACTGGCTTCTCTAGATTCTCTAGCCTGTGCACCTTCTGGAAGCTCCTTGGCTCTTCGTTGAGGAGCGCTTCTTGATTCTGTGAGAACTGGACCAGAAGCAATAGCGACTTCTCTAATAATAGAAGATAGGACACCTTCTTCAAATAGAAGCTCTGCAATCAATTCCTTGATAATCGGCTTCATCATCATCTTCATTTTAGCTCTCTTACTGGTCATTATTTATTCCATGAACGCAATACGTTGTTTAGGGCTCTATTGATTCGGTCCCCTTTATTATCTATTGAAGGAACTTTTCCTTCCTTAAGCATGTAAGCACCAGCCGTTGAAGGCTCTGAGACAAGATCAAAACATACTAATTGGTAATCATCTTGAACATAAGTCTTACCATTCTTCTGAGTTGTAGAGCCAAGTCCTCGTGATGAAATCGAAAGCATTCCGCCACTTCTTACAATACCTTGAGCGTTCCTGCCTGTATCGGTATCCATCAACTTAATCTTGCCAATGACTTCTTTACCTTTCATCTCAATGTGAGTTACGAAGTGAGAAGCTTTTTGTAGTTCTACAATAGGACTATCAGGGTGATCTAATTCACCATATGAGCGATGCTCTTTTACGAGTTTCTTATAGTTCTCAACTTCACGCTCAAGAATCTCCATCGGGTAGACTCTTCCATTTCCATTCTCAGCGTCTGCTCTCTGCATAACACCAGTGAGATACATAACGGAACCATTAGCCATTTCAAGCTTTTCAGCTTCGGTTAATAGTTCTGGGTGGCTATTATCGAACACTCGATACTCTGTAAGAACATATTTATTACTCATCTGACATCCCTAGTAAGATAGCAACCTGCTCGTTGCTCATGATCTTGATAGCCTCGCTAAGAAGTTCTTGGGTTTCGATTTGTTCAAATTCGCCAAGCGACTCAAGTAAGGCTTCTTTGTTATTGCGGATTTCCGCATGAAGGTTCTCTGTCTCTTCTTTGATCAACCTTCTTAGGTCAGAGACTTTTAGTTTGATTTTGGACATTCACTTCTCCAGCGGGCGTTACCCGCACGATATAACAACCTTTTTTACAAAGCCTTGGTGGTTGAAGGAACCATTTTATCTCTACATGATTATTCATTGTTCTTCCTTATAAATAGTTTATTGTTTGCTTAAATCTATTTTTATTCCATCATCGTCAAACACTCTATCCAATACATAATTAATACCAGCACTTATGAAAGCATAGACAAATAAATGTGGTAATGACAATATAGGGAATATACTAATAGTGTATAAAAATAAATATCCGAACCATCCGGTATGAAATCCCATACAAAGAGGACACTTAAACAGATTCCAATCAGGACGAATTCTATCAAAAATAGAGCCGTATAATAATATTTGTGTTAGGCCAAAGGTAAATAATATAAATTCAATCATAAACATATCTTACTACTGATCGGATCAGTAGTTTAGTATAAGGTTGTCTCTTTGTAGCCTTGAAAGATGAAACGATGTTCTGTCAGAACATCACGATATAAAACCTCAAGCCTATCGTTTTTAACAAGAAATGAAGCAATTTTTACATTTGCACTAGCATTAGCGTCCCACATGCTTGGTGGAGAATCCAAACCTTTTTTATTACTGAATCCTATCATTATTCATATCCTATATAAGATGCCGTAAGGCTTGAAGTTTGGATCAATCGTTCCTTTTTCTTCTGAGTGTGGAACCTCACCTAGTTCTGTCGAATCGTCATCTTCTGGCTCTAAGAACATGTTGTCAACGTCTTCTTGATACTCATCAAAAGTCTGATATTTATTCTTGTCCTGTTCTAAAAATCTTTTTGTTACCAACAACACAACCTGTAGAGCATCTACTTGTTTGTTTACTGGATAGAACGCCTCAAGAGAGCCATATACAGAACCGCCTCTCACCGAGTCATATACAATAACACCTTTGTTCTTTAAAAAATCAAAATATCTTTTCTGAACATAGAATGAATCGGTGCTTCTATTCTTCTTCGGTAAGGTAAGGATCTTATTCTTAAAAGGAATAATGATGATGTCTAGGTGCTTATGATCATAAATTATGATATTGCCGTCTAGGGTTTTTCTCGCATTGAGCTTAATCTTTAGAAAAGCACCTTTAATATCAACAACAATATCAGGAGCCTCGGATTCAGTTGGGCCTCCGAGGGCATCTACTACGTTCTTGTTTATGGTTACTTGTATTGCCATTAGCTAGTAATTTCCTTTGCTAGATCTTGCATATGCATTATTGTTGAAAAGTCTTCTTTTGTATATTCTTGCTTCCCACGGAAGCTCTCTAAGATATTCAATACCTTCATAGAGTTCTCAAGCATATTAGAATCAGCTTTCACTTCTTCTAGTTTCAAACCATCACGAACGGTCTTTTTAATCTTGTCCAGTTGTTCATTTAGAAAAACTTTAAACTCAATAGTATCTAGTCTCTCATTAATAAAAAACTTTACCATTTCTTTCTGCTCTGGAAGCATTGCCTTGTATTTCTTATTATATGATTTTGTGTAAGACTTAATTACAAGTTCATCTACTGCTTTCTGCTTTGTTTCTTTCTTTTCAACTACGCCAGTCATCTTTTTCAAGATTCTTCGCTCCATCAATACTTTTGAACTGATTGAAGCTGAGTCGTTGAATATGTGATTCAACGACGCAATAAATTTATAGTTAGGAACATGATTAGAATAAACATTAGCGCCTAGCTCTTTATTGATTTTAGAGATAAGATTGCTGTTTACATTAAATGATTCTTTACGATCAAGATTGGCAAAAACTCTCTTACACTCGTGGATGACTTTTTCTGCATCGATAGGGTGCATCCCTTTGGCTTCATTAATCGCCTTATAAGCTAGCAACTCTTTACCGAGTATACTGTTTGTATTAAAGTATTCTAAAATAATATCTTTTATTAACTTAGCTCGTTTTTTATCGTTCTTGATAGAAGCTTTGACCATTTCTCTGATTAAAGCTTCGTAAAGAAAAGCGGTATTTCTTTTCTTATTGTGTCGTATCTTCATCTTTATGATTCTCCAGAATATCCTCTTGACGCTGTTCTAGCTTCAAAAGCTTACTATAAATAGTATCTTTACTCTCCATTAATCCATACTGAACTCTACTAAAGTTTTTTGTAGTTGTTGCTCTTGGAAGAGAGGTTTTCGTACCACTCATAGCTCTATAATTCTTTTCACGAGGGCCTGAACTTTTTCTTCGATCTGAAATAGCTGGTTTATAATTCTTACCTTTAGATCTTAAAGTAGTAGTATATCCATCAGGAACTCTTTTCGCTGGAGCTTCTTCACCAGGAGCTGCCAGTAAAGGACTCTTTTCTTCCTCAGCAGCGGGAGCGGCGTCCCCACCCATCTCTTCGGATCCCATCATTTCTGTTTCTTCTGCTTCTGGGCTTAATGTAGTTCCTGTAGCGAATTCGTCGCCAATTTCCCCACCTGCGCCTGCTCCACCAAGACTTGTGCCGTGACCACCGCCTGCAAAGTTTGGTTCTTTTTCGATTGCAGCGATCTGCATCTCAAACTTCTTATCTGAGAATTTCTCGTAGTGGTTTCTTTCAAACTCATCGTCAGAAAGATTAAAGATATTACGAGCAACCCATGCTTCAGAAAAGAAACTTTCCTTGGCTGAGGATCCTACTTCTAATTTGGTTCTCCAGTGCTCAAGCTCTTGAAGTTGCGATAGTTTTGAAGGATTATTTAGAGATAGAGTAAATGAGATTACATCCTCACCTCTATATCCAAGAGTAAATAAATGAACGATTGCAATTTTTTCAAGTTGTGCAACTACATTTCTTTGTAATCTTTGGATCGTTCTTGCAAACCTAATATCTTTCTGGGATAAAGTTGAACCGTCCTCTCCCCCATCGTCACCCATTGAAAGATAGGCCTTGGGAATCTTGATTGCAGATAGAAGCATATTCTTAAGATACTCAACATCTTCAATATGTGCAGTGTTCTGACCAGAAGGTAGGACATCGATTGAGTGCTCACTGCCTTCAACGAATGGTAGATAGATATCTTCTTCAACTCCCAGGGGATTATAACGTAAGTCAACACGGCCACTATCAGGATCTACAACTTGGTGTCGTTTAGTATTTGTGATAATACTCTGAACGAACTGTTCAACGTCTTCATCAGGGATACCAGACACGTTAATCTTGAACACACGCCTTTCTGGTGCCCTAACGATACGATACGCCATCATCGCATCTTCCATCATAGTTAACTGACGCCAGATACGTCTTGCTCCTTCAAGAACTGAGGTTCCGTAAGGAGCATAGCGATCATTTCCTAGGATACGAAAGTGAGCAATTTGCCAGTTTTCAAAAGTTAACCCACCGGCATTCCATTGAAACTGAACATAATTAGCATTGGTCTGGTCTTCGCCCTCAAGTCTTTCGATTTCTTCTGGTGGAAGCCCGATTACGTTTTTAACACCCATGTCATCATTGACATCTAAATACATGAAGAAATCTCCATTCTTGCACATAGTTCGACACCATTCGAATAGGTTGTCATTAATATTTAGAACGTTGTAAAAAAGAACATCCAATACGTCTTTAATCTCGTCGTTTGGGCAATCAATCTTGAGAAGTTTGACCAACTCGTTATGAGTCGTCATTTCATCAGCATAGATATCCATCGCTGAGTGTAGTAAGGGATAAAACTCCATTTGGTCAAAGTCAGAGTAACGCTCCGCTCTACCAATCTGGTTCATATGTTTTGTATTTAAGTTATCAAAAGCGTTGTATGCTCGCCTTTTAAATTTATAACCTTCAAGAGAACGAAAATCACTTCCATGTTTATCAAGCTTTCTCTTTTTATTGTTTCTTGGGATTTGGGACTTGTAGTTTACAAGCGGCCCGGAAAACATTTTAGTTAACTTTTTAAAAAGTGGTGACACTTCATTTTTCGGATTTTGTCTTTGATCAGCCATTATTTAAGTACCCATTTATATTTTGCTGCAATTCTTTGAGCTTCGGTATGTTGTCGATTAGAATTTCTTGCTTTGTATCCTACCATGCCAGGAATTGCAGTGTTAAAGGTTCTGTTTACAGCAAGGACAGCTCTCATCGCAGCAGTTTTTTTGTTTTTTAGAGTAGATGTAGTGAGCGCACCATTTTCTTTAACCCAGCAGATCATAGCAAGAGACATCATAAGATCGTCTTTCCTACCCTTAGCTGCCTGTGCCTTACCATTCTTCCAAATGAAAGCCTGCATTTCTTTCGTAACTCTTTCTGACCTAATCGTAATGTGATTATTTCTAACCATCTCTTCTAATTTACCTAAAGACAAGTTTCGAATAATCTCGCCTTTTTGCGAAAACCCTATTATACAACCAGACGAGCGTTTTGCTTTGATTGGATTAACATACTGGTAAGTGCTCCTATCTTGATAATAAAGGTTTGGATAGTTCATAGCTTCTAATTCTTTACAAACCGCCCAACCAAAAGTATTATTTTCTACAATTAATAAAGCATTGTTATAATCAACACCAATATCAAACAGTAAACGAGGCAGTTCTTCTTGTGCAACTTGTCCAGTAAATTCTGCAACTTGAACCATATTGCTAAGTTTTACGATTACTGCTGTTGAGTTGTCCCCACCATCTCCACGAGCAACGTCTGAAGAGATCAAATATGTCTCCCCGTCTTCGGGTTCATCCCAGATCCAATAGTTGCCCCCAGGACCAATCTTCTTCTTAGGTGTCATTACTTGTTTTTTTTCAATTCTTTCACGATAAACTGGATCGATAAATGTGTCACCAGATAAGGAAAAATCACACTCATACTCTTGAGCTCTTTGCTTCGAACTCATGTTCTTGGTTTCGTGCTCGTACCATTCCTTTGTCTGTTCCGGGTGGACATACCATGGAAGCTTAATTGGGTTGAATAGATTCGCACCATCCTCAGCTTCAATCCATTTTTCATAGAACCACCCCTGTGCGCCCTTTGGGGTAGCGATAGCAATACAACTACCTCCTCGTGTCAAGGTGGGCCCTAAAGACTCCCACATCTCATCTAAGCCGTCTACAACAGCAGCTTCATCAATAATCAGAAGAGACAAGGCTTCGGAACGTCCTGCATCAGGTCCAGTGGCAGATGCGTAAATGAAAGAACCGTTTCCTAGTTCAAACCTATGCTCATTCCTTTTAACGACTACTTCGTCTTTAAAAAAATCAGGAATAGAGTCATACATCTTGACAACTTTTCTTAAAATATTTGCTGCGACACCAAGCTTAGTAGCAACTGTCATAATTGCTTTTTCTTCATGAAAAAGCATAATCCACAAAACATATGCTGATGTGACAGTTGAGATTCCAAGCTGTCTTGATTTTAATACGATATTGAAACGATGGTCTGTTAAATCATCAACAACATCGTTTTGAAAATCATACAATGCTAATGGAATTAAACCAAGAAGAGGGTGTGGTGCTCTAACAAAATTTGTAATAAAATATTTAGGGTCTTTACCACACTTAAGAAGCTCTGCTTTTTTCTGGGCTTTTGTAAGTCTGTAACTCATTTGTTATCCAAGGTTTCTAAATAATTTATTGCCTTGGTCTTTAGCCATGGATTTGTCAAAGGATTCTTTCTTCAGTGTTGAATACATATCCTTTACAGCATCCTCCCAACTCTTTGCACCCTTACTTTGTTCCACTTCTTTGATGCCACCAATCTTATAGGAACAGTTAGCTTTGATACTGTTTCTTATTTTTGAAATTGGGTCAATTCGAATATCAACTTCACCATGCTTAGTTAAAGTCAAAGCATCGCCAGTTATCTTCTTGTATTCCTTCTTAAGATAGGAAACAATAGATTTGAGGGTGCTCTCTGTCTCTGTCTTATACTTAGCAAGCCCCATTTGATGAATTTCTTTAATCTTAGCTTCTGTACTATAATTAAGCATTAAGAGATTACCAACAATCTTTAAACCGAAAGCATCCATAATCCTGGTATCTAAGATTACATCACCCTTTTCTCTTTTAAGTCCGACTTTTAGGTCTTCACCCTTCTCATTTTTGGCTCCATCATAAGCATTTGCTTCCGCTTGCTTAATGGCTTGTATGATTTCATATGTTGACTTACCCATTTATCTCTCTCCCATCGACATGTAAATAAAAACAAACTTCACACATGCCATATTTATTTAAATATAAATCGTCTCTAGTTTTCATCAAAAGTTTCTCACATGATGGACAACTTTTGATCTTACTCTTATTAAATAGTTTTTTTGTTACAAAAAATTCACCTATTTTTATCTTTGGTTTTTGATTAGAAGATTCCTCTTCTAATTTACTCTCTTCTAAGTAATTAGCTTCCTTTTCTTCATTCCAGAAAGAAGCGGGATTTCTAGTTGCAAGATCTCCATACTTTTCTTTGATTGCCAGCTCAAGAGCTGCAATCCTATCTAAATCAATTTTTTTCATTATCAACCTTTATTGTTAAGTAAAATACCAGAAGAGTTAATCCAGCTCCAATTAATACTCCACCAGCGACATAGGTTGTGGCCTTCCATTCACTTTGGAGTTTTGATTCAAGCATTGCGATTTCTTTATCTTTAGATGAAATTCGAAACTTATATTTCTCTTCTAGCTTCTTGAGTCTTATACCACAAATAGCTAAGTCTTTTTTACAGGTAAGCGTTGCTTTTTCTACGGCAACTTCTCTCTCCATCTCAACAAGTTTTCTGTGGCTTCGAGCCCTGTCTAAAAGTTCGGCGTTTGCCTCGAAGTCATATAGAAGGCCTGAGTATGGTGCTGTTTGTCCTTTTTGAATACTCCCAACCTTTCCTTGACCGAAAACAGGTGTGGTGATGAAACTACAAATAATAATTACAACAAGAACTTTTCTCATTCTATCTCCGTAACAGTAAATCCAAATTCATCAGCAATCTTTTTTGCCATCTCATCGGGCTCATCTTTGGATTCTTTGACAATCTCTTTGATACGTTTCTTATGCTCACGTTTCAAGGTTTCTTTCTTCTCTACAAGCTTTTTTTCTACTAAAGAGATCTGTTCACTGGTGTGTTTTTCAACCTCAAGTATTTCTTTTACCTCCTCGGCGTGAATACTTTCAAGTTCCTCCAGTTCTTTCTTTGCAATGTCTTTCTTTTTCGTATACAAACCAGCCAAACTATAAGGTTTATATTTGGATAAAAAAAAGGCAAGAACTACCAATGGGAAAACCCACCAGTAATTCTTGCCCAATATTGCTAACTTCTTAGCCCAATATTTTAATTTTATAAGCCACATTAGAGAGACTCTGCCTTTTTCGAAATAACTCTCTTGCCGGCATCTCTGGCTGCTTTGAACCAGAATGGGGCCATTAAGCCGCCGACAAAGGCTGAACCGCCGGCTACCATATAACCAATACCCACCACTTCAAGGGAAACAAGCCCCGCGAGGACGGCTGCCAAAAGAGCTACTCCTACTTGGATTGCTAATAAAACCCAAGCTTCTTTATAATCAGAATAGTTTCTTTCTTCATCATAAGCATTTAATACTTTTGTAAGCCTCCAAGATAAAGCTCCTCCGACAAGATTTCCACATGTGAGAAAAATTAATATAAGTATATATGGTATTTCCATTTTCTTACTCCTAAGTTAAAGTAGCGAATCCCTCCGAATTTTTGTTCACATTTATTACAGTGTCAACAACATCTTTTAATTCGTCTACATGAGTAATTAGTAAGATTATCTTGAAATAGTCCTTGAGCATCGTTAAAAGATCAGAAAACTTCAACATATTATCCTTATCTAAAGCAACTGCTGGTTCATCAAGGATAAGCATATTTGGTTTAGCAATCTTAGTTAGGGATGTTAGAGCTATCCTAATTGCCATTGAGGCCAGAGTCTTTTCCGCACCGGAGCCAGATTCGATACTTCGCTCTACTTGCCCAGGGTGTTTAATCTTAATTTCTAGATTAGGACCATCAATTACAAAATTACAAGTAAAGTCTACAATAGTAGATAGAGCTTCGTTGATTCTCTGATTGATTAGAGAGAGATGCTTCTTGATTAGCAATAATGGAATGCCAGTGCTGTGAGTAGCTGCTGAATATATTTCCAGGGCTTTTGATTCTTGACTGAGCTTTTCATAAGTTTCAAGGTTAGCCTCTTCGGTTTCGATCCTAACCTCAATTCTTGCAAGTTCTCTAGAAATAGAAATTATCTCGTTATCAGTCTGCGTCATCTTCAGTATTTTCAAAGTCTTTTCAAGAGCCTCTACTTTGCTAGAAATCTCTTCATTGAAGAGAATACTCTCCTCGTTTGCTGTCAACTCTGCAAGCTGCTCCTTAATTCTTTCCTGTTCTAATGCCGAAGCTTTAATATCCTTCTCCTTGCTTTCAATGACAAGATGCTCTGTTCGGATGCGAGCATTAGTGTCATTAATACAGGAAAAAAGAGACTTTCTCAACTCTAAAGAAGATTTTGCACCCTCTTGCGAGTCTAGTTTCTGTTTCTTTTCTTCAATCTCTGAAATCAAAGCTTCAAGGCGAATTATGCTCTCTTCAACCTCTGAAGTTTTAGCTACATTATTAGAAGCATTTTTTACAAATTTACAACTAGAATGTAGTTTTTTGTCACAAGGAACACCACATAAAATCGTTTTATCTTTAACAATATTTGCTTGGTCAACTAGGGCTTTGTCTAGTTTTACTCTAGCTGCTTTTAATTCAAGCTCACTTGTCTCATGTTCTAAAAGAACATTATTGAGATTGATTACGTCGATTGAGTCCATTGTGGTTTTCGAATCTGCTATCTCATCCTTCCAGCTATCTATGTAAATACGATACTTTTTAACAGCATTTTCAAGATTTTTTTGATACTCCTTAGCAACTCGGAGTTGTCGATTTAATTCTTTTCTGTTAAGGAGCTTCGGGACTGGCTTCATGCCTGCATTAATCTTTATAATATCGTGAGATAATTCTTCAATATCCTTTGCTCTCTTATCATTTTCATTTTTCTTAGAAAGGAAAAGAGCTTCTTTCCTTAAGGATTCATCCTTAAGGCTTTTAATAGAAGTATTCAAATCTTCAAGGTTATATTTATTAACTTGCTTCTTAGCTAGGTTAAGCTCTTTCTTTGCTAACTTATGAACAGGCTCGAAAGCATCAAGACCCAGGAATCTTGATAGAATCTCACGACGCACCGTGTTCCCTTGACTAATGAAATTGAACGGATCTGACTGAGAAGATAACGTTGTTAATAGAAAATCATCTTTCGTGCCAAACATTCTAGATAGAAGTTTATCAGTGTCTCTCTTAGAGAGTTCATTAAGAGTCTTTCCGTCACGAGTAACAGTTAGAGTCGATTTTGTTTCGTTGAGAATATTTCCTGATTTATCTTTGCGATCTTTCTTTTCTGTCTTTCGGAGTATCTTAATATTTTGGCCACCAGCCTCAATTGAAACTTCCCCAGAACATGAGGTCTTTGCATTATTGATAACATCGTATGTCTTCCTAATGCCTTTCGAATTAGAATTAAAAATCGTATAAAGTAAACTATCAACAATACTAGACTTACCAGTATAATTCTTTCCAAATATGCCCACGATACCTTCGTAAGATTTAAAATCAATCTCATTGTCTTCTCCATAAGAAAAGAGGTTAGACCAATCTAATGAATTTAAATTCCATGTTGAACCCGTAAAGACTTTTTGATAATCAGCTTCTTTATGAAACCTTTTTGCGAACTCAAATACAGCCTTTTTGACTTCCTTGTCAAGTCCTGGCTCTAAATAAGATTCAAGGTGCTCCCTTTGAACATCCAGGGATGATAGATCCTCGATCTCACCATCTTCTGTGATATTATTACCAAAGTATTCCTTAATATCAATAATTGATTCAACATCAAACTTATTTCTAAGCTCAATCTTAATTTCCTCAACCTCTTTTATAGTAAGGTCTTTTTTAATTTTTAACCTTACTCTGCTGTTATTTGAAATCGATATCTGGCTTACGTCAAAATCTTTTTCAACGATAATAGTTTCAAATGCTTTTGGGTTTTCAAACGTGCGATAATCACAAGTAAAGTCCGTCGCTGAATCTATGTCCCATAATAAATAGCCTTTATTCTTAACTTCTCCAAAATTTTGCTGGATAGTTGAGCCACAATAAGCAATACGCTCTCCTAAGAACTGCTTCTTATGAATATCTCCAAGAAGAGTGTAATCATATGCCTTAAAGATTTCATCAGCATTCATTTCTGAACTTAAAGCAAAACCAAGGTCAGTCTTAGCTTCGGACATACATCCATGGTAGAGAGCGATATTAATATGTTTATCACTAGGTTCTGGCCACGGAGCATCATCGAAAACTGAGATGGCATGAATTGCGACATCATCAAATTTATAAGTCTGTGTATCTCTTGAGAAATATACAGGATTTTTAGTCTTCAAGGAACTAATGATAGGTGAAATTGCATCTTGCCTACTCAGATTCTTTAGATTGCCATCATGGTTCCCTAAGATAACAACCAAGGGAGCAATGTTTGCTAGTCCCTCAAGGAAATCCTTACAAGTATCAATATACTCTGGTGAGATCTGTGTTTTGGTGTGTGCGATATCTCCACAATGAACGATCAAATCAGGTTGTTCTTTTCGTAAACTCGTATAGATCATTTCAAATACTTTCTTGTATTCTTTATGATATCTAAAGTTATGGATGTGTGTGTCTGCTATATGTGCAATACGGGTCATTATACCTTCCTTCTTTCTAACTCTTCTAATTCTCTGGTCAAATACCAGAGGGCCTTTTTAAGATCCTCTTTTTCCTTCCCTTTGTGTTTTGCTCTTGCTAAATACTTGACTGTGTTACCGAGATTAAAGCCTAGCTGCCAATCTTCAATTACATCAATTACTTCAAACTTGCCAGCGTTATAATGTGAAGGATGGTCTACAGCTTCTTTCTGCTCCGATCCATCGTCATGTTCTTCAAATATCATTATTTATCCTCTTGTTCTGTTGTTATTTCTTTAAATTCACCGTTTACACATCTTTGAATGATGTTATTAACATTCTGCTCGGATAAGACCCTGTCAAAATCGCTAGTCTCCATCGAACTAAGTATTTGATATACCTTTTTTTCTGTTAAAATTTGCTTGCTAATATAATCTATAATAAACTTACATTCTTTTCGCTTCTTTTCTTCCGAAAGAGAGTTGAAAATCCTAGGCCCGGAAGGTAACTCCATCTCTGCTGAGAAAATGTCTCCTTGACCTTCAACTCCTGGAACGTAAAACTTTACTTTAAACTTTCTATTCATTATATCTCCATGTGATCAAAACTATATTCAAGGAAAGAGTCCATAGTGACTCTTTCCGCCTTGTCTTTTCTTCTCTTAAATACTGATTTTGTCATTGAACCAACATCCTGATACGGTTCTACATTAATTTTATAAACTTCAAGCCCATATTCAAGAAACATTTTAATAATCTTGTCTTCTTTTTTAATGGCGTCAGGATCTAAACCAAAATATACCTTCGGGGAATACTCTAAAATTCGATTGAATAACTCAGTATTGCTTCTAAGGCTTGAGCCTAATAGCGGAATAGCAGTCTCTCCTGCAATTATTGCATCGAAAACTCCTTCAACTAGAATTATTTCTTTCTCGATGTTTTGAAATAGTTCATTGAATACAATATCTTTGCTAGCGTTTGAGTTGTTATATGGGGGAAAGGCTTCGCTTGTATAACTCCTAGCTATAAAGTAAGACAAATCACCGTCTAGATCGAAAGATGGAATAACAATCCTGCCTGCATATTCTCCACTAGAACAATATCCTATCTTCCAAGCTAGAATATCATTCTTATTTAAATTACGTCCGCGCAAATAAGCCATTGCTCTACTTGCGGTTGGTGCTAGTTTTTTTCCTGTAAGTGATATAAACTCTTTTGGGAGGCTTACTTTGGTCTTAGTTTTCTTTTCTTTTCCTAATTTATATATATCTTCAATCAAAGTCTTGTCAATAGACATATCAATGCTATCGTCAAAGCTTGACCATTCCATATATTGAGTTGTTGAGCCAAATCTTTTAATCAAATAGGAAATAGAAGAGCCGGACTTTTCACAAATCCAGCACTTATATTTATTTTTATTCAAATTTATAGATAATTTCTTTTTTTCGTGGGAGCAGTAAGGGCAATAAAACAAATATTCATTCCCTACCTTTTGAGACTCACCTAGAACTTCCACTAGGATTTTTTTCTTTTTCTTCGTTGACATTTACCAATCCTGCTTTTGCGATTACAAGGCTATCCGCACGATCAAACTCTCTTGGTCGTGGGTTTCCGTGGATGGTATATTCTACCTCGAAATCTGGCTCTGTGTCAATGAGGTGGGCGATAACAATCTTCTTGGCTTTCATGCCTCTCTTAATTGTAATTCCTGCACTTTTTCTAGCAGAGCCCGCTGCTAGATGTTCTGGTTTAATTTGAAATATGATATAACATATCCACGTTATAGTGGCATTAAATCTTGATAAAAGGTCAATCGTTCTTGCTGAGGATCTTCCAGGGGCAAACATTTGTAAGGACTTCTCAATGTAGATATGTGTTATCTCAGGGTACTCTACCCTTACTTTTGCTAAGTAATCTTGAACGTATGATACTTTTGCATAGAAATCTTTATACTTCGATAACATCATAGCATCACAAAGTATAATCTTGCCAGAGGCATCTAAGATGGTAATTCCAGAACAAGTTGTACTTAAATCTAAACCTAAAATCATTTTACATATCCATTTTGAGTTTAAAAGTATAGCTTAAATCTGTCCTTTTTTTAAGTGGGTTGGCAAGGGAAGCGACCATAATCATATCACCATCTTTATCATAAACTCCAATTCTATCAATAAAAACTTGCTGTTGAAAAGACTCTGAATGATGTGAGACTGAACTGGAAATTGTATTCTTAATTGGTAGACTTTCGTTTTCTAGATACAACTTAGAACCAGTACTTATTATCCATTTACCACCATTGCCAGCTTCTAGGTATGAGGGGTTGTTACTATAATTTAATTCATTCTTTCTTGCATGAGCAAAGAACATCAATGTATTTATAGAGTTCTCACCTTTGAATTCCATCTTATATGAAGACGAAGGTAGGTTGCTTCCTGTTGCGGACTCGTAAGAGCCAAAGTGGATCCATTTCGGATTATCATATCCAGCGCTGTCTTCCGTTCTAAGAGGCTTCATATATGGCTCGGAGTGAGAGGCGTCTAGGACTGTGGAGCCCGTCAAAAGGATATATCCCTCGCTGTAAAGGACGGTTCCGACGACCGAACCTGAGTCCATGCCCAGGGTGCTGACCATTGCTCCGTTCTTATATAAGTCCTGCGCAGTCGCAATAAGACTTCCTGATGTATAAAAATTAAGACTCACACTTCCGGGCTTAATTCTGTTTTCATAAAACATCTTTGGAATGCTAAGAATGTTAATACTACCAGATGGATGGATCATTCTAGTCACTAAGCCAGTGCTAGTGTCTGTATTTGTATTCGTTGGTAATCCACCGCTTAAAAGAAAGTTCTCAAACTTAAAAGCATCAGACATAACAAGATAGCGGTCCATTGCGTTTTTAAGAGTTAACATCTTAAACATCGTTTTTGTTGAAGTGTATGTCTCATCGTATGAATTATACCCAGCACTATCTGTTTTATGAATATACTCTCGTCTAAACGTAAATCCATCTGGATTCTTTTTATTTTGTTTTAGATTCCCATCGCTGATAGAGACTTGTGAGCCTAAAGGAACCTTGTTTGAGATTCCATAGTTTGTAGAAAACCCTGACATTATAAGATCGTTTGTGGATATTTTATCAGAAACGGTAGGAGCGGTGTCCCCGTCCCCCATGGTCCAGTGAGAAACTATCTTTGGGGATAGGGTGCTATTAAGATTTAGATAGTCTCTTGGTTGGCCTTCGTTATAGAGATAAGAGGCGTCTGATGATCTTAGCTTCTTTGAAAATAAACTCACTTCATCTATATAGCCAGGAAATACACTTCCGTCATTTGCATTATTACCTATAGAGGCAGTTAACTTTGTAAACACCCCACCGGCTGTTGCTGTGTCAACTTCTTTGATAGTAGTGAGTCTTTCACCATTTACATAAAAATACGCCTTATCAAACTGAACTTTGGTTACAGCAACATGGGTCCATTCTTCAAGAGGAAGTATATTCTTCTCTGTTCGGTATCTTTTCTCTCCTGAGGGTGTTCCAATGCTATAAACCAAAGAGAATGGATTTATCGAACTTGTTCCGTTGAAGTATAGAACATCACGACCATCTTCAACAGAAAGTGACTGAGTTCCTATTTGTACTAAGGTTGGGTTTCCAGGAATTGAGCCAGTCTCTACATAGACCCACATTGAGATTGCCAAATTGCCATCGTTTATAGAGGTTCCATCTGATGAAAGTAAATCAGGAATACCTCCTGAAACAATACACGATCCTGTCTTATCGTAATAAAGAGAATTATTACTTACTGGAGCTTTTAGGTTCAAGTCATTTAAATAAAGCTTGCCCTCGTCGCTAGAATGAATTCCCTCATCATTCGAATCATTTAAAACACATTTGTTATTGAACATCTTGAAAACATATTTTGGGTATGTTTTCAAGATGTTGTTAAATACCTCATTTTGTTTTATTTTAAACATAGGTTTAGAACCTTAGTAGTCAAGTCTTACTCTGAAAGTTGAAGCATCTGTCGCTGAATTTTTGATTGGTTCCGAAAGCTTTGCAACTGCAAGTAGTTCATTATCTTCTGAATACAATCCAACTGTCGTAATATAAGTCATCGGAGAGTCACCAATTGTTTCTTTGACCCGAATCTTCGAACCAGAAACATAAGTAGGATTAGATGAATAGTTGAAATCACCATGGTCTACTTTGCAGAAATAAATAGATGAGTTCAGTTCTGTCGTATTGTTAAACGAGATATTTTGGATTCTTCGCCTTAGCCCAGAACTAAGATCATCGCAACTTTGAGAAACAATAGAGTTTTCATATGTTTGAGTGCCTAGAATGCTTGAAGAAGCAAAAGCGTCGGCATTCGAAAATACTGCTGCACCCGCAACTACAGCAAATCCTGCTTGGTAAAATAAAAGCCCTTGTGCTCCCATACTAGTAGCAGTGGAACCTGAGTATAGAATCGAATATTCTCCAAGTGGAGAGTTGTTTTTGTAAGCAGTTGAAGCTCCTAGGTCTGAAAGAGTTACTCCTTCTGCGTCAAACGGTGTTGCATAATTCCCAGTCCCAAGAACCATGCTAAACGATTCTTTCTTAATTTCATCTTTAGCAAGAAGCCTACTAAAATTGATAACAACAATATCTTCCATGATAGGTCCTGCAAGACCGACACCAGAGGGAGTTAGTGAGCCAGAGCGATTGATAGGAATGATAGAACCTGTTGGGTCATAGCCATATGTAACCTGGGACATTTGATTCCAGATTGCATTTTTTATTGTGCCTTCTTCACCACTTGCCGATGGTTGTGTTGCATACGTGGGTGCAAGACCAAAACTAAGATCAAACATGTGGTTTGCTGAAGAACTAAGATATGGATAATCATAAACTGATTGGAAATATCCATGACTATAAAATTTGACGTTTGTATCGTCTGGCCATGTTCCATATGTGCCAGATACTAACGATCCAGTAATAGGGATTGATTCGTGCAATACAGTTTTCTGACTTGTTTTATCTGCTGGTTTGATTGTTTTATAAATACTTGCTGCCATTTTTATTCCTTATTGTGATACGAGTTGGACTGGGATATTGATTGTAGATCCCTGTGTTCCGCCTTGAATCTTGATATTTGTATCGATAACGTTAACAGTCTCTCCTGTTCCATTATAATCCACAACACTTCTTCCGTATGTATTAAAAAGATATTCTGTATTGTTCAGGATTGATGGAGAACCCTTGATACTGAATTGGAACTGTCTTCCAACTGGTCCTGCAATGTTTGTATTTTCCTTGCTTGGAGCAGGAGCAAAATACTCAGGGTTTGCCGCACTTGAGATGTAGTATGTGCTTGTTTTATCTGCTGAGACATATACTATTTCTGCGGCTTCTGGGTTTTCACCGACTGATGTTAGCTCACAAAACCTGTTGTCCATAGACACTAAGTATCTTGACTCTTCAAGAGATTCAAGCATTGCGGTTCCGGCACCACCAGCTTCTTGGTTGTCAAGCCCCTGGTCAACTCGTGCCGTTAAAGTTTCCGCAGCCTTTGCAGAGCTTCTGCCATCAATATAGCCTGTTTGTCCACTAAAGATTGTTCTATAGTTTGGTAAAGTAGCTCCACCAGTAAGAGCCTCTGCCAAAGTATCATTTACAACAAGGATGTAGTTATTAAGTGATGACAAAGGAGCTCTTTTCACATTTAGTTTTAATAATGGTAAGAACAATAGCTCAGAGTTTGGAATCGTCAATAGCTTGCTTGATAAACCAGCTCCAGAGTGAGTTATCGCCTCAAAAACTGGGGTTTTAAGCAGATCAAGATCATAATAAGCACTGCCATTTGCATTTGTTGAATCATACAGAGCATAATTAATCTCATCATCACCTAGCGCAAACTTTGAAATTCGGAAAGTTCCATCACCAGCCGCCAATCGTTTTCGTCCAGCGTCAGTTAAAACTGCGTCTAAAATTATGTCTCCATCGTTACCTAAAAATGCCATTATATTTCTCCATTAATCTATATAACTAGTGTTTCTAAAACTTTTATTACTTCTTTTGTAGTTTCTTTTACAGGAAGTTTTTTATCTAACAAATCTGTTTCATAGACAGCTTCTTTTAATATCTCTTTTACAGGAAGTTTTTTATCTATTGAATCTTTTTCAATAAGATTGAAGTTTATATTCAAATCAAACTTTCTTCTCGTCTTCTTAGAAGTTACTCTTATTTTGATATTAGGCTTGTCATACCAAAGAGAGCCTTTACTTTTTTTCCCAACCTCATACTTTCTCACAACGGAAAGTCCTTTAGGGTCTTCTATTAATTCCTTCTGTATCGAAGATGGTTCAATCTTAATCCGTGATTTCATCTTTAATCTAGAAGGGATTATAGTCTCTTCTTTATGAATTTCTACTTCTAAGAAAAGAGTTCCGTGGAACTCCCGAAATACTACCTCATATATAGGCGATTTCTTACTGACTTGTTCAACAGTATCTTTAGATGAGAACCTGTAATATACCTTAGTATTTATAATAGTGTTGGTTTCGACGTATGTGTCTTCATTAGACTCGGTTTTTCCTACGAATTCCCAATTAGTAGTGTCTATTGAGCGTTCAATAATGTATTCTTTAAGGTAGTAGTTAGTAAAATTATAATTCTCAATAACATATCTTGGCCAAAAATTAAATATAAGCTTTGAACTATTTCCTCGATAAGAAACTATCTCGATATCAGGTGCTTCTGGTTTCTCGACTGTGGAGAAATCAAAAATAATAGAATCGCTCACTTCTCCAAAAGTCTCTGGTTCCGGTTTTTCGTTTAAGAAATCTGCCTCTGTGCCTGGATTATCTGGTCCGAACGGGAATATATGGGTCTTTAGAATTAGTTTTGCGTCTTCTATCTCTAACTTTTCACTCAGTGGGACTTTTAAGTTAACTACGAAAGCCATGGTTTTGTTTTCTAAAACTTTTTCTGTGTTAAAAAGAATAGAAGACTCATCAAGATATTTTTCTAGTTTCTTATCAACAACAAGTCTTCCAGAGTATGCTTCTAGATCTTTAAATTTGTTTGTAGTTAAAATATCATAACGATACATTACATATTTTATATCATTAGCGGTAATTGGCTTAACACTAGGTTTGATTAAGGGTTTGCTAACAAACAATAATCTTGCTTTATCTGCAAGCTCTCCAAGTGTTTGTGAGATATCAAGTTCTTTAATTTTCTTTTTTAATTCTACCTTTGCGGTCTCTTCTATGTTTTCTGTAGTGATTACTGTTTCTTTAACTTCGGCAGCTTTAGTTTTAGTAATTTCATCATCTATAGATTTTTTAGTTACAATTTTAACGTTTGTAACTGTTTTAGTTGTTTGAGAAGGATCGAAAGCGTTTATTTCGGGGGTAAATACTTCTGGTGTGATTACTTTAGGGGTAATGTTATCTATAACCTTCTTAGCGACTGGAAGATTTTCTATTTCTTGTGGTCCTCCTGACTGCGCTATGATTACGTTCTTAGTGTTTTCTGCCTGAGAAGATGTTTCTATTTTCTTCAGAAAGTCGCCAAGGCCAAACAATTGCGCAGATTCTTCTTCGATTATATCTTTATCTATTTGCCTTAGTTTTTTAGCTTTTCTTTCTATAATATTCTTTTGAGAATCAGAAATAGATTCAACTAATTCAGAAGTCTTTGAAGTAAGGGACTCACCAATCCCAGATGCACTATTTGTGTTTGTAAAATCAATCATCTTATAATAAAAAACTCATTTGTTGTTGTATAATTTAAACCTTTTAGTGGAAGCACTCCATACTTTTGACTATTATATTTTAATATCTTGCATAGAAAAGGTTCATTAGAGCCTAACAAATCTTCCTTTGTCAAAATCTCCCAGACAATTTCCCCAGAAGACTTGACTTCTGTAATGTAATATATAATATATAGTTCCTTAGAATTATTCCATATCGTTGAAAACGTATTCATATCAGAAAGCAAAGAATCTGTTTCTTTATAAAACTTTACCTGGATGGGGGCAGTATCTTCTTTACTCATATTCAAGACAGATTCTTCAATACTCGTAACAGATTTTGTAACAGCATCGTAGAGCTGAATATTATGCATTGGTAAGCTAGTAGTCTTGACCGATGAACCAAACTCTCTTTGAGCACCGCTATTCATAGCTGAGGGTAAAGCGGAGCGGGTTATTGACGATCTGCCAGAGTTGCCATCCTCAACAATCTCTTTCGTTTTACCTAGAGTTAAACCAGAAACATCAGTTGAATAGGTCCCAAGGCTATATTGAATTACTTCGCTATTAAGAAACTCTCTGATGATCACTTCTTTCTGTAAATTATGATTGTCTAAAAGGTTATCAACTCTTCGATTTCCGAATAAAAAAGCTTTTGGGGATAAGATTACAGACTCCATTGAATCCCCAAACTTCTCTTCTTCATAACTAATACGTTCTAGCATCGATGTATTACTAATCTCAATTGTCTCTCCAATAACTGAGTGTAAAACTTCTTTGTGAGTAATCGACTTTATTGCTTGATAAGTATGTTCAACCTCTGAAAGTCTGAACTTGGAATTTAAATTCAAGATCTTCTGTTTATTATGTAAGTTTCTATAAAGTTCGATCTCTTGTCGGCTCGGGTTTGCTGTCAATAGACTCTTTACATAATTTACAGTAGGATCTATAAAAGTAATCTTAGCTTTGCAAGTTATATCTTTTTTTAGTTTAATATCTGTAAGCCTTATTTGACTAGAATAGAAAACATGCCCATCTTTCTCATACAGTGGTGACATGTTTGCTATTATAGACCCTCTTTTATTGTATAATTCAACATAGAAGTCCTTGATATATGAGCCTTTGTTCTCTTCCCAAAAACTGTCAATCTCAACAACCTCTGGGTACAAAGACTTGTCCTTAGCAAAAACTGCAAGATTGAAACCACATATAATATTTAACTCTCTTGCCGGGGTGATCGAAGTATATAGTTCTGTAAAGTATTCCTGCTCTAATACGAATAAGTCCCCTACTCTTCCTGATTTTGCGCTAATTTCTATAGTCATTATTAGTCCTCACACTTATCAATATCTTGGATTAGTGATTCCCCATAAATATTCTTTGTCTTATCTTTCTCTGTCTTATGTATTTGATCATCAAGAGATATTTTTATATAATGACTAGCACTCTTTGGGTCATAGATATCTCCATCAGGTTCTAAAAGAACCAAAGAACCAGTATCGTTATTATAGTTTATCTTATAAACCTCAATTTCATATTCAGCATCTTCGCCCAAGTACACCGAGTTCAGTTCGTCCACGTCTATTAAGATATCTTCTGACTCTTTTCCAAAATAGGAAACTAATTTGTTAGTAGGGGAGACCGTCTTTCCATCACCAGGATCTACTTCAACTATTTCATTATAAAGATTATATACCATTTCAATGTTTAATTGTGGAATCCTTTCAATATTAGCAACAGTCTCAGAAGTCGGAAGTGTTTTAATTGTGTTTGGGTAATGATTAAAATTAGATAGGTCAAATTCACCTTCTAGTGCTTTTATCTTCCAAGCAGGGACGCTACTCGTTACGAGGTCAACTGTTCCGATCTCACTATAAAATTTGTAGTCAGCAGTATTCACCTTTGCAGGCTCAGAGGTTTTGTTTGAAGATAGGGTTCTAAGTTTAAGATCTGACTTGATTCTTTCTTCGATATTATTTTGCTCCGTAGAACTTCCATCATCATAAATAATATCACTATCAAAAAAAGCATAGGAGTCTGGCTGGAATATCCCTTTTGAAAGTTTCTCCCTACCAGTCTTTGTTATTCTTAGTTCAATAACATCTTCTTTCTTATTCTGAAACGTCATCATCGTCTCCGTATTCAAGTTCTATGCTTAGTTTACCCATTTCCACTAGTGAGAAGAAATCATAAGGCCAGTTATAGGAATATTCCTCACTATCTTTGCCTGTTTTCAAATAATTGAAATCTGAGACTGCTTTCTTTTTAAGCTTTATTATCTTAAACCTCAAGTTCTCAGGAAGGCTAGTTAGTCCATTAGCGGCTAGTGTGCGTGGGCTTAATATTTCGCCAGCTTTTATATCATGATCGATTGAAATATCTTCCTTCGTTGCAATCTTGCCAGACTCTGGCAGGATCCCTTGCCACCAATGTGATAAGTCAAGTTGACTATAACTGTGAGTAAACTCGAATAAGTAAAGAGCGAATGGTGCCAATATTGGGTTATACTCCTCTTTAGAAAGGGGACCTCTTTTTTCCTTTCTCTTCTTTAAGAAATTAAATCTTGGTGGCAACATTACATCACTCATCTTGAACAACATGTCGTCAAGGCTAGAATTGTTTGTTCCAGCTTTTAAGTTAGTGTAAGAAGCCTCAAATTCTCTTAGGTCGAGTGTTAAGAATACATCCTTGCCTCTCTCATTAGTATAATAAGGAATCACAGCAATGTATTCTGATAGATCTTTTCTATCCGCAATTTCTCCAATTCTCTTTGAAACATTTTTAAAACCACAGGCTTCCATTAAGGAAGAGGTTCCAGCAGCAATCTGGTAAGAACTATCGGTAGCCTCGGAAGGAGCCGCTTCAAGAAGCAGGCCTTCTCTATCTTCTGGGATCGTACCATACTGATGCCACATACCAATCATAACCTCATCAGAGGTAACTGACCCTGTTGTGTATCCAGTCGCTTCTGCAAAGTTAAGGTTTGGGCACTCCCACTTTGTCTGAATCTTCCATCTCGAATCTTGCTTGTTAAACATGTTAACACTCGCAGAAAGTGTCATATAGTTGTCAGCAGGAATATCGTCTTGGGATTTATTTCCGTAAGTAATTGTAGAGTATTTTATAATATCATCAAGAGTGAACTTTCCATTGTAAAATCTATCAGGATCGTTTATTTCAATTGGGGCAGGATCGAACTCAATTCTTGCATAACCAATACTAGCACTGGTATTGTCGAACTCCTCATCACCTCTCCAATAAGGGGGCACATGGTGAAGATTAACGCCGGTAGATGCCGATGGCCCGAATGCGTTTCCTCCCCGATAGTTAGCGAAGCCTGTTGTTTTATTAAGTTTAATATAACCAACATATTTGGTTATTCCAGAAGAACTTGATACATTATCAAAAACCCAATCTTCTTCCTTTGCAGATTCAAGTGATGTTAAGCCTCCACCTCTTAAGAACAAGTCAGGTACTGAACCATACCAATTGTTTGCTGCCTTCTTATAAAGAGCATCGGAGCCTGACGAAAAGGAAGCTGTTGAATCAACTTGTATATCACTGTCAGCGTCACTGACGAGTAACGAAGAGGTAGATGAAAGCAAGCCCTTAATAGGATCTAAGATCGCTTCAAAGGGAAGAGCTTTTTGAGCTGTTCGGAATGGAGAGTTTGTCAGATCTGTTAATCTGCTAAAGGCAGTGAGGCTATCAGGGTTCAAAATCGGATAATCTACAGCAATCCCGGCTTTAATTGAGTTATAACAAATTCCTGGTGAGTAAAAAGGAGCAAGTGCAGTTCTGAACGTAGCTTCCGTTCCGGTTGCGCTAGGTTGAAATACATTCAGGATTTTGTGGGACGTTTCAAAAATTCTTGCTAATTGTAAGGTTCTTTCTTGGGGATAGAACCCTTTATACGGAAGAACTTTTTTGATTCCACTAAAACTAAGCTTAAACCTTGTTGGCTTTCCAATTAGTCTTTCAATGTCTACGTGTGAACTAAGCTGATCGCTGTTTACAAAGTTTTCTATAAACAGTGAGCTTGTTTCGCCTAGCGTGCCGGATAGGAATAATTGGTTTGTTTCTTCAAGTATATCAGAGCCGCCACTTTCAAAATACTCTGAAGCTTTATTTGTAAAATTATATTCAGGAATAATAGAGTAATCTTTACCAATCCTTCTTATATCCTCATTAAAATCTTCATAAGAGTCATAGAAAGGACTTCCAGAACCATGTACTGTACATTTAGGAGTGGTGATTCCTTGAAGCCTAGTATAGCGAGCACCAATAACAAAATATGTTAACCCACCAACAGGCATGCTAGTAATACTGGCAGACAAATAATAATCATCACTATCGCCCTGCATTAATTCTCCATTAAAACCAGTTGCAGTCGTGTCTAGCGGCCAAGTTGAAAACAAGTCTGGATTATAAACATTTAGGCCAAAAACAGTTTCAGACTGAGTAATCCTGTCGGTTTCGTCGTCTCTCCATGGATGAAGATAATCTGCCCTTTCTCTTGACGTTTTGAGATAAGTTCTTGATTCTTTAGGCCAGACGACCTCTTTATAGGTTATAGCTTTTGTCCTAATAGACTCATTCTGTGCAATCTTTTCTAAAAGGGTATTCTTTTTTAAGTTTATTGCATTATTCTTACCAAGAAAGTTAACATTCTTGCCAGTGGACTCGTCATAATTATCACCAAAGAAGTTATAAGAACTTGCGTATGCATATTCAAATTCTACTTCTTCACCGTCCATAACAGCTTTATGATAAATAGGTTTAAACTTACTTGTTACCGGAGGATGTGTAACTGTTTTGATCGTATATTCATCCCTCTCCCTAAAGACTTTACTGACTACTCTGTTTTCATAGATATTTGCTCTTCTTTGCAGGCTAGCAGAATTTGTCTGACCAACTCTTACTTGTTTCCAAGAAGGGTAGCCAAAAGAACGAGTTAAGATAGCATTATTTGTAAAGTAAGAACTTCCTGTATGAAAGTTAGTCAGGGTCACGCCACCTGAAATACCAGATGGTTTGACGTGGCCTAGGTAGGCTTGCGTCGAGGAAGCTGTATTTAGACTGTCGTGAATCCACTTGTAACCATAATCAGTTCTAGGGATTGAACTTTGAACATGAAAATTGTTACTTATTTTATCTGATTCATCATAAGTTGGCGAATAGACAGGTGTTGCTCTCGTTACTTCTTTTACCCTAGTAGCGTTATTACGATTAACCTTGTGGTATGAACCTGTTGTTGTTGAGCCCTCGACTAGTCCTCCTAAAGCAGAAGGGCTAGCTAAGAATATATTGTTTAATGACTTTCTTACTCCAAGATTTCTATAGTTAAGATTGTTATAAACACTATACTGTCCTGAATGAATATCTAAGAATGCACCTTCAGTCTCTGCTCCACCCGGTGAACTAAACTTTGTTACGAAAAATGACTTTGTTGAAGTACCATTTTCCACAGTCCTTGTAGGATTCGCATATTCAATATCACCAGAGATTACAGGAGAACTGCTGGTTGTTTGTGTAAAGCCATTTTGGTCTATAAAGGCAAGGTTGTGAGTTGCCCTGGAACCAGCAGACACTACCTCATAATTCTTTCTGTAGTTTCCAAGAATAAGAGAACTTGAGTTATAGCTAATATTTCTTGTATTGACAACCCTTCGAACATATTCTTCTTTCGAAAAAATAGCTGTAGGAAAATTCAGATTAAATATTGGCCGAGCGAAAGCTAGTTCTGCTGCCTGCCACGGTGGGTATAGGCCAAAACCAGTAGCATTGCTAAGAATCTTAAACTGTTCTGCTCTAGAGCTAGCGTCGTCACTCCCTCGGTTAACAGGCTGGCTTCGATGGTTAAACCCACCAACATGAGCCTTGTTAAAAGGAGATTGCAACCCAGGAGAGCCGTTTAAATACTCTGTATCATCGTGGTGCCCGATAATAGTAATTGGGTGCGATAATTCGGTTAGATCTTTCTGGTAGCCTTTTTCAACAGAACTACTATATGCAGTGAATGGTAAGACAGCGTATGATTCAACATCTGTTGCATCTAGAACACCATTTATGTTGAAAAAGATATCAAGTTTTTCAATATTCTTAAATGTCAATGTTGATGACGATAAGTAACTCTGAATATCGTCAAACCCTAAACTAAAGTAATTATCGGCAATCTCTGCTGTACTAGTTCTTTTGATAAATGGTCTAAAATACCCTTTGAAAATATTTTTATTTCTATTAATTCCAGAAACAAATTCAGGATCTTCCATTTCAAAGTTGTTAGCGCTTCTAGCCTGGAGTGCATAAGAGCGGTTTATTGCATCGTGAATCTGGACTCTGGTATTTACCGAAGGATCTTTTTCTTCTCTAAGATTACTCCAGACGTTATTAGAATTTGAAGAATCATAACGATTTTCACTATATGAGTTGAGAGTAGAGTCCAATAATGCTTGATCTTTTCTTGGGATATTAAATCGCTTCTTTAGATGAGCAGGAACTCTCTGAATACCACCAGCAATTGTGGTAACTTTTTCTGCTCTTGTTTCTGGGTGTAGTGTGTCAGAGAATTTCGTTCCACCGAGTTCCTCATCCCCTTTCCCATAGACAGGCGGTGTATAAGCTTCAGTATTAGAATAGTCTGTCGAGATAGGATATTTACCAGCTTGTTTTTTGATCTTGCTATCAACAAAAGCTCCTGCGTTCATATTATCATTTATTTCTTTCTTCTTGTAATTATAAACTCCTTTTAATCCAAGGCTTCCCTCATGAGAACTCCTCTCTAATACGTGACTCTCGATGATTGTAGCTACTTCATCGTTAGTATCGGCAGATGCCGGGATGAGGTTTTTAACAATCGCGTCGAGTGAAGAGTCCAACCATTTATAAAGTGAAACAAACTTCTCAATATCAGGAGTATTCTCAACTCTTTCATAGAAAATTTCTTTTAATTTCTCAAGTTTTTTGTATCTTATTGCATACCTATTTGTTGGTTCACCAATAAGATTATTAAAATCTTCAATGCTAGCAAAATATTGAAGCATGCGCTTAGAGATGATCCTAAACATATTAGCTTCAAACGAAAAGTAAAAACTAGTTGGCCTAGTTGACTTCTCAAGAACGTCATCGTCTGTTTCCAAGATAGAGATCAACTCCTCAGAACTAATTTCTTCAGGAGTGTTCCTTCTTGAGGTCTCTAAGAACTCAACCTTTTTTATTTCAGAGCTTACTTCGAATCCATATCCGTAACCCGTGTGTTTTGTTTTGGCAAGTTTACCATACGCAGTCTCATACGCAGTATTTCTTGCAAGAGAGCCCGAAGATACGTCTTGTAGGACAAATTCACCTGACGAATCAGAACCTGTCACACTGTCAAAGTTCCAACTTAAACTTAAAGTATCAATTTTAGGAATATAACTAGCTGATAGTCCGGTTTGGAATGAGAATGTATTCTCGCCCGGACTTCTTCTACCCATATTTTCAAGATCTAAAGCGTGTGCTTTCAGCTCATCATTATCAATTCCATCTGACCAATAATTAAGATTTATCAACCTATAGTTTGAATTATTGGCGATAGCCCCAGTTACGTTGGTGCGCTTCGCACCAGCCCAGATACGTTTAGGTGCAGCATTGAATGCTGTATGGATTGCTCTGGTTGTAGAGCCAGTAATCTCAAAAGAATCTTGTAAAATACCAGCGTTATAGTTGTATCCATTAAAACTAATTGTTGAGTTTGCTGATGCTGTTGCATTATCTGCAAACTCATCTTGTTCAGCATTAATTCGATATGAGATATTCCAGGTAGTATCTTCGTAAACATTGCTAATAGGATCAGATTCTAAATAAAATCCAAGTGAAGAAGTTAATACAAATTTGGTTATATTGTCTCGATTAACAGCAAATACGCTTATATTTGCGTTATCGGTAGTTTGATAAGTTAAATCTGTAGAGTCTGCTGCCGCCTCAACTATTCCAAATAGTGACTGAGACATAAAAGAAGTTGGTGGATATAACGACTCTTCAGAAGACTTTGGGTATTTTGGAAACAAAGCAGATACTTCGAGAGTATTCCCCATGTACTCGAAGGCACTACCAGAGATATAACCAGAAACATCACTGCTTGCTGACCCGTATGAATAGATAACTGCACTTTTATTATCACCACTTGAAAAATTAGTGAAGTCTATTGTTGAAAATTTATTATGGATATACTCGTATGCACTAACAACTTCTTGCTCGTGGTTATTAGCATGGATCGCAATATTGAATAGGGAGTCGTCAACACCATAGCACCTAACAAGGTTCCTAAAAGCTTTCTCAGTTCCTTTTGATTTGTAGATATAATTTAGATTGTTATGGATATTTTTATAGATCAACCCTTTAACTTCTTCCAATCTATTTTCAAATAATCTTTTATTATCTTGAGCTGCAATCACTTCAAGAACACTATTGTCTACAAACAATTCTGGCGTCTCAAACCCTAAAGAGTTTAGTATCTTATTATTGTGAGGAAAGCTCTTAACCGTAGAAGACTTATATTCTAAGTCCTTAGTCTTATTGATATTTTCAATTTGCAAATATACAGTATCAAGATATGAACCAATAATCTGCAATAAATTACTTAGTTCATTTCCATTTTCTCTATCTTCATCTAGAATCCAAGCAGGAATAGAGTTTGCTAAAGATGCGTTGTTTGAAGCATCATAGAACCGCCCAGAAGCTCTCTTGTTTTCAATATATGTCTGGACATCGCTACTACCACTGTAAATGATTAAATCACCAGTATCAGAAATAGCAGAGCCTGTGGCTCGGGAACTTGTATTATGTCCGTGCCACGTACCATTCACAAGGCGACCAGAGTAATCTAGTACAATATCGTCAACTGCGGTAATACCTATGCTTGGTTCATTAAATCTAAAGTAAGCGGTAAGGGCTAGTGGCCTATTAGAGTTTATTTTTGAAGAATCAGTATTTCCGCCACCATGAACTTTCGTAAAGTAATTTTTAGAGATATCTTTTGCAGTTCTATCTGTTTGCCAAAATCTAAATTCGTCTAAGGAACCTGATAGTTTTCCATAACCAGCAGAAACAACCCCTGTCGCATAGGCACCGCCTAGGGAACCAATGGTTGCAATAGCAGAACCTGTTAAATTTATTGTGGTTGTAGTCGGTGTTTGTGTTTGTGTACTATTGTAGACTCCATCCACATAGAGCTCAACCTGATAATCACCTGAGTTTTTATTTAGGACAAAAGCATAATGATGCCACTCACCATCTGCAATAGTAGTAAGCCCAGTGTTAAAAGGCATTTGGAATTCAGAAGTAGCAATTGATGCAAATGAATCTGTACTAAGTTTATAATCTAAATAAATAACAGGATCCGTAGCTACACTAGCCCACATCATAAATTTTGCGGTGCCTAAAGTATTTCTAATATCAAAAATTGTTTCTGCTGAATTATAGACTCCTTCGAAACTATTCTTTTTCATCCAGAACTCAATAGTTGCGCCTACGTCCCAATCAAGCTGGAAGCTTCCAGCTTGGTTTGAAGAGGTATCAAGAGTCTGTGTCCTTGCGTGGCTGAAACATGAAATATATTCAGGATTAGATGAAGAATAAAAACCCACATCACTAACTGCGGTTTCTCCCCAAGTCTCTCCAAACACTGCATGTCCTAGATATCTTGGGTATTCATTATCTACAATGTGTTTTTCAAGTGGAGTTAAGCTATTATCATAAGCCTTCTTCTCAGCAGCCGACCCATCATAAGGATATTGTGTGTAAATTCTTTTGATTGCAGCATCATAATAAAGCTCAGAAGAGCCGAATTTTGAAAAATTTGAGGCAGTAGAATAGTCAACATCTGGAATATAAATTTTTGAAGCAATTGCTGTTTCCTCAATAAGTGCTTGAGATTCAACATCATCTGAAAAGCCATCGATGTTCTTCTTTAGAAGACTTTTTAGACTACTATTTTCATTTTGTTTTTTAAACAGATTTTTAATGCTCATTATCACTCAACCCTAAATCTAAACTCATTCTTTGCTTCATGATACTCACCTGCAATGTTATATATAAATTTAAATGCATATTGATAACCTTTTTCAAGAATGCTTGTGTCAAAATCAAAGTAGTTCCCTTCACTATCATATGAAAGTAGAGTGTGTTGAGTACTACCAGTTCCATAGTCAATGATATCAAACTTATCAACAACACGTTCAACTTTCCAAAATACATCTTCAAGTATTTCATTAGAAGCTGTTGTGTTAGATACTGTATAATTAGTAGGGCACCAATTTTTATGTCTTACAAAGAGTCTTAATCTCATCTTTTCGTCTTCACTGTAAGATTTTTTAAGATTCTTAATTTTAAATATATATTCTCTATCAGGGTAGTAGTCTTGTGAATCAAATGAGTTTACAGTTATACTTGAGCCGGTGTGAAACTCTTCCGTATTAGTTTTCCATACAGGCACGAAGCTAGAGATTGAGTGGCTCATCGCAAAAGTAGCCTCATAAATGCCCGTAGAAGCCCATGAGCCGGTCACATTAGTGTCAGCACCAGCTACCACACCCCCACCAACAGGCAAGGGCAGAGCAGGGGTCCCAACAGTTTCGTGAACTGACACAAGGATCTCACCCTGAGCAACAGATGGAATATCAACTAATTGTCCTCTAATCTTGTTGTAAAGATATAAAGTGTTTAGATTATCTGCTGCCGGTGCTAACGAGCTACTCTTATAAAAAGTCTCGGAATCATCTCCCCTTGAAGAATTCCACCTTGCTTCTAGACAAGGTCTTTTCATATGAAATTCACTATTCCTAGCAAAAAATTTCTTTGTATAATAAGACTCGGTAGCAGTTTCCTGCGAGGATGTCAAGAAAACAGCAAATCCATTTGAAGAACTATCACCACTTAGCCAGTCTTCAACAATAGGTGTTACATTGATAAGCAAGTCTTCGGTTCCTAGTTCAAAGAGCTGTGAACCTGTGGTGTCTGCCGAACCCGATAATATATCACCACCTTCGTCAACCCATGGTGCCGAGCTACTGCGGTATATCCAGTTGGAGTAGCCACTGTCAGAAAACTCATCCATATCAAGACCAGTTCCCTCATTCCAGGAACTTGATGCTTGCGCAACCACAAGTGTAAATTGTTTTGGGAGTGTTTGAGAGTGTTCTGCATTATAGAGCCTCAAGTAGAAAGATAGATTATCAGTTCCACTAGTAGGTAGTTCTCCAGAATCCCTACTTTGAGCGATAGTTGTTAAAATAGGAAAATCAATTAAAATTCTTGACTTCTCAGAGGAAGCCGAAGATGCTTGTCCATAGATTGAGTATACCTCAAGAATATCTGATTCGCCCATATTAGAGCCAGTTCCTCGTATAGTCAAGCCTGCCTTAAAAGCATTTGTAATTGTATTATCTTTTGTAGAATAAAATCTCTTTACGCCCATTACATTACCACCCCGGTTACATCTGTGTCGAAATATTTTATTTCTAGAACAGCATTCTCTGCAACTGTTAAAATTCTTCCAGAAGACTTAAGTCTCTCTTTAACCTCATAAACTACGTTGCTATAAGAAGAACCTGTCTTCTTTACTATATTAACAGACTTGGTATCTTCTACCCCATCAACATCATTTAGGATTTTATATAACCTACCAAGGATGAGAGGCTCTCCCATATTTAGTTTACTACCTAAATTTTCCTTAAGAGCACGTAGGCAATCATTTAAGACCCTAGTCTTGTTCTCCCCGATACTAGAAATTACTTCAAACTCAAGTCCAATATTAACAATATTTCCATCCAAGATATCAATTGTATCATTCATCATCTTGTAGTTTGAGATCCAAGCCTTAAGATTTCTTTTAAGGGTCGTGCTCGCTTTTACTAACTTTCCATTTTCATCTTCTGCCAACACATATATATTTAAGTTACGCTTGAAAGAGTCTTTATCTTGTAAAACATTGGCTCTTTTTAAATTGCCATACTTAGCAGGCATTCTATAGATAACAGAAACATAGTCATTCTTTGTCACAGCTCTATTTTGCGCTGCGTTTGCTGCAAGAGCTAGTTCTCTTATTTCATCAACATTCAATAAAGATACTTGACCAACAATTCTTTCTTCATTCTCAACCTCAAATTCTGATATTAACGAAAGTGCTTGTTGTTTCGAGTAAGTATTACTTTGTCGGAATTCAATAATAGCATTAGATACTAAGTCGATACCCCCAACAGCTATATTTAAAACAGCTTCGGTGTTCTTACGATACTCAACCAAGAGAGTAGTATCTGTTGGAGATATTCCAAACTTTTCAGTTTTGCTAACTAGGTTTGGGTCAAAAGAAGTATCTGATATATAATCCCTGCCGTGTAATTGAAGGACTGCATCTCTTGGGTCTGGAAATGTTTTATCAATCAGTTCTTGTTCAGAACCATGTCCAAACTGGATTGTTGCCACACCTTCTAAATCATAATCAACAGTAAACCTTCTTGGCACCTGCATCTCTTTAATTATGAAAGGTGCTTGTTCAAAATCAGTTCCAAGATTTCTTATTGGCTTCATTACCGTATCTTGCGCCAAGTAATCAACTTCGTAATATTGCCTACCTTCAGAATCAGTCACTAGTAAAATCTCAGTAACATTATCATCATCAAGAGTAAGTTTCCTAAATTTTTCATAAGAACCAACCGTAAAGAATTCACTCTTTAACTCACCTGATAGGATTTCTCCGTAAGCCTTCATAGCATAAGATGATACCGACCCGTCGTTAGCTACCTCTGCAACTGTGATTAAAGTTGATGCTTTTGAAAAATCTACATCCTCACTTAATATGAAGCTCGCTCCAGAGGTTGAGGAAAGTGTCGAGCCTTTCTTTAGAATTGGGATAAGGTCAGTTTCTGGCTGGGTTCCATCGGAAGTCGCGGGCACGGTTACATAAAAAGCAGCAGTTCCGGTTGAGGATGGAGAGCCACTTAATTTATAACCTCTTCTTTTAGCGACCTTAATGGCCGTGTCTGGGTCTAACACAGTATCCATCATCGATTCGTTCATTTGATAATCGATATAAAACGACATTGAGTCGCCAACATAAGACACTAAATCAAACAACAACGAGCCGAAAGAGGCGTCGTTAAAGTCTTTGTATGTCTCTGGATAATATACTTTGGCATAGTTAATCAAATCCTTCTTAATTGAAGAGAAGTCTCTGTTCGTATATGATACTGGTGGTTTTTGTTTTGGCATTATCTAATTGTTCCTTTAGAAATATTAATAGCTAATACATCGTTAACACTCAACGGTTTAATTAGATAATTAATCCGTAACTCAAGCTTATTATCATCCGATAAATTATTTATTTCTACGTTTATAATCTGAACGAATGGCAAGTATCTGGCTGTCTGCGAAATAATTGCACCTTCCAGAGCATCCAATAGCGAAGTAGATGAGTTTTCAAACAACAACTGATGAACCCCGACACCAAATTCAGGATCCATTATACGTTCGCCTCTTACGGTTAAGATTAGGTTTTTGAAATTATTACGGACTGTATCTTCTAGGGATTTGGTGAGCACATAGTGTCCATCGATTTTGTCAGTCCTTATTGGTAAGTCTAGTGATATTCCTTGTGCCATAATTAATATTCATCAAATTTAGATAGGTTTTCTAATAAATCGTTAATACTCTTTAAGTAATCCTTATACACAAAACCATCTAAGTTCTTAAGCTCCTCGCGTATACCAGTCTCCTCAGCGAGACTGCTATAGTAAATAGGCCCGAGTGTAAGTAATGTTTCGATTGGAATTATTTTTGTAAAATACTTCTTAGTCTTATCATCTGATATAATCAAACTAGTTAATCCTTCTGCTTTCTTAAGAAGATCATTGTAAAGTGTCTCCGCAATCTTCCCGGCTACCACATTATCAATATTGCTTTTTAGCATTTGCCCAGGTGCGCCTACTGGGAATTTGTTTATTTTGTCAAGTGAAAGCTTGTCTATTTCCTCAAACGCTTTATTAAATAAACTATCTATGCCAAACTCTTCCTTATTCACCAAAATTGCTGGGAATCGCGTATGAATTGTTGGTATGGTTGCTTTTCCCTCTTTATCGAGAGAACCAGATGTATCATAATTTACAACCATTGCCTTATCGTAAATTAATCCTTCTTCTTCTGAAATGATATTTATAGCTGTCTTGGGTTTTTGCTTGAGTATTTCAGAGAAAGTTCCTTTTTCTATAATGTGATCTCTTTGTGTCTTTTTCTTTGACTTGTATCCTAAATCTGTTTTCTCGTAAGAAACATTAAAAGAATTTATATTCCAAATTGAAAAATTGTTTTTGAACCAAGTGTTATATGGAGTGCCACTAAATTCTTCAGGGGAGATAAAAGTCATAAGCCTCACTCCCATGCCCGTCACCACAAATTTTCTGTCCCACTCTTTCATCATAAAAACTTCTTCAAAAGAAAGATATCGTTCCTTCCTTAAGTTACGATCTCCAAAGAAATAAAACTCAAAAAAGAACTTCTGATTTGACTCTAAGAAAGAAAGATCAGACGTAGAAGGTAAAGATGCACTATTGAAAAAGTTGAATTTTTCAAGATTAAAATTAATACCCGGTCTTTGTATCGAATTGAAAGTATCTGGGTATCCTTCAAGAATTGTTGACACATGACTTAAGGCTGGCACCGGGTTTGCCCACTTGAAAAAGTGACCATTTACAAACGGTTTGCCAGGGGCAGAGGTTGTATAGGTCAACTCTTGTTCATAGGTGATGAACTTAGATGTTGGGATATTCATTAGGGTGAGGCTTTCCAAATAACTCTGGTAGGAAGGCAAACCTTCTTTACCAATAATTGATTTAGAAATTAAGCCGTTTAATACTTCTTGAAAGATCTGGTTTAAGTAGCCTTCTCCTTCTTTTAGTATTTTACAAGAAGCTTTCTCATCTTCCCCATATTTAGCGAAATCATACTTTGGATCTATATCAAAGATTGCAGCCAAGTATAAAAGGTTTAAGTTTGGTTTAAATTCTTCTTTGAATTTTTTTATGTAATAATCAGTAATCTTGTTGATTGCCTGAGATTCTTTTTCAATCATGCTGAATGAAGGAAAAGAAAACAGGAAATACAAAGACAAATAAGAGGATATGTGTTCTCTTACTCCTAAAGATTGTAGGGCTGCGTTTACTGCGTCATATCCTAACATTTATTTCTCCACCTTTTTTTCACAAATCTTACTTTCCTCTAATATTTTTTTATAAAGCATTAAATTTCCAATTTCTCTTGACGGGTCTTTACCTGAGTCTTGAACCACATTTTTAAATTTCTTGTGATAATCTGAATCTTTTTCATGTTTTTTTGGATCAAATAGTTTATCTAGCAATTCAGACAATCGTACCTCATCACCTAGAATATCTAAAACATCTTCTTCTAATGATAAAGATGACATTTTAAGATTTGTCGTTTTTACTTGACGGTCTACATAATCATTATACTTTGGAACACCTTCCTTATTCAACTTAAGAGCACTTGAGGTTGATTCGATGATAAACTCACAAACGCCATATTCTTCATTATTTACTATAACAGGTGCCAATTCAACCTCAGTATCTTCTTTGTTGTGCCTTAAAACACCATCTTTATCAACAGTGAGCGTTTTCCCAAAAACAATAGTCCCGCTTGAAGATATAGATATATCTTCACTAATACTCTGATATTTTTTATCTAAATCTATCAGAGGATAGAAAACATCTGTCTTGGGTACTTTCGTTACACTAACAATATCATGGTTATAGATCTTATTGAGTATAGCATAAAGGCCGCCAGGAGTATCGGGATTAGAGCTAAAGCCTTGGTTGGTTTGTTCTCTCAGAATGGTATTAAGCCCTTTAAAGCTAGAAATGGGAAAGTCTACTGATTTTTGGAGAGTGTTCTTACCGAATTCATTTATGATAGATGGAAGTTTTGCTGATATCTCGAAAACATCGCCAGTTAAGTTATTAAACTGCCTACAAAGCAGAGCGAGTCCATCTAGTGCATCATTTGTGATATCAGCTAAGTAATCGTCCCCAAGATTCTTATTCTTGATCATTCCTTCGATACGCTTTTTGTTCTTAAGAAGTTTGTCTTCCGGGCAGACTCCAACTTCAAAATTCAAACTGTTAGCTTCATCTACAATACACTTCTTAGTACTAACTAAGCTTCCAATATACTTAAAGAACCTCTGTGAACCAGTTCTATAAGCAGTTGGACCAGCCAATATTCCTTTCGTTAAAGAAATTGCTATATCTACTGTGTCTGCATTTGCAGAACCTGATAGTAATTTTCGTAATTCAGTAGCGTCTAGGGTTTTCGATACTAAATCTAAATACTTTTTAAAATCGCATATGTCAGTTTCACCTGAAATCAAGGCTCTGGTTTTCAACTCACCAAAAATGATACTAAAATCAGTATTAGAATCCTTTAGCATCTCCATAAGAGAACAACTAAAGTGATTCACCTTATTTTCATACCCAGGATCACCAGCGCCTCCACCATTGGGGTTCGGATTCTTTGAAAAGGATTCACTTTTATCTCTTGAACGAGCCAAGGCATTGATTTCTTCTAGATCTAAGTCACACATATTCAATAGATCTCTTACACCAAAACCAATAAGGGATTCAAGAGCAGTGAGAAGAGCTTCTGCGATTACTTCAACAAGACGCTGGCGCATTTCAGCAGTAAAGTCAATTAGTTGAACATATTCTAAGAACGGAATCGTTGGCGAAGTAGGAACCAAGCCAACTAAAATATTCTCTTTATTGTCCCAGAGAGCTAGAAGATTTCTATAGGCTGCTAATATCTTATTTAAATCTATTCCCTCAATGCAATCCATCACGCCAGATGATATCCCAAGAGACTCTAGACGATCTCTATGTTCGATGATAGCTCTCATCAAGAGTTCTTGCCATGGAAACTTAACGAAAAAGAAGTTAAGGATACTATGAAGATCCCCTCCGTCAATAATCTCAAGTAGATCATCATAACAATTATACTTAGAAACTAGTGCGGGAACCAATGCAACCTTATATGCATATGACTTATCGAAGTCTTTCTTCCCTATTTTATTAGAATCTGGTGCTCCATCTAGATCAAAAGGGTCTGCTTTTTTTTCTTTTTTCTTTCCTGATGGGTGGATGTTTAATAATGGGTAGTGATATTTACTTAGAAAAGTATCCCAACCAAGTTTATCTTCTTTTAGAAAAGACTGGTTAATCATAAACAGATTATGTATAGATTTTAGTGGCACAAGCGGGAAGTGATAACTATAATTGCTTATAAAACTAATCTGTTCCTCACTCTTAAGAACATAAGATAGGTTATCTCTAAGCTTTGGAAAGATCTCTCCCTCATTAACAACCAATATATCGTTCTTAGAGTCTTCACTCTTGAGTGCAATATCAGTAACAAGTATTACTTTTTTTTCTTTTTTAGAATCTGGAACTTTAATCTGATATTTTGGGTTTGTTGCATCAAAAGGTATTGTTATAGATTGTTTTTCTGGTTTCTTGGAGCTAATTTTTGAACCAGAAATAGGCTCTGCTAGAATACCTGTCAAGTTTCTATTCTTATCGTAATAAAATTCAATAGCTTCTTCATGCAATTTGTTATTGAAGTTTAGGAATTTTAGATTTCTTTTCTTTTCCTTAACATAGATCTCAAAGATTCTTGTATATAAACTTACCAGGGCATCTCCCCAATTTGGGATACTTAATGGGTATTCTTCGCTCTCTATTATAGCAACGGCTTCTTCTTTATCTGCCATTCCATAGTTGTTTAGTTCTTCTGCTAAGTCTTCTTTCTCTTTTAGGAACAAGTCTACAGTCTTAAACTCGTTAGAAACCTCACTCTTTAGTTTTTCTGAGAGTCTTAGGGTTTTTTCACTAATTGTCTTAATTGAGTCTACGCCTAGTTCCCCTTTAAAGGAAGTTTTATACATAGAAACCTTGGAACTCGTAATTAATTTAATAAGCTCTTCTTCCTCAATCGATTGACTGCTATCATCTTGCTTAGATAATAAAACATCAACAAAGTTATATGAGACACAGATTTTAGTTATATCTGTGCCTTCTCTAAGTGATGTTCTGTAAAAGACTTCTGGTTTAATGTCTTTAGTATCTCTAAAAACAAAACCTCTTACAAGGTCACTAGCCCAATCTGTGTATATTTTTATATTCTCTTTTATATCGTCAACAGATTTTGCTTGTTTGAATACAACAAGAATTTTTGGTTGCTCTTCTTTTTTTTCGATAAAGATTCTTGATTCACCCAAAGCCATTTCAGTCTTTTCCCAACTGATAGCAGACAAGTCAGAAGCCTTTCCTTCTGATAGGTAGTCACCTAGGTTCGTCCCGGTTAAGTAAGTCTCTCTAAACCACTTATATAGAGAGTGTGAAACTATTGAATTATAGGTTCTTTTATCTATTATACCTAAATTATCATCTGTTATTTTATAAAATTTAGACAATGCTTGCGAGAAAGGAGTCTCGTATTCTCCAAGTTGAATCTTTCTTATTGTAGTCTCTAACGCTGGCGTCATTACTACGTCTTTATCACTACCGCTTTTGTATTCAATATTTGTAAATAACTCTACATGCTTAAAGTTCCAAATACTATTAAGGCAGTTTGTAACTAAGGTAAGAGCTTCGAGTTTATCTCTCTCTTTTAAAGGATCACTTATAAGAATTAAGCCATCTTTGCCACTTTTATATGGTTCATCTTTGAAGAAGGCACTTTTATTAGTGATTTCTCTTATTTCTTCAAATGTTACTGTTGGTATAGTTGGTTTAGGCATATTAGTTAATCTTCACATTTTTGCTGAGGATATTCTTCGGTGAGTATGGCTTCAGATATTTTTGGGGAACAAACATATTATTTGCAACGTTACCAATGATGTTTGCAACTGATGTTGCATCATTAACAGCTCCAGCAATTGTTGCTGTCATTAGCTCTATGCTAGGTGTTGTTGGCCCGATAAGTGGAGCGATATGAGTGTGTGCTGCCAAGGTTGTCTTAAATGTTAAGCTTTCGCTGTGTAATTTTTGGACAGTAGCAGTAAGTTCACTTACTCTTTCAATAATATCTTCAAGAACGGACACTAAGCTATCCCCCATAGGTAGAGATTGAACCTCTCCTGCTCCCTCGGTGAAGAGATGGATTTCAGCCCTAGAATCGACCCGTGCGCCCCTGGAATTATACCTGCGACCGCCTGCTTTAATCTGGACGAACTCTGTGCCCTTGAGATTAAGGACATCGGCAGATGCTTCTATAGCTGATCTAGCATTAAAATCTCCAAGTAAAGTTGGTGTTTTTATATCTGTCATGCTCGATACATCAAGTCTAGCTGAGAATTGGAGAGATTCCTTATCTCGGAGGTCTACATCGCCTTCAGATGCCTCACTTACTGCAAAAAGAGTCGTTACAGGAGCCGGACTACCTTTCTTATCTCTGTAAAACTTGTCATTTCCTAACAAAAGCCCTGCTGGGTTGTCTACATGTTCGTATAGTATTTGGTTTTCTAGCCTGATTAACTTTGGACTTTCATAAGTAGAAATACTACCTTCAAGACCAGAGCCTTTATAGTTTGAAGAAGCTTCAAGTTCATCTCTGATATTGTCAACAGCGTCTTGAAAGCCTAGATTTAATCTTCTAGGTGATAATTTAATCATTTCTTAGGCTCCGGTTTCGGGTCATTCTCAGTTTTAACATTTCCTAGAACCACAAAAACAGATGTGATAGGCTCACCAGTCTTATTTACTGCCATGAGATCCGAGATTGAGATACCAGAAGTTGCAAGTTGCTTTGGATTCTTTTTAGTTTTAGCTAAAGATGCTTGATATTTCATTGTATTTGGATAGACATCAGAAATAGTTACAGAACTTCCGCCTTGTAAATCAACAAGAACAAGGCTTCCAACATCAATTGCTTTCTTTCCAAAGTATTCGATCGCTAAACAGAAGTGTTTGTCGATTTCTACTGATTCATAATTACCAATTTCTTTAGTTGAGTGATCAAAAACATGAACATACACTGTTCTAGTAGAGATTTTTCTCTTCTTGTTTGATTGTTTTCGTATTTGCTCAACCGCGATCGATATGAAAGGATCTACAGCGCCATCGGAATTAGGACTAGATATGTCAACTACTACACCAACTTTCTTGGTAATTCCGAGATCTTTGTCTTTTACAAAGCTTTCTTTAATAAGAAATTCTGTAATATCTGCATATGCACCGTCATGCCCAGATATTAAACCAAATAATTTATTTTTCTTCTTAAATGACAAATGTTAATCCTCACTCTTAGCCTCTTCTTTATCTTTCTCCTCTTTCTTTATTTCATCATAAATACTGCGCATATCTTCTTTTGATAAAGAAAGATCTTCGGGATCAATCTTTTTTGATAAAGAGGTTGTTAACTTAACTAGTTGTTCATTAGATTTCTGCATAACATCTAGATATTTTCCGAGAGTCTGGCCTACATCTTCAGAACGAACTGATTTTTTATCTACCTTCTCTCTAATTTCCTCAATCAACTCTCTTCCGAGATTTCGATCTTCTCTGATATTATCGATTACTTCTTCTACTAGTTTTGCCATGTTACTCATACTGCTGACCGTTCCCACCCTTTTTTAAAGACTTTATAGCTTTTTCGCAACTTTGTCAACTCGGCAACTATCTCTTTTGTAGTAAGCCCAGTTAACTCTCTCAGGTATAGATAAATAGCTTTCTTACTAAAAAATTCTATTTCATTTATATTTGCAAAGAGGTGTTCGATAGCATGAATAACTTTTAATTCATTAACTCCAAGATTTGGCATTTCTTTCCAGTTAACAATTTGTTTACCTAAGCCGTCAATGAACTCTTGCTGTTCTCTTGTTTTATGATAGGGATTATGGACTATGAGTTGGCTATGATAAGCTTCTCTGATTTTATCATCAGAGTCTTGCTCTATAATCATTCGTTTCTTATTTTTCTTAGTCTGTTGGATAAACCAATTTTTTACGATGACTGAGAAATATGCAAAGGCTTTGGAGCCTCTATCTTTATCATACTTGCACAACACATTTACAACTTGCAAGAGGCAGTCGTGTTTTAATACATCAATATTCGGGAGGGAATTAAACTTAAAAGTATAGACAATCTTATCAATCATCTCTGTAAAGGCGGGCTCTAAGAGTGAAATATAGAGCCGCTCCTTTTCGTCTTTATCTTCAGACTTCACATAGTCCAGAATTGCTTGTTCATGCACCATTGTAAAATACATGTTCTTTTTGGTCTTAGTCTTCTTCGGTGTCGTTGCCGCCATTGGGTCTCTCCTCGTTTTCCTCTATTACTATTGAACCAGCGAAAAGATTGATTTCTTCGACCACCTCTTTAGCATGGGCAACTATTCCTCGAATAGTTGGATCTCCTCGATATAATTCTTTCTTATACATGGAACTAATGTGTTCTGCGAATTCATGCATCACGTCTCTCATCTTAAGAATAGCATTACCCATATTTCGATAAGATTTAAGCAACTGCTTAAGATACCAAAATGCTGCGATGTTTATTGCAAGTGAAAGTATGAGAAACACTGTTGTCAAAACTAACATTACTATTAAAAATGTCATTATAACTCTCTCCTTTTAAAATTGTCTTTTTGTGCTTTGAGCTCTTCGGTTGACTTATCAATCAGGTTGACAACATCGACTCTCTTACTTTTTACATATGTCATCGTAGGTGGAAGTTTTGTAAAAAAAAGAGAGGTGCAGGATGGGCAGCCCTTAGGAGACTTTCCCATCCTGCACCTCTCTTCCCACGTATGGGAGCACTCTTCACATTCGTAAGAATACTTAGGCATCCTGTACTTCGTCTCCATTCTCATCGACCTTGAGCCAGTCAAACTTGACTAGAGGCGGGTTCTTAATCCAGAGACCCTCTTCTGTATCGACAAAGCTAAAGCCTTGTAGGACGGGGGTAATGTCCGATTGCTCAAGTAGGGACTTTTGTAGTGCCATCATCAAGGCACCTAGTGCTTGAGTCGATAGCTTCATTTCCTTAAATTCCATTTTAGTATCCATTTTAATCTCCTTTTTCTATTCTATGGCTATCTGTATCGAAATGCTGGGTTGAAAACTCAAACACTTCGGAATCTTCGTGAGCTTCTATCCGGTGTCGCATTCCAATTGGTACGTGAAAGTTATCTCCTTTGCGAAGGAGAAGATTTTCTGACTTGGTAAGATCATCTCCGCTAGAAAAATGAACAGTTACTTTCCCAGATTGGATATAAAAAACTTCGTCTTTTAATTTGTGAAAGTGCCACGAACACTTCTTTCCTTTTGCGAAGAATAAAAGCTTACCACAATATTCTTCTTTATTTACAATCCACTTTTCAAAACCCCAACCTTTCGAGACAAATTTTATTTCGGTTTTCATTTTTTGTCCTTATTGTTTATTCTTCTATAAATTCTTTAACTTCTACATATCTGTAAATCAAGTTTTCAGATATCTTATGCATTTCTTCATCAGAGAATTCACTTTCTTTGTTAGCTATTCTATTAAGAATCATCAACCGCATTCTTTTTCTCTCACTATCGAGTATATTCACAATGAAAAATTTATCTCGTGGGAGATCTTTCATCCTTGACTCACCAGTTACCTTTACAGGTATTGACTTTACGTCTTTATTTTTATTTCCATAAAAAATCATAGTAGTTGGCTTACTAGTATGTATTATATTATGACTCAAAAGTTTTTGATTGGTAAGGTAAGTTTTCAATGTTTTATAATAAATTGAATTTTTATAAGTTTCTAACTCTGTTGATTTAATTAATTTATACATTCATCACCTCTAGCCAGGTATTTACTACTTCAGCAATCTTAGCTATTCTCTCCTCTGTCTCATTTTCCCCGAGAGGAAGATACAATATATTCTCAGAATATTTAAGTGAGTTTGGCAATCCATTTTTATAAAACGGTGCGGAACTTGAAACAGGTT